CGATCAAATCACATCAGAAGAAACTGGAATTTGCCGATGTTTCTTGAACCAATGGAAAATGATCGCCCTGATATGAGTCCGCATGCCATTACAACCGTGCTGGCGATTCTGTTGTGCCTCGCAATCGTGATGTTCATTTTGACGCGAGAGGAACCGGCAAAGGTCAGCGAACAAGCGGAGCCTTCCGTATCAAAATCGGATGACGACGAATGGCAGATTGTTCCGAGTCGATTTGAGAAGTCTACCGAGAAAACAATGCAGTCACCCTGAACGCCAAGGAACGGCGATAGTCCGGGACGAGGACGAAGATGCCTCCCGCGCCAGTCCCGGCTATCTCTCTCGATTCTCGACACAAGAATCTGTTGTTGCTTTTCGCTACGAAGTCCATTATCTATATCGGGCCGGACAAAACCGCTCGAAATGGACTTTGAGAAGGCAACAACATGCAGATTCCGCCGAATGACTCGGTGTTTTGGATTTTTGCCAGACAGTTCGTGCTGGGCGGATTTCTCGTCGGATTCGCGGCATTCGCGTACAAGAATCATATGTCGACCAGCGACGTGTTGATGATCCTCACGTCAATGGGGGGCGTCTTCGGCGTTGATCTGTTCAAGCATAACGCCGCTCCTCCTGTCGACACAAAACAGCCAGACAAGGAATGACGAAAATGCTCGCCATCCTTGCTCAAGCCATTCAGTCGACGTCACAAGAGAAGATGCCTGAGAACGCAGGCCAGACGGTGATTTATATCGCCATGACCTGTATCGGGTGTTTGATCGCCATGATCTGGTTTCTTCTGCGTCGGGATACTTCCACAAAGATCGTCACGATTTTTGCTGAGTCTTTAAGGGAAACCCAAAAGACTTTCAAGGAAGAGGCCGATGCCGCACGTATTGCCCATGCGATCACAATTGACAAGATATTGGCTGAAAATCGAGCGGTACATCAGGAACAAGGTCGGCTTCTGGAAAAGACGGTTAGTGAGCACGGTCGACTCTTGGAAAAGAGCGTTGATCGAATCACAAGTTCGCTGGATGACATCAAGGCTGCTCCACATCATCAAGTGCGAAAAAGGCCAACTAGCGATGGATGACCGTCAATTCCGAGAACTGATGAGCGAATTCATCTCCAATCAGTGGAGGATGTTTTGGTGTTATGTGAGCGTGGCGGCAGTTGGGGTCGTGATTCTATCCATTGTCTTCTATGCGACCACACGGAGCGATTTGCAGACAATCATGCGGGCATTGGATTCAGCCAATCGGCAAACTGCGGCGAGTAATTCCGTGCAAATACTGGCACCTCGCACTCGCGAGGACACGATTTATGACGTTCTTAAATCTCAAGGAAATGTGAAATGACCTGTGATGAAATCAATTCGGCGATTGCGGCACTGAACGCGGCCAATACTGTTCTCGACGCTCAGATTCTTGTTGACAACGCAGCATTAACGACAGCGATGGCAGGCTATGCTGCGGCAACGGCAGACTATGGGAATGCCGTGAACGCACTGAATGCCGATGTCAATCAGAAGGGCACAAATAACGGAATGATTGCGGAATATCAGTCGATGCTGGCAATGCAAGGTTGTTGACTTTCGGATTGTTTGACGGATGGAATTGTTTTAGACTCGCGATTCTGAATGAATCAGCGAGTTTTTTCGTTATGACTCTCAGTCACGAGGCCAGACTGACGGACAGGGCGGCGGGAGTCAGTTGAAGTGAAAGTTGTGAAAGTTGTGAAGGTGCCGAGATGACGACCAAATACGTGAGAACTGCGGGAGGGCTGAACAACGCGGCGGCGACGTATTGCCTCACGTCTGGTGGTACTGAGACGACAACCGTACCAACAGCAAGCGACGATTTGATCCTTGATGCGAATAGCGGAGCGTTCACGGTTCAGACGACATTGAGCGTCCGAAGCCTCGACGCGAACGCTTATACGAATTCGCTGACGTTGAATGCCGGTCTCGCCATCGGTACATCGACGAATCAGGCGAGCAACATTGCATTAAGGCTTGGTGCGTCGCTGACGGTTGTTGGTCCGGTGTCTTCCGTTATCGACTTCGTCTCAACCAGCGGGACACAAAACACAATCACCACAAACGGAAATCAGCTGCGCGCGATTCAGTTCAATGGGTCGGGTGGTTCCTGGCAGCTCCAAGATAATGTAACGATCCAAGGAGTCTTTTTGTTTCAGGCAGGAACGTTGTCGACGAATTCGAAGTCAATTACGATGGCTCAATTCGCAAGTTTCGGCGGCGGGGGTCAGACATATTTCAGCCTAATCATGAACGCCGGCGGGACCTATACAATCACTGGGGCGAACACATTCGGAACACTCAATCGCACGGGGACGACGAATCCGACAGATGGCCTGAACATCCTCGCGAATCAGACGATCACAAGCGGCCTGACGCTGGCCGGGAACTCAGTGACGAACCGACTGCTCGTAGCGAGCAACACGCCGGGGAACGCGTTCACGATCACATCGGCGGCAAACACGATCAGTTATTGCGACTTCCGCGACATCACCGGGGCCGGGGCGGGATCATGGGACCTGCACTCGATTACCGGACTATCGGGTGACTGCGGAGGAAACTCGGGGATCACGTTCACGGCGGCGACAACGCAAACCTGGACAGGTTTGACGACGGGTGGCAATTGGTCGGACGCGTCGAAATGGACGAGCCGCGTTCCGTTGCCACAAGACCCGTGCATCCTGGGCGTGGCGTTTGTCGGTCAGCAGACGATTGTCTCTGACATGCCGCGGTCTGGTGCGTCGATTGACTGGACGGGAATGACATTCACTGTTGGGCAACCGATCTGGTCAAAGTCGAATGCATTCACGGTCTATGGGAACGTCATCATGGCCAGCAATATGTTCAACACGGGGGCAGGAGCGATGACTGTGGAATGGCGGTCGACGGCTCGCATTGCTCCTCTGGGCGTGGCGCTGTCGAACCCGATCACGTTCACGTTCCCGCTTCAGGTGCTGAGTAATACCGCGATTGGATTGGCGCGAACTCAAGTCGGGAGTATCGCATGAGTTATCCACAATCGACGGCATATACCGTGTTGATGAAGCTGTTCCTCGCGGGCACGAACACGCCAGCGACGGGAAAAACGGCAGCGGTTACGTTGAGCAAGGCCGGTGCGGCGTTTGGAAATCCGTCTGCCGGTGCGTCGAATGCGACGGAAGTTGCCAACGGGGTTTATTCCTACGCATTGAGCGTGACTGACACGGGGACCATCGGCGATTTGTGGATTCAATTCACGGCGACCGGGTGTGATGTCGGGGACCGATGTTTGCCAATCGTCAACGCGAACAATGGCGGGCTGGTGGCATTGCCAAACGCGGCCAGCGGATCGGCTGGCGGCGTGCTTGTTCAGGGCACTGGCACGACCGGAGTGGCAGTTACGGCCGGTAAGATCAATGGGGTGTCTCTCGTTGATACACTCACGACATACACAGGCAACACTCCGCAAACAGGTGATTCATTCGGTTTGATTGGGACCGCGGGCGTCGGCCTAACAAATCTCGGCGACACGAGGATTGCCCATCTCAATGCAGACGTCTCGTCTCGAATGGCCACCTATACACAACCGACCGGATTCCTCTCGGCGACATTCCCAACTGGTACGATCGCCAACACCACAAATATCACGTCTGCGAGCGGAATCACAGTATCGACTAACAGCGACAAAACTGGGTATTCACTCACGCAGTCATTCCCGGCAAACTTCAGTAGCTTGGCAATCGATAGTTCGGGCCGGACAAACGCGTTCCTGATTGGAATCCTGACGAGCGTCTTCACGGAAGGCGTGACGGGCCAGATCGCAGCGGCGTTCAAGCAGTTCTTCAACATTGCCTCGCCAACGTCGACAATGAACACAATTACCACAGTGACGACGACGACAACGGCGACGACGGCGACAAATCTTACAAACCTTCCCGCAGTTCCCACGGATTGGCTAACGGCAGCGGGAGTGAAAGCTGACGCGGTAACGAAGATTCAATCCGGTTTATCCACCTACGCGGGCGCAGATACAGCGGGAACGACAACGCTTCTGACACGATTAACGGCGGCGATTTTGTTCGACGGCAACGGGTTCGTGAAATCCGACGTGGAAGACTGGAAGGCAGCAACAGCGCCCGCGATGACAGGCGATTCGTTCGCATTGATCGGGACTGCTGGCGTGGGCTTGACCAATCTTGGAGATACGAGAATCGCCCATCTGAACGCGGATATCACCAGCCGCATGGCCACCTATACGCAACCGACTGGATTCTTGGCAGCGACATTCCCCAGTGGAACGATCGCGAACACAACAAACGTGACGGCAGGGACGATCACAACCGTGTCCGGCAATGTCAGTGGAAACGTAGTTGGATCGGTCGGCAGCGTCGTCAGTCCCGTTCAGGTGTCAAACATTGGCGAAAGTTCATCGGCATTAAATGGGATTGCGGCAGCATTCACGCAAACGACCGGCAGCGTGACAAGCGGCACATACGCGAATACGGCGACTCTCGACGGCGTGTCGCACGTGACGGCGGATTCAGCGGGAACGCTCGATGAATATTACGACTTCTCGATCGGCACAACGGGACAGATCGGCACATCATTTCAGTTCGAAGGCTATTTGGTTGGTATCGCCAATACTCTGAAAGTGTTTGCGTACAACTGGGGAGCAACGGCATGGGATCAGATCGGCAACATTGCCGGAGTGACGACGGTTACGGATCAACTATTTGAGTTTGACGTGGTGAACTCGCACACATCAGGGACGGGCGTTGTGCGGATTCGATTTCAGAGCACGGGGCTGACAACTGCGGCGTTGAACGCTGATCGTCTGCTGCTTGGATACACTGTTGTGCAATCGTTCCCAAGCAACTTTGCGAGCTTGGGTATTACGGCAGCGGGCAAGATCAGCGAAGTCGTGCTAGTTGATACACTGACGACATACACGTCGAACACTCCACAAGGCGGTGATTCGTTTACCTTGATTGGAACCGCAGGGGTCGGACTAACGAACTTGGGTGATACGCGGATCGCTCATCTCAATGCCGACGTGTCGAGTCGGATGGCGACATACACTCAGCCAGCAGGATTCCTAGCGGCGACATTTCCAACGACAGTTGCGAGCCCTACAAATATCACGACTGCGAGCGGAATCAGTCTTGCTGCAAGTCAGCATGTCATTGTTGATTCTGGGACCATTACGACTCTCACGAATCTTCCAGCCATCACGACAGATTGGATTACATCTGCGGGCGTAAGTGCGGCGGCGGTAACGAAAATTCAGTCCGGTCTCTCGACATACGCTGGCGGTGCTGTGGCAAGTGTGGCGGGCAATGTTGGAGGGAATGTTGTTGGTTCGGTTGGCTCGATTTCAGGTGTGACGTTTCCGACACATTTCAGTTCGATCGCAATCAGTGTCTCCGGTATTGTTTCAGCCGATGCTGCCACATTCGACGGAGGTACATCGTGGGTTCATACTGGCGGGAAGCCGTGGGTACTGGACGGTAGTGGCAATGCCGTGGCCCCAGCATCGGCGACGACAGCAATTGCCAGTGTTCTTCCGGCAGCGGAATTCAACAAAGCTGGTGGATTGGCTTCAATGGTGGCGTTCGACGGAACTGCGGCATCGGGTGGCACTAATACAGTCGTGCTTTCGGCAGCGCTAGGAGCAGACAATCTTGTTGCGAACAATCTGTTTAACATTATTGCCGGGCATGGAACAGGCATTTCCATGCCAATTGCTACTTACGTCGACAGCACTCAGACACTCAGCTTTCTCCAAGCATTCCCGATTACGCCGAACAATACCAGCCAATTTGTAATCACCTATGACGATACCCCCGGAACTGACGGGTCCGGTTCCGTGAGGATTCAAAATGGTGTACTGACGGGCCAAATCATCACAAGCGGCGGTCTCGCAAATGTCAATGTGACTGAGGTAAATGGCACAAATCAAACGGCGGGTGACATCTGCGGAAAGCTCGGTACTCCTGCCGGTGCCTCAATTGCTGCTGACATTGCCGAAATTGAAGCTGAGACTGACGGTATCGCGACAGTTCAAACCGGAGTGACGTCATTGCTTGTTGATGTTGGCCTGATTCCGACGGCACCACTCCTCGCATCGTCCTACACTGCTCCGAACAATGCGGGAATTGCAACGATCATTGCGGACATGAATAGCCTGACATCGACCGGGTCCAACAGCTTGGCAACCGTGCAAAGTCACGGTGACGGAACATGGTCGACCGCAACGGGATTTGCGACTCCGACGAACATTACAGCCGGGACAATCACGACCGTTACTGGTGTTACCGGATTGACGACATCGACAATTGCAGCCGCCGTGTGGGCATATATCCTCACTGGCTCAACGTCCGCTGGAGTGATGCTGCTGTCGGTGGGTGGCTGGATTTCGACCGCCGCAGTGAATATCCGAAACGCGGTCGGAATGGGGTCGGCGAACTTAGACACGCAACTAGCCGCCGTTCCAACAGCCGTTCAGAACCGACAGGAAATGGACAGCAATTCTACACAACTGGGAACGATCATTACTGATCTCGGAACCATCGAAACTCACGCCGCGAGCGCGGACACGAACGCCACGGCAGGGGCAGCATCCGCAGCAACAGCGGTCACTCAGACGACGGCAGCGGCAATCGGGAATGCGGTGCTCGATCAAGCGAACGCAATTGAATCGGGAATCACGCTGAGAGGTGCAACGAAAGTTGTCTTCGCTTCGCAAGCGGGTAAGACAAACGGGGCCGCAACTCCGCCCTTCAACATCCGCGACTATCACGATACGAAGAACGTAATTTCAGCGGTGGACGATTCAGACGGAAACAGAACTTCAACGACTGTGGACGTGTCGTAATGTGGCCAGCAAGGTATTGGAATCCGCGATATTGGGCGGCTCGATACTGGGCGAAGATCGGGGAAAATCCACCGATTGGCATGGGTCCGTTTTGCATTTGTGAGATGGAAGTTCGAGCAGGTTCCGCGATTTGCCAAATAGCATCAGGCAAAACGAATATCCAGATTGCAGCAGGATCGGTAACATCACAAGTATTTGCCGGTTCAGCAGTTGTCCAAATAGCATCAGGCAAAACGAATATCCAGATTGCAGCAGGATCGGTAACATCACAAGTATTTGCCGGTTCTGCGATCTGTCAGGTTGTCGCCGGTTCAGCGGTTGTCCAAATAGAATGCGAGTGCTGAATGCCCGCCTTTTTCACTGAAAATGTCGGCACCGATATTGATGTGCTGATGAACGTGACGCTCCTCAACGGATTGCCGCTGACACAAGCGACAACCGGAAGTGTTATTAGATCATTGACGTTACCGGACGGCACGACATCGACGACGACGCTCGTGACCGCAAGCGTGGTTTTTAATGCCCCTCAGAACGATAGCGGATGGTCAACGCCGCCAGGATACAACTTCAAGGACACTTTTCGATTGACTCAGGTGGGAAGTTATTTCGCGTCCTATACGTTCCTTGACACGTCTGGAAAACAAGTCATTGACTATGCGTATGGGACTTCGAATCCACTTCCAACGGTTGGTTGCTGACGGTGATTTTGAAGAATCCTCAAAGGCGATTGCTAAACCGAAAATGAACGATTACGATTCGCGGCGTGATCGACCCTCTTGTGTCTCAATGGATTGGGGGTGATTCGTGACAGTTGGAAACGAGTTCACGCAGTGGGCTCAACAGTGGTTTCAATGGATCAAGATTAAGTTTGGCGTTGTTGATGCCGAAGAATTGGACCATGAAACTCGGATCAAAACCTTGGAACGAAAGTTTTCTGACATGAGTATCGCCTTTGATGCCTTGAAAACAGCTTGGGAAGCCTATCAAACCGACGTGTCGGCGAAAGTCGCGACCCTGTCAGCAGCCGTCAAAAGCCTGACCGATCAAGTTGCCGCAGATTCGACCGATGCCGCATCCATTGCGACTCTGACAGCCGAAGTGACCGCCGCTCAAACCGCATTGGATACTGCCGCCAATCCTCCCGCTCCCATCGTTCCAGCCACTCCCTGAATCCCGCCGAAGTCCCGCCAATCAACGTCGTCAATTCTTGTGATTGGCGGCGTTTCTTTTTTGCACGGAAGCAAACCATGAGCAAAACGAGTGAGAACGAACTACGAGCGGAAAACGAGCACCTGAAAGAGCGAGTGCTGAACCTCGAACGCCAATTGATCTTTCTGCGGAACAAAATGGAAATTGAAGTCTCGGCGAATAAATCCGGTCCAAAGTGGTGGTTGTCGGAACCGAACGTCAATCAAGGAATCGCTGATGAATGCTGATGAACGGAGTCGATATTCAGCAGATATTGGTGACTGGAAAAAGCTCGATATGGATGAATTTGCCGATCCAGTTCTCGGCCAAATCTACTGGCGAACGGTCGGAAACAACATCAAAGTCAGATTGGTTTATGCGGGTACTGAAGGCGATGCCGTCATCGTTGGAGCCGCGACGATGGATATTGAGCAGAAGCGGACATCATTTCGCACAAAAGTGAAAGAACTGGTGATCCAATTCAAGCGTGCTGGCGTTTACGGAATCATCCCCGCAGAATCGCGATACACGGCGTTGACGCTCACGAATCAGCAGCAGTTGAAGCATGAATCGAAAATGCGTGAGAGAGCGAAACGAGACGCAGCAGATCGAGCACGCCGCGAACAGATTGCAGCCGAAGAGAAAATGAAAGTTGACCAAGAGGAATCTGAACGACGGCAACGCAAATTAAAACGGCTGGCATCAATTGCGGAGAAACAGGAATCGAAGTCAATTGGCGGTCCGAAATGGCATGAGAAGCTCTGGGAAACAGGTCCGAAACTGGCGAAAAGTATGATGGGGGAATGACAGTGGACGGCAATGGCAGTATGGGACAACTCAGGGCGATCATCGCTCTGACGGTGCTCAAGACGCTTCACGGAAATCCGTCAGATGTGGCGATAGCCGCCGAAATGGCGAATATCATCGCCGAAGAACAGGATGAAACCACACGTGAGTCGGCATTCGGAACTCTCGTTGAGGCGTTGTGTCCGGACCCTGGTTCATTCAATCGATTCATGGCACGATGCGAGTTCGCGATTGGAAACGTGATGACTGAGGAAGAACTTCGAAAGTTTTGCGAGGAATCATGAGAGCAATTCGACGGCATCATCAAGAGAGATTGTCGGGAAAGCGTCTCAAGAGATGGCTGCAAACTCATAGAATTGGTGACGATCCGCGAGAAATCGGCAAGTTGGCTCATTCGAACGTGCGGCCGTGGCACAAATGCGACTGCGGACACTGCTTGAGCGTTGAGCGGGTAAAATTCCGTGAACTCATCAGCCTTGAACAGATGAAAGACTTCGAATGAATCTCACTCAATGGCTTATCGCATGTGCGTTTGTATCGTGGGTCAGTTTTCGATTCGGTGCGATCTATGGATTGTCAATCGCAAATCGAATGGTGGAAGAGAACAACAAAAAGCAGTCAAAATACTGGGATGAAATCAACGTCGATTTCGACAAACTCACAGAAATGCGTCGAGAATGCGACCGAATCCGATTCGAGAATCAAACCCGTGCGAATGCAAACTGAACAAACCCGACTTGACGTAAACAACCAATCAGCGATATCGTCAGCATCCGAACACAGCAATGTATTCAACTCCAATCACAGCAATGTGAAAGGAATCAGTCTCAACTGAAAACTGAAAAGTGAAAGACAACACTCCAATGGCTAGCAGTGACGCAAGGAAAGCGAGACGAGCCGCAAAGTTCGGGCATCCCATTCCTGAAACGACAGAACTGAAAAGAACTGGACAAGCGGTCACTGAAGAAAAGCCAGCGGAATCAGGGAAGTCCCCTGAAATCATACCCGTCGCAGAGAAATCGCAGGGGGAAGGGGTCCGCAAACGTCTCTCAGACTCTGGTGTACGGATTGGATCAGAGCAGCGGATGTTGGCACGAGCGGTCAACTGGCAGCAAAAGAACCGCTTTCCGCTGGAACTGGCAGTTGTTGACGAAAAGCTCGTTGAGGCGACAGGAGATCAGCCGCAGATCTATGACGAGATTCTTGTTAATGCGGTGACTCTGATGCGATCTAACAACTTACGGGCAAAGTCAATTGGCGTTCGAGCCGGGGCACAATTGGCGAAGTTGGTTCAATCTGATGACCATGCCAAGTTGCGGGCGGAATTGCGTCCTACAGCATTGGCTCCGCAAGTCATCATTGACCAAAGCACGCATAACGACAATCGGCGGGTTGTTTTCACGATTCCGAATAATGGACGAGATCCGGCGATCCATGTCGCGTTGCCTGTATCAATGCCACAAGCCGCCGATAATCCGGACATCTTGAATGTCGTTTCTGAATAGGTCTATCAATGCCGCAAACCGCAGACGGCGTGTCCTATGTTACGTTCCAACCGGGTCCGCAAGAGCAAGCTCTTTCCAGTCCCGCAGACGTGGTTGTCATGGGAGGCGCGAACGGAGGGGGCAAGTCATATTGGCTTTTGCTAGAAGCTGCTCGCCATATTGATGTGCCGGGATATCGTGGTGTCATCTTCCGCCGCGAATCAACCGACATTACGGACCCTGGCGGATTATGGGACACGTCAATGGGTGTCTTTCCGCAGATTGGCGGATGGCCACGAACGAACAAACTCGATTGGGTTTTCGAACCAGATGCCCGCGTTTCGTTTCGGGGATTGCCACATTTCAAGGACGCAGTCTCGTGGGACGGGAAGGAACTGGCGTTCATTGGCTTCGACGAAGGCCAGTTATTCACGGAGATGCAGTTCTGGTATCTCTTCAGTCGACGACGTTCGACATGCGGTGTAAATCCATGTATCAGAATGAGTTGCAATCCTGTTCATGAAGACGATCCGACCGGAGGTTGGCTAAAAAAGCTGATTGGCTGGTGGTTGGATTGGGACACGGGATACCCGATTAAAGAGCGATCTGGCGTGATTCGATGGTTTTGCCGAATCAACAACGAAATCATTTGGGGTGATTCGTCGGAAGAACTGATCCAAAAGTACGGCGACCCGAATCTGGCAAAGGATCACGAGGACCAGCCAGTTCAACCGATGTCACTGACGTTTGTTCCGTCGAAACTGAAGGATAATCCGCTCCTAATGAAGGCAACTCCCCAGTATCGGGCGAGCCTCATGGCGTTGCCGGATCACTTGCGGAAGCAGAAGCTCGATGGCAACTGGAACGCGAAACTCGAAGCCGGAACATTCTTCAAGATCGGCGTGATGAGCCGTCCAAATATGATCGTCGGTGAATTGCCGAATGATCTAAGATATTGCCGTGCATGGGATTTGGCTCACACGGAAAACGCAGGTGACTGGACGGTGGGAGCGAAGATTGGCAAGGATTCGGCCGGGAATCTTTACATCGCCGATATCATTCGAGGCCAGTGGGAAGCGTTCAACCGCGATGAGCGGATGAAAATCGCCACATCTGACGACGGCTACGATTGTCGCGTCCGCATTCCTCAAGATCCATCGGCGGGAGTCTCAGAAGCGGCGAGAATCCAGAAGACGCTTGGCGGATATATCGTCAGGGCAGTTCCCCCGCGTGGAAAAAAGGAAGATCGGGCGGGAGGTTTCCAGAGTGCGTTCAATGCCGGGAACGTCAAAATGCTTCGAGCACCGTGGAACCGCGGACTTCTGCAACGGCTTGACTCGTTTCCCACAAAAGGAATACCTGACGACGAAATAGACGCATTGGCAGACGCTTACGACGAACTGTATCCAACAAACAAGCTCGTGATGGGTTTCGAAAGTCGTGGCGACAGCGACAAGGACGACGACGAAAAGCCAGTCGATCATCCCTTCAAACCGCTGATCGAACCGCCTGCTGAGTCGGAAGGACCGCCGAAACCAGCGGAACCGCAGAGTCGACGTCTGATAATGGGCTTTAGCTGAAATCGCGTTTCGTGCGTGAAAAGACGGTTGATTTCTGCGTAAACGGATGTTACACGTATGGTAAGTCCGCACCGTATGAAACTCAGTTTGGCGAAACGATGTCACTTCCGAAGCTCACTCATCTGCAATTTCAGACGCTGAAGGTTGTGTCGATCAGCGAAATCAGCGGAAGTAAACTTCGCGAATATCTCACAATCCTGAAGATCCGGCAGAAGTCGGCTGCGTTCTACCTGTTAATGCAACGGCTGAAACTGGCGAATCTGATTGCCGAGCGGAAGGAATGCCGGATATCTGGCAAAACCACGATCCGCGAGAGTTTCTATTCCATTACCAAACTTGGCCGATCTGAGGTACAGAAGTCGGTGGAGTTCTATTCGAAGGGCGAGAAGTGAGTCGCAAAAAGAAACTTCCGATCGAATTGGAGGTTCAGGACACGACATCCGTGACCTCTACAGACGGGCGAGGCGTCATCGGATGGATTGTGAAGCGAAACTGGAACAAACATTGGTCGTTTAATTTCAATCATAAGTTCGACTTTGATTTGTCTGCGGACGAACTGCGGTTACTGGCGGACGAAGATCGGCGAAAGCAGGCAGAAGCCGCATTGCTTGATCTGTGGCGAGCAATCGGGATGCATGAATGGCGATTCGTACTTCCGGGTGATGCGGAACGAAAGCCGGTTCAAAACGAAGTCTTGCAATGCCTCAGTCGGATTCTGATCGGCAAGGAAACGTGCGGGGAAGTCAAATGCTGACATACGTCACTCAGCAGCAGATCGACGATTGTGTCATTCAACCAAACTTCGTCGAGAACTATATCGGCAAGAAATTGTGTCAACGACTTGGAGAACAGACAATGGCATCTATGCAAAACGTGACGGTCAAGGTGAATCTCGAAAGCGACAGGCCGGCGGCAGATCCCAACGAACGCGACCCAAGCCGCGAACGAAAACTGGCAATCGAACGCATTATGAACCGCTGGCGTGCGATGACAATCAGCGTTGATGAAGCCGAAAGCGAATTGGCGACTCTATTCGGTCGCAAGATTGGAGAAATGGACATTGAGATTGGGCAACTGGAAATCAAGAACAAAGGATTGTCACCGTTCTGCGATGTCATGAAATTGAACGGGGCGGACATCAATCAATCGGTTCGCAAATTGACGCTCACGATCCAAGCGGGACACAAGCCGATTGTCGTCACAGAGCATTACTGTTTACCCAAGGAAGTCGCATGAATCTCACCCGTCGCTCATTCTTCGGTCTATTGGTGATTCTGTGCGGATGCAAGACGGCTCCGAAGAATCCGAAACGATATGCCGAAGTCGAAGCGGATGCGGGCCACGTGACGTATATTCACGGCATCGGCAAACGAATTACCCTCACGCGAAATAGTCCATCTTGGGGACGTTTGATTGTTGCGATGTCCCCCGTGGCCGCGGATCAGAAAGACGAAGTTCAACCGAAATGGATCGGGCATAATCGCTATCTTGTTCCGGTCGAGTGGATTGAGCGTGCGAACGACGGAATCAGAATTCCGTTCTACGAATTGTCGTCATCGCGGATGCCAGCCGAGAAAGAGCGATTGAGAAAACGCCGAATCTCTTGAACCAATCTCATGCCATATGCGTTACTCGGTTCTGAGGCGGAAACAAGACTCATCGAAAGGAACCAGCGAATGAGCGACACAGATTTGTTTGACATTGTGCGAGAACTGATGAAACGGGTCGATCACCTGCAAGAGGAATCAGACGACAGAAATCGCAGATCGCGTGAGGCCGTGACGGCAATTCATGCAAAATCACTCGCCATGTATCTGGAAGTCCGCAGTTGGCAGAGTGCGAAGGCATGGAACGGGAAACTTCCGCAAGCCGTGATTGACGAGTGGAAACGCGAATGGGAAGCGTTTGGCAAGCCAGAACCAACGGAAGAACAAAAGGAAGCCATTCGGGACGTGATTCGGAATAAAAGCCCGATGGAAGTCACGCCGCTGGACATTATCAATGCGGCGAAACAATCCGCTCCCATCTTCGAAGTCGGTGATCTGGTGGAATGCACATGCGACGTGATTCATAAATCGTTCGGCATTGCGGCAGGAGATCAACATCACGTTCAAAAGACTGGCGAGCGACAGGTGTTTGTCAACGATCACGGACCGTTCGATGCCTCTCGCTTCAAGCTCATCGAGAAGGCGAAGAAACCAGAGCCGAAGATTGCCGTTGGCGACAGCGTTCAATGCGATGAAGACTGCGTTGAACAAAATGACGGCGTAATCGTTGTCCATTGTGGGGACGTACGGACGGTCGAATTTGTCGATGGCGGTTTCGTTCAATTGAAACACACATCCGGGAAATGGTTGGCGAGTCATTTCACAAAAGTAGATAAACTCGAAAGTTTTGCGGGAAAGACGTCGGACGATTCCGATCTGATCACGGCGAAATGGCTGTTGCGAATCGGTTTCGTCCGTTGCGGTGAAAAGGAATTCCGGTCTCCCAATCCAGCAGGCGACAATGCTCTCCCCTTGCGAATCGAAAGTTTTTGGGAAGGGGAATGGACCATCAAAGGGTTTGAGCTGGATTATCTCCGAACCCGTCGTGACATTCGCCTATTCGCAGAACTGATGAGAATTGAGCTGAAGGAATCAAAATGACAGACCACGCCGACATTCCCATTCCAGCAGTGAGCGTCGTGAACGGAACGAAGGATTCAGTGGTGTTCATTAAAATCGACCCCAAATATGCCGAAGTCTCGTCTGATGAGATGCGAACCGTAAGCGAACGGATTAAGACTCAACTTGTCGGATCGTGCATGGAAGGTGCGAAAGTCATCGTCACTTGCGGAATTGACATCGAAATCGCAATGCCAGAAGAGTCTGCGAAACTCCACAACGAAGGATTGAACACATGAAACCCGGTCAGAAAATGGCGATGTATGGCCATCAAGCAGCGAGAACAGCAGCGACGGCGGATCGATTGAAACAGGAGCCGACAGTTGACCGGAAGCCGTCAGCGAAAACTTGCCTTGAATGTGGTAAGACTCATGGCGTTCCTCGCTCGTTTTGCAGTGCGGAATGTTGTGCGAAGTTCAAGGCGAAAAAGAAAGCAGCGAAATGACCGTAAAAGAACTTCGTGACTTCCTTGCCGACAAACCAGATGATTTAATCATCGTCATGTCATGCGACGCGGAAGGGAACGGGTATAGCCCGTTGCGGATTGCCGACTCCACAAATTACGTTCCGGACACGGCCTATTTTGGCGAGATTTATGACGATCCAATCGAAGCGGAAGGTCAAGGCGAAGTGTGTCCGTGCATCGGGTTGTGGCCGACAAACTGAGGAACCCGAATGAGCATCTACGAATTTGACTTGTACATATCAGACGTGAAAACACTGACTCCACAAGTTCTGATGCAGATCGCGGAAGAAACCGACTGTGGTCCGATTGTCGGAATGGTCAACGGCAGATGTATTGCGTCGTTCTGTCGCGAAGCCAAATCACGTCATGACGCTGTCGCACTCGCGATTCATCAAGTGGCCAAAGCGGGGTACATTTCGTTATCTTGAAGATGTGAAGCCGGAAAGGGACTAATGAGTGAACCGATTGACGGAACCGGACTGACGAAGATCACCTACGAATTCGACGCAGGGAAAAAGATCATATTCCATCACGACCATGGCGAGTTGTGGCACCATTCAGTTGAATGGATCGGAGAGGATTCACAGATCCATCGTGTCGGAATCGGTCAAGCTGCCGGTGATATTTTCTTCGGTGCCGTCTGGGCGACATATCAGATGTATTTCTCTCACGGCAGATTGCCCGTGTTCGACGATTGTGAAGACGATTCGGAATCATGATCTTGGCGAAGCTTGGATTGGATGATTGAAATGAGCCGCTACAAAGAATTGAAAAAGATCGAATGCATTGCGTTTGTTCGTCGGCAGATTCCAGACGCGACGGACCGGCAGATTATGGGGATTCTGTACATCGCAGATCGAGCCGCACTCGGAGGACATGGATGTCCAATCACGTTTGACGGCTATTTTGCCGACAATGATGGCGTGATTCTTTTCGACATTCAAAGTCTTCTGGTGAATTTGCAAGTCGACCCGTTCATTGAGCATCCCGAAGGATGGAACGCGTCGGAATACGAACAAGGATTGATGCAACTCGCCTGCAAATCGGCGATCAGAGATGCAAGTTTTGTCGAATCTCAATTGAAATCCTACGGCGAATTGGCGACTGTTCGAAATGTTCAAGTTTCTGACGGAATCATCAATTTGACGCAGATTTCATACGCTGAGAGCCTGAAAGAACTCGGGTTCTCTGAAAGTGAATCCGCTCACGTAGTTGAAGAATTGACGCATCACAAGATGGTCATTGAAATGCATTCGAGTGAGGGGCAACGCTGACTCCGATTCCATTGTCAAGCCGATTTCGCTATTTTCGTGTCACGACGGAACTTCCGCACACGAACATGGACGTTTGACACATGGGAATCTTCAATAGCTGGTTCAAAGGCTCGCAAGCCAAGCCGATCATGCCGCTTCCCGCGGAACTGCCCGCGATGAAGTCGCTGAACATGGCGTCGGCAATTCGGCCAGCCCTAGCCGGCGCTTTCCCAGGCGCGATGTGGATTTCTGACCACAGAACGGAAGCCGAGCAGAATACCGGCTGGAACCACATTGCCATCAACGCGATCTGCCAGCAATTGGCATCTGCGACCGTGACGGCATATGAAGACGGTTCGAATCAAGTTCGCAACCAATCCCGTCGCAAATCTCTGCGGAATCTCTACGGGACGATTTCAAACTACAAAGCCCAATACGGACAGGACGACGATGAAACACGACCGTTGGACAACGCTCACGCCTTGATGAAGCTGCTGCAAAAGCCGAATCCGTTTGAACCTGGTTCGATGTTTCGCTATCGGCAGGCACAACAGTTGAGACTTACTGGCACAAACTTAGTGTGGAATGTTCCAAGTCTTTTGAAGACTCCAGAGTCGCCGCAAGGCCTTCCATGTCAAAGGTATGTGGTTCCAATTGCGATGACGACAGCGATTCTGCCATCAGAGGAAATGCCGTACGGTGGATATCGCATTATCCCGAACACGTCACGTCAATTCCTACTCGACAAGGACGGGTATCAACCGGGATCACCGATCTGGTCATTTCTGATGGGCGTGATTATTGATGCACGGCACATTCAGAAGATTGGCTACCCTCACGGCTGGCGGTTAGATGACTTTTGGTCGCCAGTATCGGCAGGATCGAAATGGATTGACGGTGCGAACGCCGTTGATTCGTCGCGGTTCGCTCAGATGAAAAACGGTGCCGATCCATCCGTTCAAGTCGAACTTAGTCCTGGAATTAATCCGACTCAGGACGAAATGGATCGCGTCAGTGCGAAAGCGTCGAAAAAGTACGGTGGACCTGATAACGCGGGCTCGATTTGGTTCACGGAAAATGGGACTGTGATTCATCCACTTTCAACGTCTCCCAAGGACATGAACTACAAGGAAGGCTTCCAAGACTTCAAGGAAGCGATTCTAGCCTTGCACAGCACGCCTCCAACGGCTTGCGGAATCATTGACGTGGGCACAACGGCCGGCTGGCTGGCGTCGATGCGAGGCTGGTCACATGCGGCGATTAAACCGATGTGCAGACTCTTGGCAGATTCAGACACGCATCACCTCGCCCCACAATTCGGAGAGGGGATTACGGTCGAGATTGAACCGGAAGAAATCAACGATGAGGTGGAACGGAACGCACGTTGCCAAGTCGCGATTTCAGCGAAGTCGATTTCCAAGAACACGCTGAATGCAACTCTCGGATTCAAGCTCTTGGAAGGATCAGAAGGCGACAAGTTAGCCGGTCCAGACGCTCCACAACCGGGACAAGGCGGAAATCCGACTGCGAAACCCGAATCAGGCTCATTGACTGATTTGCCAAGCCCAAGCGATCCGGGCGACGCATACTCAGGGAATGCCCGTGGCGAAACTACAAAATCACTTCAGGCAGTTCGCGACGGCATGCGGGAGGCGGACGACGAATATATCGCGGAAGTCGTTGAGCGAGCCGTAGCGGCGAAACTGAAGTCGATGGGCGAACCATCTGCGGCACAAAGGGAAGCGGGAAACTACAAAAAGACACATATCACGATTCAAGGCTTGCGAATCAGCATCGAGAATCCAAAAGGGTCAATCCGCAGCGGAACGAGCCGACAGGGGCAATCATGGTCAATCGAAATGGCCAACGACTACGGATACATCAAGGGAACCGAATCGGGGGCGGATGGCGATCATATCGACGTGTTCATTGGCCCCAATCCCGAATCAGAACTGGTGTTTATTGTCGATCAGGTGAATCCAGACTCAGGTGACTTTGACGAGCACAAGGTGATTCTCGGAAGTGATTCGAAAGCCGAAGCCAAACAAATCTACTTCGCGAACTATTCGAAGGGATGGAAGGGATTTGGCGACATCACGCCGATGCACATTGACGACTTTAAGGAATGGCTGAAGGCGGAAGATTCTTCGAAGCCAGTTGGCGATATTGAACCGCGAAAATCTGGTGAAAGTCGATTCATCACGTTTGACGATTTGAAACAGTTCGGCAAATCTCTCGGCATGTCCACCAGCAATGGCAGTGACGGAGGATTCACGGTTCCAGAGGAGTCACAATCGGCAATCAAGGATCGGCAGGAAATCGCAGACGGTCAAGGTTACGGAAAGTGTCCAATGTGCGGTGCGGAAGCTGTCAGCCGAAATCGCGGTATGGGCACAAACCAAAACGACACTTGCCGAAATGGACACGTCTATTTATCGGACATGACGATTGTGAACCAACCGAAAGAATCGGCAGAAGTTCCAATTGTGGAACAAAGCGTCGAACCCGCAAAACCAGCGAAGAAATCCGTCAAACGTCGGAAGCCTGTTTTGAAGCATGACGTCTCAGGCGAAAACCGAGATCACGGCAAGTTTGCGGTCACAGCAGGAAGCGGAAAGAAACCGAACGAAAATCACTTGCGAATTGAAAGCGGACACGTCGTACCGGAGAATACTCACGTTGATGTCGCGGGAACCACATACCATCCGGGAGAATTCATTCATTCGCATCAAGTGTCGTCTCTGACTCCGGAAGAACGGTCGAAGAATACGGAATCACTCGGCGGGAAAAAGATGGAGAGAATCTATCGAAATGCCGATACGGGAGAAGGATTATCTTCAGAACATGAGGCAGAAGTTCGCGGATTAAAGATCCGACCAGACCTGAAAAACGTTACTCTGATGAAGAACGATCATGGGGAATTGAAGGGATATGGGACAGATTCGAAAGGTCGTCGCCAGCCAATTTATCCAGCAGCACACACGGAGCGAGCAAAGGCAGCGAAGTTCGAACGTCTCAAGGAATTCCAGTCATCTATCGGGAAGATTCGTGAGCGACTGGCCAGCGATTTGAACAGTCCCGACGAGAAGACGCGAGAAGGGGCGTTACTAGCTCGTCTGATTGAAAAGACGGGTATGCGAGTGGGCTCGGATAAAGACACAGGGGCTGAGAAGAAGGCAACGGGGGCGACGACATTGGAGCCGCAACATGTCAAGATCGACGGCAATAAAGTGACGATGGAATTCGTTGGTAAAAGCGGACATGACAATCATTGGGAATTGAATGATCCAGTGATTGCGAAGGCATTCAAGAATCGCATTGAACAAGGAAAATCGCGGTTGTTTTCCATAAATGACACGCAATTTAGGGATTACATGCATGATGTGGCTCCAGGATTCAAGGCAGCAAAGGATTTTCGCACGGCAGCGGCGGCGGAGCATGCAATATCTGCGGTCGATGGCATGAAAGAACCGACGACGGCAACTGAGTATCGAGAAGCGTTAGGAAAAGTCGCGGCACACGTTTCTGGCCAGATCAACAATACGCCAGATGTCGCGTTCAACTCATACATTCCTCCCGAGGTGTTTGGACAATGGCAAGCGAACCTGCTGAGCAAGGGGATCGACGTAACGGGGTTGAAGCCCTCGTATCCCAAGGCAACGTCTATGGTGGCACAGAGCGAATCGCCGCCGATGAAGGAAAAGATTGGTGGAAAGCAGAAGAAACCGAAGAATACAAACGCATGAGTCCCGATGAGCAGGACGAGGCCGATGAATCGGCAGATGCCGAGAGAAATCAGGATTCCGAGAGCGATACAAAATCTCATCCAACATTGAAGTCCGAACGTTGGATAACCATCGGTGGCGATAAAGATCCAGATGGCGACGGTGGAGGAACACACGTGAAAATCGACGACGACGGAAAGATTGTTGCGGGACCAGAAGGCTTGGCGGACAAGGGGATTCAGAAGTTGAGCGATTTCGGGAAGAATGAATCTGGCGAGTCGAAACCAGAAGAAAAACCAAAGCCAATTCCTCATGGGGAAGTTTCGTTTCGTGCGTCCGCCCCCGGTCACATGGGCGGAAAACAGCATATTGCCGAAATCACAGGTGCGGACGGACAATTTGGAATGGATCGCGATTTTGTCGACAAGAAAACCGGCAAGAAGCGAGATGAATCGGAACATACAACCAATCGACAAGGATTGTTCGAGGAGTCTGACATCACGTCGGCGGGAAAGAAAGTTCGCCATTTCGTGACACTTCATCATCCTGAAACGGGAGTTTTAACTAAGCATCCTGTTGACAAGGAAACCGCACAGGCAATCGCGAACCATATTGGCGGAGACAACATTGAAAACGTCGTGCATTTGCGTGATGGAAAAATCCACATGACTGACGCTCCATCACGTGATTATTGATTCTTCTCAAGAATCTTTTCCAAACTGACGAAGATATTATTGACAATTAAAGTTAATTGATTACAATATCTTCGTCATGACTGCTGTGCGAAGCAGTCGAACTCAAACTCTTGCGAAGGAATGAATCATGTCGAACGCAACCGACCACACGGCAATCAGTATCTCGATGGATGGCATATGGGCTGGAAGCGGCAAGTTGAGAGACGGCCAGATCGAAGATTGCGGGGCGCAATTCTGCGACGACAACGACGAATCGCTCGAAGTCTATGAGATGATCGAAGACGCCATTGAGAACGGCGAAGACGAAGTTCGCGTCACGCTCGATGGCGAAGATCATACGATTACTTGGACGATCGTTGAACCGAGCATCGTGTCCGAATAATCGCGAGGCTCCAAATGTCGAATCATTGTGCAGAATGCTGGTATGAGATCTCCGAAAACTACGGTCGATGTGAAAAGTGCCATCAGAATGCGAAAGCAGTGATTTCCGAGAGGATGTCTCATGCCAGCGAGATCGGCGAAAAGTCGGAAGATCTCGCGATTCGCTTCACCTGCGAAATGAACGTCTTTTTCACTCAGATTCCCGAGACGGATGTTATGGTCGCTCGATTGCGTCAAGGCAGTGAGTTGATTCGTCAGATGATTGCTCGGTCGAAACTGACAAAGCATCAGTCGCAATACGTTTCCGCGATCGACCGAGTTGCGAATCGGGTGGCTCCCATGAATGAAGGAACAAAATGAGCGAACACGCTTTCACCTGTCCAAAGTGTGGCAGTCATTATTTCGGAACCGAAACGGAGAAGCGTCTAGGTAAAGTCGTCATTCTCGACACCGTCAAATGCCACGGGAAAGACTTCAGCGGAAAGATGTGCGACTGGCGAGGAGTTCATGGTCGCATTCACAAGGGTCAGACGACTGTTCCGTTCGGCTTGCGAATCAGCGAGGAACTGTGCTCAAAGTTGCATGCGTCAACAACAGCCACGGAGCCAACAGCACAAGCTGTCGCGATTAAAATCCTGTCCGCCAGTATTGGCGTTGAATACATGCATCGAAGCGTTGGCAAACCTGCGAAATCAACTTGACGCTGACGATTGGCGGATCTGCCGTTATAGGCTTTGCCTACCAATTGCGTCCCCGTCCGAATCCGTGGGCAGGATTTTGAATTGGTGGGCAAGCGTCGTAAATCGTCCTATTCCGTGACTGGCGATTCGATAGGTTGTGGGCCGCTTGGCATAAATCTTGATTTAAATAGCGGCAACGTTAACGGAGGAAGCCCCATTTGAGACGTTGTCAAAAACATGAAATGCCGCACATAGGGCCAGAGCGTATTCATGGCGACTGCCGTAGCCAACTCGCCGTTCTCCGTGGTTGACTCATGGCTTGGAGACTGTCCAGCAGCGTGGATGTAAACCGCTTGGTATTCGCATTGCAACAACACTGCTGGCTCATCGTCTGAATCTTCATACGTAGTCGTAGCCTGACATGACACATTGATCTTGATCGTGTTTTCCTCAGGTGACAGGCCGATATTCGAGCCGACGTTAAGTTTTGTCTTTCCGGGAAACGCTCCTCCGCGAAGATTCAATTTGGAGGCTGAAGATGTCAACCTCACAATTTGCAATTCAAGATTGGCGAACGAGAACGGCACCGCTTGGACGGTGGCAAGTTTTTTCGATCGCGATTTCGACTTTCGTGCAGCTTTCTTCATGGTTGCATCGTAATAGGATTGAATTTCTTGAAACCGCAGGTGCTGGAAGTTGACGGGACATTGCTGGCATCCCAAGAGAGAGACCATGCGACATCGGACCCATCATTTCCTGTTGGAATGGGATCAAATGCTGGCTTGTCATACAACTCAACTCGCAGCCGTTTTCCAAGGGCGGCGGCTATCTTTTTGAGTACGCGCATGGAGTGACTGCCATAGTCGGCATCCTCGATTCTCGCGATTACGCTTTGATACGTGCCAGCCAGATCGGCCAATTGTTTTTGTGTTAACCGAGCCGCGTTTCTGGCGCGATAGATCTCTCTGGCGGTATGTGCATCTACGGCTGCATCTTCAACCATCGCTGCCAATTCTGGATTGTCAGCGAGTTTTTTCCGTATGACGGTGCCAAAGTCAGTTGTTTTCATCGTCTTCAACATTTCCGTTTACGAGTGTCCAGTCCGCGAGGTATGTAGATGGATCATGTTCGACCAATTTCATCCTCGCAACAGCTTTCGCGATGTCCTTCGGTGGAACTCTGTCTGTCTGCTTGATGATCCCGTGTGAAAGGCAAATGACATTCCGGCCTTGAAAAAAATACAAAACGCGGTAATGGATTTTTCGTTCTTTTGCTCGAACCTCGTAAATTCCTTGCTCAAGAGTACCGGACTGTGGACGCTCTGCTTCGTATCCGAGTTGTTCTACATATTGAATCGCGGCGAGCATTTTCGCATATGCCAACGGGACTTTGCGCTCAAGCACTTCGAGCCATATTTCTACGGGGATTTCACCGTTCTTTTCTCGAAATACTTTGAGCGTCGCTTTAGGCATTCTAGGTCCGCAATCGCATTTTTGCTATGTCCTTCTCGGATTTCAAGAAGACGCATAAAAATGATGGTGGTTTGTAACGATACAATCGTCAGGAGTGGAATACCACGATTGACGTGGCATTCGCGATACAAAAAAACACGGGAATCGCCACCAAAAGACCGTTCCCGTGTCCTCTGAATTGCAGTCGTACATTGGCTTTAAGACAACGTGAGCAGATTCGGCTCGATCCCCAGTTCGTACATGGCGGAAATTAGGCAGCAGATGTTATGACACAGCATTTTGCAGAGAACCTCATTCTTCATCGCCACAGGCGATTTCGATCGAACCGCATCCCCGAACTTCCGCTTAATCATCGAGAACGCCGATTCGACGTTGGATCGCTTGTGGTAGGACGAAAGGAACTCTTCCGTGTACAGGCTGAAAAAGTGAAACGCCTTTTGAAACATGCCACCGATGCTCCCCGTACCTGCTCATCAGCAAGCCGCGAGTTGCGAAGCCGGTTGCAGTTGCCGAGAATTGATTCCTGTGAGCAAACCCGAATTGGTGGGCAAGTTTTTGATTCCGTGGGCAAATCAGAATTGGTAGGCAAAGCCGCCGTTATAGTCCATGTCAGCAACCTTGATCCGAAGTCAGTCCAATTGCGTTCCTGATTTCGTGTTCGCTCAGTTGTGGCAGATCCAAGCGGGGAGGAATTGACGATGGGTTCTACCGATTTGAAAACCGAGAACATTCAACGGATGTTCGCGTCATTCTTCAGTAAGACGCCCAAAACAATTTCACTGGCGGAATGGCTTGGCAGGGAACCGACCGAAGCCGAAAAGATCGAAGTCGCGGCACTCAATCAGAATTCGAGCGATAACGAATACTTCTCGAAACTGATGAAGATGAAGGCGGGGATATGACGGTGGATGCAAAATACAAATCATTCGGCGATTGGTGGAAAGTTGAGGGGAAGGCGTTCCTTCATCTGCCAAACGATCAAGGATTCCCGATAAATTGGGAGTCAGTGATAATGCTCTGCGTTGAGAATGGCGTGACGAACGCAGAGGATATTCACAACATCATCGAAGACATTCCCGAGAAGACAACCGCACCGGAAATCATGGCATTGATCCGATCTAAAGCGAAAGGGAAGTGATGCGTCTCGATCCTAGCGACCGAGATATCTTCGATTGGATCGCATCCATCCCGAGAAGATGGCGGTTTTCAGCACGGCGGAATCATCGTGAGAACATCAGGCGAAAATACCCGCCGGGAAGTCGCTTATTCAAGTCGAGAGATTCAGGATGGTATCGGATTGAATTCCCGAATCACGAACGCCAATTCCTGCCAAGTCAGGCTCCACCAAAGGGATAAACGAATGTCTGACGAACCCAACATCGAAACCAAGCGATTCGAACTGGAAGTCGAGAAACATCAACTCGAAAAACTTGCAAAGCAGATTGAGATCACCAAGTCGCACAACGAGTCGATCGACAAAGTGCTGTCGGTCGTCAAGTATCTGAATGAAGTTCAGGACGAGACGGTTTCAGTCACTGACGAAGGTTTCTCGAAAACCGTATGGACGAAAAAGGCGAGAGTGTGGAGCCCGATGGAAGAAGATTTAGCGAATGTTTCTCTGAAGTCGTTCAAGATGCTGGTGTCGTCGATTGTGCCTGACATTGAAACGAAAGGGAAGTGAATGAACAGACGAACGTTTATCGCGGTATTCATTGCCGCAACAGTCGCGGTATCGCGTGTTAAACTCACATGCGAACGCGATGAGTTGATCGTGAAGACTTCCGGCCCGCATGATCTTTACATTCTTAAAGGGTCATTGGCAGCGAAACGAGCATTCATTCGCGAGTATCTGTTGTTTCAGGAGCATTTTGGCGGCTCAGTCGACGACATCGTTGACAGAGAAATGAAAATCTTGACACCGGACTATCGTTGGGCTGATCCAGGGGCATCCGAATGGGCATTGAGAAACTGCGGATATTCCGTGACGATGATCCAGTCAAGCGTCGAAGAAATTCGGAAAACCAATGAACGATGTTACGGTCGAATGAGCCACGATTACGTTCTGGTCGACACTCCGCAGGCGGGAATCGAGGCATGGCGTCCACGCGATGAAACTGCCAGATATTGGCCGATGCGGTTCTCGGAACGGTATCCAGTTCGAAAGAATGCACATGCTTAATGGTCCGCCGGGAGGATTGCCAAAAGCGTCACCGATTGAACGGACATTCGGAATTCTGTTGATGATCGTTCTAATCGTCCTATTTTCTCTCGGCATGGGCATCGCGTATAAACGGGATGTCCTCGATCAGAATCCAGACAAACCTTGGACGGTGAATCCCGATGTCAGAACTCCCTAATCGTGAAGATTTGGAATCTCAATTCGCCAAGAGATTCGGCAAGCTCGCAAGACGACATTTAAGGGAGTTTCGCAGACTTCTCGGAGATCCTCCAGACTTGAGTAATGTCCCTCCTGAGTTTTGGGACAAAATGCAGAGGGAAACCGACGCAGAACTGTACGCGATCCTACTGCTGATCTTCGATGAATCCGCGATCTATCACGGATGGGACACTGCCGAGTCAGGATTAGCGGCATACGGCTGGGCGAAACAACGGGCTGAAGATTTCTCCAAGTATTGGGTTGAGTCGACACAGACGCGATTGGCGAACGGATTTGACAAGCTCACGACACCAGAACCAGTTCGCGAAACGACCGTAGCCGAAGCACGAGCAGCGGCGGGCATGGGCGGAACTGGAAGTCGCAATCGAACAACTGGTGGCGATGAGGATGAACCGTTCGAACCCGTCAACCGAATCCTGCCAGGACAACAGCCAGTCAAGATCCCATCGAAGCAAGAGATTGACGAACTACTGAAGGATACGTTTGGCGAGAATCGAATAGAAACCAACGTGATTGACGAAACCACGAGGGCACGTCACGCAGGCGGCGAAGCGGCCATTGAAGAGACGGTTGGCATCTCGCAGGATGATCGCTGGCGAAACAATCCGCAGGACAGCAAATCAGGTCCGTGCCCGATCTGCACAAAACTGAATGGATTGAGAAGAGCCGATTGGCCGTGGCGATATCGTGAAGGACCGCCGTCACCTCACCCGAGATGTTGCTGTACCGTCGATCATGCGCTGGTCCCGCTCTCCGACGCCATCGGTCGCATGTTGGACGATCCAGACTACAAAAGCCTGAAAGCGTTCAACGAGGCGGAATCGAGAGACGAAGGCGGAAAATGGACGAGCGGCGGTTCAACTGCTTCGGGGAAAGTAAATCTCGAAAAGATTCATGATCCGAGAGTTGTCAATCGCGTTCATCAAACATTGTCCGATCTTCACGACCGATTCGGATTGAAACTCGACAGCGTTGAAGCAAAGCATCTTGACGAGAATATATTCGGCAACGCCGAGTCGGCACACATGCTCACGCTTCAATCGGGGCGAGAAAAGAACGGAAAGCGGGTATGGGAAAACTCTCACCATTTAACGCTGAATTCGGATCATTGGCAGGACGGTGAATCGTTCAACAAAAAGCGTCACGAATTGCCAGATGGATACCTCGCGGATTCATCGGCAACCGGCATGATTCGACACGAGTACGCTCACGCATTGGAAAAAGAGCATCCTGAAGACGCAGCGAAGATCCAAGAGATTTATCGACAGTACAAGCCGACTGGCGGAACCGTCAGCGGATATTCGATTCACAGTTCAAAAGAGATGGTCGCAGAAGGATTTGCTCATTGGATGCAGCAGGGATCGCTAGCAGGAACCGGATTAGACGCATTGGAACCGATTTTCAGAAGTTGGGAGAAAAATGAGCACACTGCAAAAGGAATTGGAAGTTATTCAAGTCGAACACAGATTGCGGACCGAATCGCGACTGGAGATAGAGCTTCTAAGGATTCTGCTGAGGCAGGCGACGGCATGTCGAATTACGCATCGCGACAAATGGAGAATGCAAGAGATATTTCAAGAGGTTCCTCGATTGGCGAATCAATATGGAATCGAGATGGTGAACGCGAAGGAACTGGCCTGACTCCGCGATTCAACCTCAAGTCATGGTATCGTGTCATCCCAAACGCAGCGGAATGGCGAGCGTATTGCCGAGAGAACGAACTGGATGTGAATAACCGACTGGCATTTAAAAGTTGGTCCATGAAATCGCATGATGTCTCAGGCGAATCACGAGACGATCGCGGCAGATGGACCGTCAGCGGAAGTCGTGTCATCACCCCAAATGGCGAAAAGCATTCGTTTCACAATAGCCCAGAAGACGCTCAACAAATCGCGGACTACGAAAACAACCGAATCGACAGCAAGCCGCTCATCGCGGAATCCAATCGGTTGCTTCGCGAACTAGGGCACCCTCCCGTCGCATCCTTCGACAAGCACGGAAATCCGACAATCCATCCTGATGAGATCAGAGACGCGATTCATCAAGCGAATGAGGCCAACGAACTTCTGAAAGATCATCCGAATGTTCCAAAAGCGAAGGTCTCTGTAGTAGATGACATGCCATCGAGCAGTCATGATCCAGCACAAATCAAGGAATCGCTGGAAGAGTTAAAGAAAATCAACAGCATCCTCGCAAAACATGGCCAACAGAAAATCGGATTGTCACACGACGCTGATTTCGGCGGTGTGTTTCCAGATGTGACAGACGGCAACACGGCAGAGGATGTGACGGAACTAGATCGCGAATCCGCGAAATTGAATAAGCGACTTGAAAGCTACGGGCTGAATCCAAAGGTTCACATCAAATTGACGAAAAGCGACGGGAGCCACGAAATCGGATTGTCACATGATCCTGACGAATTGAGCGAGGCTCTTGATATGCTTCGAGACTTCAAGAACAAGAAAAGCTTATTGCCGGAATGGATCGTCAAGGAATTGGAGCCGTTTGGGTTCCGATCACACTCCATTAGCTGATTCTCAGAAATCTTTTCAGAATCTTGCCGAATAGTATTGACGTAGAATAAATCAGTCGATACTATCCTGCTGTCGCGTGCGAACGACAGTAACTCTGAACTCTTGCGGAAAGAACAATCATGAACGATGCAACTCTCAACGCATTCCGTCAAATCGCGGAAGCCATGCAAACCAAGCCAACAGACTGGCAGTGGATCGGCGAATTCATGTCACAACGCATGTTCGGAATCACGGAAGAACGAGCGAAATCGTACGCGGCGAAACATGGCGGCGTTGCCAAGAAAATGGAGTAATCGGCCATGTCCAAATCAATCGAAAGCTGGATCACCGCTCTGGCAAAATCAACTGGCAAAACGGTTGAAGAGGCACAGCGGGAACTTTGGGAATCTGGTCTGTTCTACGGGCTCAAATCTGGTGAGACGTTCCGCAAATCAAACTGAAGGGGAAGTGAAATGCCAGTTTACGAACGAACGAAGATGTGTGCCGAATGTCCGTTTCGAGCGAAGGCAATCAAGGGTTGGCTTGGCCCACTGACAATCGACGATCTGGAGCAATCCGTCCACGGCGTGAAAATAGGAGGCGCATTCGTCGGTGATCTGGGCGAGATAGTCTGCCATATGGAAATTGACCGAATGCAGGACGAGATGAACGAACAGGGCGAGCCGATCGACGATGATCGGATCGCAGAAGAGGGCCAGCAGTGCGTCGGCATGATTCGATATGCGAATTCACTCTGTAAACGATCGAGGGTTCGCGAAGTGCGCGACTTTCAGGCGACAGTCAAAGCAACTCCCGATGAGCCGACGATTCCTCCGTTCAAGCTGCGGGAACATCACACGCTTCCAGCGAAGAAAACAACGCGTAATCCGTGATCCAAAACACTCCTCGCTCCGTTGAATCCCTCATCGGACAGAAACTCAAACCAAAGGAAGCAATTCAATGCTGACATTTCATGGCGACGCAAAACTGAAGGCCGATTTGCTCGCCGAAATCCAACGACATCGTAAACAGGATCAAATCATCCAAGGATCGTACGGCGAAGGCGACGACGCGGAGTGGAAAGGTTGCGCGGTGGGATGCTCGATTCATTCTCTGAACAAGATCCGCAACAAGACGAAAGACGTTTCGACCCATTCTGTTTATGAAACAGAATTCGGAATCCCTGCGATCTTAGCCTATTTGGAGGATGGAATTTTCGAAGGTTTGCCACAAAAAGAAGCGGTCGAGTTTCCTGCTGCATTCATTCAGGCAGTCCCAGTCGGAGTTGATCTGTCGAAAGTTGTTCATCGTTTTCTCGCTTGGATGTTGGACGATCCCGAACAGGGCGTGATTCGGTTTGCGGATGATGCCGGAAAAATCTCAATCCATGCAGTTGCTGAACTTCATCGACAGGAAGCGATATCGACCGTGACGAAGGCAGCATGGTCGGCAGCCCGGTCGGCAGCAGAGTCGGCAGCCCGGTCGGCAGCATGGTCGGCAGCCCGGTCGGCAGCCCAGTCGGCAGCAGAGTCGGCAGCATGGTCGGCAGCAGAGTCGGCAGCAGAGTCGGCAGCCCGGTCGGCAGCAGAGTCGGCAGCATGGTCGGCAGCCCGGTCGGCAGCAGAGTCGGCAGCATGGTCGGCAGCATGGTCGGCAGCCCGGTCGGCTCAATCCAATAAGTTGCTGCACCTGCTATCTGAATGCACCGAGAAGTAAATCATGCGAATCCTCCCCTGTGCCGCAGACTTCGATTTCTATCTTGGCGGGAAGTTGGCTCCGTGGAATAACGCGGCCAGCATCGCGTTTCGATGGCAAGCCGCGAATCTTGCTAGAACAGGAAAGTCTCTCGACGATGCGGCCAAGGACATCACGCAGATTATTCGTCAAGAGATGGGAAACGACAGCGTCACAATCATGGTTAGGAAACAAGAGCCATGAGCTTTCACCAATGCAAATACTGCGGAACCCGATTCGAGTACAACGACGAAGTCGGATACGACAGGGAAATCTGCGGCGTCAAATGCGACTTCCTTCACGCGGGGAAGCAATCCGAACGCGACAGGCTTGCGGCAATGAACGTCGACGGTCTGCATCTGCCAGAATGGATCAACTACTGGGCGGAAGGCAACCTGCAATCTCTTCAAGATGGGTTCAGCAGCAATGAGGCATTGAGAAGGGAACTCGTGTTTATTTCCAATGTTCTCGAAGTGTTCCTGTCACCAGAAAAGGATGCAAAACCATGAAACACAAGATCAACGAATACTATGTCAGCACGTCAGAAGGTGCGAAGGATCTGATTAACTTCACATCCTCGATGAAACACTCATGCGGAACTTATGACTTCGACGAGAAGGATCAAATCAAAGTCGCCATTCGTATCGCAGAAATCGAAGACAGTGAATCTCGGACGCTTGCATTGGAAGTCATGCAAGCCGCGATGAGGCTTTATGGAAAGTTGATAGTCGCGAGATCGGCATTTGAGGCAATCGACAAGGTTCTGAAAGGTATCGCGGCGGAAGAAACCGAAGAGAAAGCGAACTAATGACTGAAGCACAAATTGAAACCCGTCTGACAATGCTTGAAGGCATGATCGCACGTGAGCGGAACACATCGACGCTCAAAGCCTTAACCGTGACCTATCAAAAGTTGATGGATCGGCTGGTTGAGATGGATCTGGCGAAACAAGCGAAAGGAAACACCAATGGCGATGAATAAAAAAGAACAAACCGAGATGGAAGTGCTCAGAAGCGAGTTGGCAAAAGCAAAGGCGTTCCGATTCACGGAAAGGATAAAGCCAGACATCCCAATTGCGAGCGGATATACAGATCTGAGGAAAGGTTTTCTATTCAACGAGCATTCGTCATACGAACAGGTCAAGCCAGCATGCTCTACGAGCAGTAACCATTGTTTCGGAAGCGACCAGAAGACGACGACGCAGGGCGGAAGGTCGCTTTTCAGCACAGAAGTTCTGGCATGGCGTGCTCTCCGAAATGCATTGGAGGACAGTTTTGCGGAACGGCTGGCGAAAATAGACGAGAGGATTCATGATCTTTATGAGAAAGGGAGCAAATGAGCGATCTGAGCAGCAGAAACGAACGAGCATTCCGCGAGCATGACAAATGGTTGATGAGCGGTCCTCCCGAATGGGAATTGCCAGATCCCCCGAAGTTCGACGACAGCGACAGCGTTCAATTGCCAGACGGTCGCATAGGCTCGATTATCGAAATCGGCGGAAGCGATCTTGTCGGATATACGTATCACATCGAAGTCGAGGACATGATCGGCGAACCACCGAACCACGAATTGCAATGGTTCTTGGAACCCGAATTGAAGAAACCGGAAATCTCGTGATCCGAATCATCTCGGGACACGTTCAGAAGTGCGTGACGTATTTTCTTTAACTTGGAGGAATGATTTTGGACATCAACAGTTTGACAGTCGGACAACTGAAGGAAATCAACAGGCTGATATCGGGTGGAGTATCGGACTCACATCAGCCCTACGAAATCGGTGCGAACTACCTGATTCGCACAGTCACATTTGCCTATACGGGAAAGATCGTATCGGTCGGAAACTCGGAGATCGTTCTTGTCGATGCCGCGTGGATTGCTGATACGGGGCGATTCGCGGATGCCGTGACGAAAGGATCGTTCAACGAAGTCGAACCGTTTCCAGACGGAGAGAACGTCATCATTGGACGAAGCACGGTGATTGACGCGGTTAAAATCAAGACATTGCCAAGGAGCCAAAAATGATCTGCGTCTCGCGACGGGGACTCGACGTTGGATATTACGGGTCAGGGTCAGGGTCACGGTCAGGGTCATGGTCAGGGTCACGGTCATGGTCAGGGTCAGGGTCATGGTCAGGGTCACGGTCATGGTCAGGGTCAGGGTCATGGTCAGGGTCACGGTCATGGTCAGGGTCAGGGTCAGGGTCACGGTCAGGGTCATGGTCAGGGTCAGGGTCACGGTCATGGTCAGGGTCACGGTGAAGAGAAACATGCCAAACGCCGCGGTTCGCGGCATTTGGCATTCAATACGAAAGGAAATCATGTCACAGAAATTCATTGCAGCGAAACGCGGGGCATTCAATGGCTGGTTTGGCGTGATCTACGAATACGACGCATCCGGCAACACGGAAGTGCGAATCTGGTCATCGCCGACGAATCGCGACAAGAAAGAACAGGCGATCGACGACGCGACCGAGAAAGCACGTAAGATTCTTCTAGATGCCATCGGCGGAATCCATCACGTAGTTTCAATCACGATGCAACCGAACTTCCTCAAAGTCGCGACCGACGAGGCGTTTGAGAGTTTCCTCGCCGGATGTGATCTAACCAATCGACAGGCAGAACAACTGGAAAAAGCACGCACGGAAAAGGAAGCTGCCGACAAGATCGAGGCGAAACGATTAGCCGATGAAAAGACCGCTCAAGACTTGAAGGACGCAGAAGCCCGCGAAACACAACGCAAGGCCGACGACGAACAAAGGGCCGCGTTGAAAAAGCAGGCCGACGAACTCGCCACGAAACAGGCGGAACTCGACAAACAAGCTGCGGACCAGAAAGCAGAAGCCGCCAAAATCGCCGCCGATCAAAAGTCAGCACAAGACAAGATCGACTCAGCCAACAAAAAGATTGCCGACGATCTAGCCGCAGTCGAGCAAAAGAAACTCGACGACATTGAAACTGCAAAACGAGAAACCTACGACGGGAATCCACGGTTCGCATGGCGATTTGAAAAGCCTACGAAACCGGCAGCAGATAGCCCCTTCAAATCACTGGCACCGTTCGCGACATACTCGTTTACTCACAAAACATCGGAAGGCAAGTTCGACTTCTCGTTCAAGAAGGAAACAGGCGATACCGTCAACTTCCAGATGGATCGCGAAGAAACCGTCCGCCTTCACGAATGCCTGACGCGGATTCTGGCATCAGACGCGGCGAATTCTATGAGCGGGGATCAATCGTGAAACACGTTCCGACATTGACGAAAGTTCCCGAAGTTCTCATGTCGCTGCCGTGGCAGAAGATCAGCGAATATGCTCACGAGCACTACACGCAGATCAGTGACGGTGATCGACTGCTGGTTGCTGTCCCGTTCTACGAAAGCGTCGACGGGAAATTCACTGACGAATGGCGATACGATATCGCAACAATCAAAATCAGTTTCGGCGACTGCAGAATCAGCAGCGTCGTCATCGGCAATGAATATGACTTTGACTGCGAATTCTCCGACTGCGATTGGTTTGTAAAACTCTGAAAGGACAACAATGCCTGAAAGGGTCAGCGATGATTGAACGAGAGTTATTGCAGGACATTGGCTTTCAACGTGGAGCCGGGGATTGGCCATGTGAAGTGTGGGTCTACGAAGGAATGTTTTGGGTCTGGTTCGGTGACATCCCCGATTCGGCAAGATTTGATTTGACAACAATTGATGGCAGATCTGTGACACGGGAAGAATTCTTTAATGTCTTCATCGAAGCGGTCAAGGATGAGCAGCGTGATTTGTGCAGTCCTGGATCATGGTAGTCAGCCTGAAAGGAACCCGAATGATTGTTCGAATCTTCTGTTGTGGCTGTCAGGTAGATGTGTTACCGGCGCTAACTGACGGCAGAGAAATCTATCCGCATCGTTCGGATTTGCACGATCTACCGTTTTGGAAATGAGATGCCTGCGGAAACTACGTTGGCTGTCATCACAAGACGAACACGCCGACAAAACCGCTTGGCAACATCCCGACACCGGAAATCAGAACGTTGCGAATGCGAATCCATGCGATCATCGACCCGGAGTGGAAATCAGGTAAATTGACGCGCGGACAGGTCTATCGAAGGCTGGCGAAAGCGTTACATCTGAAATCATTCCACACGAGCGACATCAGTACTGCGGAACAGGCGTTTTGCGTGCTCAAGACGGCGAATGAGATTTTCGTGATCTAACCAAGTTGATTCCGCGTTGTTGCGGATGTGTCGAGTGAACCTTTTTTGGAGATTTTCGAATGTCAGGACAGATCGAATTGGGCGACGAAGTGGAAGATGTTGTCACCGGATTCCGTGGTATCACAACCTGTAAGACGGACTACCTGAATGGATGTGCGAAATTCGGAGTACAGCCGAAGCAAGGAAAAGACGGCAAGATGCCTGAGACATGGCATATTGACGAACCACAATTAAAAGTCGTCAAAAAGTCGAGCGTGAAGCCGGGAATCACGATTCCTCCAGCGACTCCGAAGAATCCCAATCCACAACCAGTTCGCACGGGAGGACCATCAATTCGCGGATCGAGCCTGAATCAGCGATAGACAACTTTGGAACCGCTGCCCGCGTCACAAACCAGTGACCGACACGAAAACCAAGTTTGCCCTGTGCATTGATTTGCACGGGGCTTTCTCATTTATGGTTGCAAATCATGCGTTTCACATTTCCAGTTGCCAAGTTACGGCAAGTTTGCGATAACAAAACGCATCTGACAGATTAAACCTGCAAGGATGCGGAAAATGCTCGTGAAAGATTCACCACAAGGGAAGCCGAAGCGACGTTGGATTCCGTACTACAAGCTGAACGTCGATTGCAACTGCCCTGACTGCCACGTTCCATGTATTGTCGGGAAAGTGCTTACCGGGACAGACGGAAAGCCAGTGCAGCATCGTTACTGCCCGAATTGCACGTTCAGTTTGAAGGTTCCTCTTCCCGCGTCTGAAGCCAAATAGACCGCCGAATCGTATTAACGTTTGTACGTTTTCGCTCTGTTGGCATTCCGCGTATCTTGCCGTGTCCGTCTAATCGTCCCGCATGGACGCATCTGTCAATCAAGTCGACGCTTCGGATCGGTATCGCGAGAATCGCGGAATCGGTTGGCAGTATCGCTTGAAAGACCTGAATGGGGCGTTGCTCGGCGGCGGGTTGGCATACGACACCGTTTCTGGCAATCCCAATGTCGACCGCACTCGAATGTCAGCAACGGCAACAATCAGTGATGCCACCATTGACAGAGTTGGCGACGTTTTGCTTCCGCAAGGATGTGTTCTGGATGATTATCGACGAAATCCGGTATGTCTGTGGAACCACGGCCTAGACCACTCGGTTCCGTTCGCCATCGGAAAAGCAGAAGACGAAAACGGAAATCTCGCAATTCAGATCACCGAAACGGAAGTCATCGGGACAACCTATTTCGCAAAAAGTAATCCGATCGCGGTTCAAATTTTCCAGTTGATTGACGAAGGGGTTATTAAAGCCGTCTCAGTCCGCGAAACACCGCTTGAGCAGAAGCAAATCTTTCGCAACGGTCAGAACGTAACTCTTGTTCCACGGTGGACATTGGAAGAATTCAGTTGGACGAATGTAGGAGTGAATCCTTCTGCTGTTCGAAAAACTCTCTCTCGAAATCGACTCGACGGCAAACCGATCCTTGAACCGATTTACAAATCACTGACCGCAACACTTCCTCAGAAACCAGCAACATCCCACGGCGGATTTGTGGAGCAACCAGCAATGGCCAGCAAACTGAAGTCTGAAGATTCTGAGATGGATGACGATGACACCACGAAAACCGCAGCGGAAACGCCTGCCGATGAAAAGCCGAACGACGGCGAAAAGCCAGCGGAAGCATCGGAAGACAAGCCAAAAGAAAATCCCGACGACGTGATGAAAGACGACGAACCCAAAGTGGGCGATCCAAATGAGGACGCAAAATTGGGACGGCAAGCAATTGGCTATGTCGATGATGGTTGCAAGTCGCTTCGCGGGACGATTCGCTCTTGCTGCAAGTCGATGGAAGAACCCGATGTAAAAGCCCATCTCGAAGCACTTCATGACACTCTCGGCGAGCATAGCACGGCACTTCAAGGTCTACGTCAAGAAAAATACCCGATGTCCAGCGTCTTGAAAGATGAGGACATGGGCGGTGGGGACGAGTCTGGTGGCGAAGACGAGGGCGGTGGCGACTCCGATTCAGCGATGAAGTCGATGTTGGCAACGTTCAGTATAAAGCGACATGGATTCGGTGGTTGCGTTGAACATGTCAAGGATGTTCTGAGGACTTGCAAGAGTCTGTCCGCCGACGAAAAACGAAAGTTGAATATTGCCATCGACGGCTTTACGAAGATCAAGTCGCAGGCCAAGTCACTCTACGAAGAATCATTGAAACGCGACACAAAAACCGAAAAGAAACCCGCGATTACCTCCGCTCAACAGGCCGAAATTGACGCCGCGTTTGCTCTGCTGAAGTCTTAAATTCGTGGCCGAATGGCCAGATGTCCGGTCCACGATCTCTGTTCAAGGATTGAATGAAATGCCAACTGTTGAAGAACTCGTTGCCGAAACGAAAAAGACTGTTGCCGAACGCGATTCCGTCAAGGCTGAATTGAAATCGCTGAAGGACAAACTCAGTTCGACGGTCGATCCATCCTTGATCCATCGCGATGCAAGCGGTGCGTCGGCTGGCGGATGGGAAGAATCCGATGACGAACTGACGGCGGTTGTCGGTCGCGATGACTTGCGGGGAGTTCCGAAGCTCGAACGCCGATCGAGTGCGAAGTCAGTTATCAAGTCGCTCGTCAAGCAGGGCTACAAGCCGTATGGCGAGTTCAAGAGCTTTGGCGAATTCATCAAGTTCGGCGTTGAAAACCGCGACTACAAAAACAAGATCGAAACTCGCGTTGGCGACCATTTCAAATCGGTCAGCAAGGCGATTCAGGGGATGACGACCACTGACGGTTCCGATGGCGGATTCGCGGTCATGCCGGAATTCAGCAAGAACATCCTGGAGCGTTCATTCGACAACAATCTGTGGAATGAAACCGACTCCTACACCGTCAGCGGAAACTCGATGACGTTTTTGGCCTCGGCTGAAATAAGCCGGGCTAACGGAAGTCGTCACGGCGGTCTGCAAGGCTTCTGGCAGGGTGAAGGTGGGGCTGGAACCAAGAGCAAGCCAACCATTCGCGAAGTCAATTTGAAGCTGGGCAAAATCATCATAATCGTCTACTTGACGAATGAACTGCTGGCGGACAACGCCTACGCTCTCGAACAGTACGTGACTCGCAAGGCAGGGGACGAAATCAAGTTCTTGCAAGGCGACTCGCTCATCAACGGCATCAGTTCTGGCGGTCAGCCGATGGGTTGGATCAATTCGCCGAATCTGGTCTCGGTGGCGAAGGAAGTCGGTCAGGACGCGAAAACGATTCAGACGATCAACGTCGAAAATATGTACTCGCGGTTCTTCGCTCCGATGCTTCCGAAAGCCAAGTGGTATCACCATCAGGACATTCAGCCACAACTCGACACGATGACTTTGGGTCTCGGTTTGGGACAGGTGCCGGTCTACCTGCCGCCCGGTGGGATGTCGGAAGCTCCATACGGGATGCTGAAGGGCCGGGCAATGCAGCCGACGGAATTCAATGCAACGTTGGGAACGCAGGGTGACTTGATGCTGGCGGACATGAGCCAAATGCTGTCCATCAGCAAGGGCGGAATTCAGCAGGCCGTTTCGATGCACGTTGAATTCTTGACCGACCAACTGGCCATGCGGTTCACTCTGCGATGCGGTGCTCGTCCTTGGGAAAACACTCCGCTGACGCCATACAAGGGCACAAATAGTCAGTCGAGTTGTATCGCTTTGGACTCGCGAGCCTGAAGCATTTTTTGATAGCTGTTCCATCGGCAGAGTTTACATGATCTCTGTCCGGTGGATTGACGGACGTATGTATTGTCTGCTGTGAATTCATGACCATGAATGCAATGCGTTTTTTCTTGATTGTAATGACGTTCACGTTTTCGGACGTACGGTCTCTTCGTTCGGTTTTTTCTCCATACGGCGATGCAAATCGAACAAAGCCTAGTTCCTCTGGTATCAAACACAGTTGTCTCTTCGGTGAATTTATGCCCATTCTTGCAATGGGTTCTCTTTCTCAAATGATGGTTGTCCCCACGAGGTTGATTTTGCGGTCGAACTTGGGACGAAATTCGACCCTTCGCGGCCGCGTCTCGCATGTTGTCGGTTTGAGTTCCCAAGAACAAATGGGACGGATTGACACAAGAGCGATTGTCGAATTCATGCAAGACCATCAAGCTATCGGGGATTGGCCCAATGTAAAGTTCCCAAGAAACGCGATGAGCGGTAGTTCTGACTCCGGTTCTACTGATCGTCGATTGACCATATCCAGCCTTTGTTTTCGATCCAATCCAGTTCCAGCAACAGCCGAAATCAGCATCGGCTACATGAGTCAAGAACGAAGCAATTTTGTCTCTCTTCATGGCGAGTCTCCGGTTAATGTGTAATCGGGATTGTGACTTGCGGATTCTAGATACGACTTAACGAGGATACAAGCCATGCAAGGCAACCGGACGTTTCTTGAGGGGTTGGATATCCACCCGCTGTTCTGGGAACAGGACGCGAACACGGACATCACGGGCGATTGGCTTGGAATCGCCAATTATGGGCGAGCGTACATTCTGTTGGATAAGGCGGGGTCCGAACAGGTCGACGATCTTGGTTTGCAGATCTTGCAGGCCAAGGACAACGCCGGAACCGGTGCCAAAGGCATGTTGGTCAGCCGGGCATGGTATAAAGCCGGGACCATGACCGCTCAAGGGTTATGGACGGCGGTTGCTCTCGGACCATCCGACTTTCTCGCATTCGGAACCAATACGTCATCTGGCGGTGTGAGCTATGCCACAACCGTCGATACGCGGGTGATTCCCGACGCGACAACTCTGCCGTTTTCGATGCTGGTCGAGATTCGGAACGTCGAGTTCGACCAAGCGAACGGCTTCAAATACTTCACCGCGTTCATCGAAGGTGACAACGTGAACAACACGTGCCTAATTACGGCACAAGGGATTCTGATGGACTGCGGCATCGCCGGGGCCATTCCTCCCAATCCGACGACCTGACATTTCTGCCAATGAGCCGCTCAGCTTCGTCTGAGCGGCTTGTTCTGATTCTCCTACACAGAGAGGGCCATGATGGCCAACGAACAATCCCAAAAGCCAGACAAGTCACGACACGAACGGCTGGAGACAATCGCTCTTCAGATTTTCGCATCGGCCATGTCGGTTGGTGTGCCTCCAATGCTTATCAATCAAGCGGCCAGACGAGCGTTCCAAGGGGCGAATGCCTTCATGGAACAATCGGACAAGTATGCTAGCGGAACGCCGATTCAACCGTTCATTCCGACCGGAATCCAGATGGCGAACTGCTCTGCTCCGAATCTGTCGAAAACGCATCCAATCAATCTGGTGGCCGTCAAGCATCAGCGACGTGACCACAGTTGGGCGGGTGGAGATTTGGAATTGGTCGCGAAGATTTGGGAACGCATCAAGGGAATTGACGTTGCCGATCCGGACATTGACCGACGACTGGAAGATTCTGACCTCGGAATCAACTGGACTCGTGATGAGATTGTCACTGCCAAACATCTGTTCCCCGCGTACGTGGGCAAGAACTGATTTCATACCTGTGCCTCGAAGTCGCTTTATTGCGGAGTTAGAACATGCCAGTCACGAATAGTGCGAACTTCAAGCAAATTCGAGCCAGCGAACGGTTCACCGTGCATCCCTCGACTGGAAACGTATTCTTCGTTGACTCGGTGACGGGTTCGGCGACTGGCGGATATCACCCCGATGGTCCGGCCGCAACTCTCACGCAAGCACTGGCACTCTGTACCGCGAACAATAACGACACGATCTTCGTGTTTCCGACTCATGCGGAAGCGGTTGTCGGTGCGGCTGGAATTGCGTTCAACAAAGCTGGCGTCACTGTTGTGGGGATGGGAAGCGGTCGCGGACGACCAACGATTACCCTGTCGACATCAACCGCGGCACAAATCACGATCACGGCCGCGAACACGACGATTCAGAATTGCGTGTTTGACCTGACGGGAATTGACGCCATCGTCGCGGGAATCGCCATTACTGCCGCTGATGTCGCAATTCGCGGATGTGAATTCATCATGCAAGCCGCTGCTGCATCTCCAGCATTGGGGATTCTGACAGCCGCGACAGCCGCGAGGCTCGTGATTGATTCGAATCGGTTCTTGGGACTCGCGACCACGACAGGCGGAACTCTCGCCGCATGCGTTCAGCACGAAGTGGGCGTCGACTTCCAAATCACAAACAACTATTTCCGTGGCAAGATGACGCAAGCGGTCCTCAACGCCACAACGATTCTTGGCGGATTGATCGCGAATAACAAATTCCACATCTATACCGGAACTAAGGGAATCTCTCTTGCGGCCGGTACGACTGGTTCGGGATTTGATAATCGACTCTCGGTTCCATCTGGAACAACGCCTGTCGTCGGTGCCGGATTCACATGGGCGTCGAATAATTATTCAACGGAAGCTCTGGCTGTTGGAACCCCAACCGCTGCGGCATTCTGATCGTCGACACGAATCGAAAAACAAAAGCCAGTGGAACGCATCGTCGGTTCACTGGCTCTTTCGCAAGGCGGTAGAGAAAGGCGAACGGATGGCACTTTCAACCGTTCCATCTTGTATGGCGCAAGCCGGAATGGTGTCCGTCACCGACGCACAGTCGGCACAGATGCAAGCGTTCATCAATGGAATTTCGGATCTCGTTTATCATCAGCTTCATCGCAATTTTGACGTCCGAACCTATACCGAATTTTACAGCGGCGATGGTTCGCCATTCATTCTGTTGCGACAGTATCCGGTGATTTCAGTTACGTCGATTTGCGAAGATCCTGAAGGTAACTTTGGGCAGACAGCCGGTGGATTTGATTCATCGTTGAATCTTGTTCAAGGGGTCGACTGGGTTCTGATGGCTGGTCAGAACGGAATCGGTTCATCTGGAATGATTCGGCGGATCAAAGGTGCGTGGTGGGCACGTCACACGCGAGAACTTGGCATCGTTTCGAATTTGCCACCATTGCCGAGCGGAAACATCAAGATTGTTTATACGGCCGGATACTCTCCGATTCCGTACGCGATTCAAATGGCCGTCAACTCTGCGGTGATGCGAGCAATGGCGACAGCAGCGGCCGGCGGTGCGGCTCAGTCGATGAGCTATGAAGATGCGACGATGACGTATGTGTCACCAGCGGATTTGGCGATGATCTTCGGCACGATTGAAAGCACATTGGGCAGTTATAAGGCGATTGTGATCTGATGATGACCAGGGCCATCGCAGCGGGAATCATGGGGGCTTTAATCCCTGAACGCGGTCCGGCTGTTGTCACGCTGAACTATGGTAAATCAGCTTGTCCGCAGTATGGTACGATTTCTGGCAGTGGATCGACGATTACCGGGGTCGGGACCAAGTTCGTCACTGGCAATCCGCAGATTCAAGTCGGAACTAAGATCGTCGTCAACAACTCAGCCGGAAGTCTGAACTATCTCGACGGCGGCGGGGTGAATTCGGTCGTCAGCGGCACACTGCTGAACGTGACGGCGATTGCATCGGATACATCCCTAACGGTTTCACAGACGGGATTGGCGTTTGCTATGAAATCGTTCTTCACGGATTTGCGGACTGTGGTGAACATCAACGGAGCATGGAAAAAGCCAGTCTCGGGCAAACTTCAGCGATATGGCATGATGAATCTGCAAGGGGACGAGACGCTGCTGCACATACCCGACAACGAACTGAACGCGGCGGGAAACGGTTACGAAATCAAGACGGACGACACGATTGTGTTCGCAGGCGACACGTTCCAAGTCACATCGTCAGGCACAACATTGAAAACAGTTTTGACCGATTGGGTTTGTGTGTGCCGAAAGGTGTTGGCGAATTGAAAGGCTGAAGATTGCCAGGAATTTCGAATCATTTCGATACGATGACCTATCTCAAGGCCGTTATTGACAAATTGGCTTTGACGGGACTGACGGGCGGATGCGTCATTCAGGAAGTTGCTCAGTTTCAAGATGGCCAGATCGGAATTCCCTTTATTTCCGTCTCGCCATATGGACCTGAGCAGGCTGGCGAAGAATTGAATGATGTCGATGGCCATTATTATGGAACGGCCGTCATCATCATGGCCAAAAACGACACCAGTCTTTTAGAACAGCGATTGGCATGGCGGCAAACTCTCTGGCGAAACTTCAACAATGTCTCGCTTGATACCCTGAATTCGAAGTTCACGCTCGGATTGCCGTCGATTGGGATGAATTACACGCTGAAAGTGGAGCCGGGCAATTCGTTGGAACCGCAAACCGCATTTGATCGCAAGGGATTTATCAGCGGAATGATTGTTCGGGCACGATTTCAGGAACCGCGCTCGTGAGTCATCTGCTGAACGGAATGAGTGCATTGGACTCGCTTTTCGCCGATATGGAAACTCGCGTTCAGGACGCAGACTATACGCCGGTTCTCGATCCGTTTCAGCAAACACTCGCGGAGCAACACGCAGGGCAATTCGCTGGCGAGTTTGATTCGAATCTGGACTCATGGGCACCGTTGAAACCATCGACGATTAAGCGAAAGGGACACGATCGAATCTTGTATGAAACAGGGGCATTGCGGGCGAGTCTTGTGACGGTCGGAGGGCCGGGAAACATTCATGAGGTTACACCGTCAACTCTCCTATTCGGCACAAGTGACCAGAAAGCGTTGTATCATCAAGAGGGAACACGTAAGATGCCCGCACGACCACCAGTCGGAGTCAGTGAGGAGAATATTGACAAACTGGTAGATCAGATCGCGGATTCGACAGTCGAAATCTTGATGAGAGGCTGATATGGATATCAACGGCTGTCAAATTGTTTCTGTCCTGAACGCGGATGCGGTGGATGGATTCACGCCTACGGTTTCGCGATACACGGGATGCCGTGAGTTTCCGAGGGACGATCAGATCCCGAAAGGCTCCGTAAAGGTCTCGCGAGGACCATTCGCTACTATTCGCGATGCGATTATTTACGCACACTCATGGAGCGATGCGGATACGCCGCCTCCAATGCCCATTACTCCTGTCGCCGAAGTTCCAGTGACGATCGAAACCGCATCGGAAACCGTCGCGATTCAAATTGAACCAGCTTCCGCAAACCCGCCAATTGTGAGCGATGAAGTCAAATAGATCCGGTGATGGCACCGAGAAGCAATTGCCTCCGCCGACGAATGGCAAAATGGAACGACTTGGAAAAGTCGTTAAAAACTCCAGTAAAAAAGAACAAGGGGTGATGTTGTGACAGAGGCAATGGCGTATCGTGGGCGTGTCACTCTTGGCGGAAACTATGCCGAATTCGTATCCGATACGATCAAGCAAGAAATCGAAGTTGTCCAAGACGAAGGGATTCGCGGGACTCGCAGCCGAGTCATGGAACGCTTGGTGCTCGGTAATGTGAAGGTCGGCGGGAATATGGTGTTTAATCCGACTCCCGTTGAAATGGCGTTCTTGCTGCCATTGGTTACTGGAAGTTCGACAACCGCCACAGTGTTGACGGACGCATTAGCCGATGTGACTGTTATTAAAGATTCTGGGACGGTCACTGACACGTTTATTGGCCGGATGAGCAAATACACATTCGAATTTGAGCCGGGCGAAAAGGTCAAATTGACGGCCGATTTCGTTGGGAAAAGTCGCTCTGTCGGGGCTGGTGGATCGCTGTCGACGGCACCGGATATTACGGTTGCTCCGTACTTTACGGCACAAATGGGGAGCGGAATCACGATTGGTGGTACCGTCTATCAAATTGCCAAGGCGACGTTGTCCATCGACAATAAGATCAGTCCGACGTATATGGCACAATCGACGACGGCAACCGATTTGGAGCCGACAGACAGAATCGTAATGCTGGAATTGGAAACGAAATATAACGCAGCAGAAAACGCTTTGCTGATTCTGAATGAAGCTGGTCCCATTATCGGATCGGCTTTGACCGCATCGCTCGCCCTGACGAATGGGGCGAACAGCATGACGTTTACGTTTGGTGCGTTGGTGGCTCCTCCCGAGACGATCACGATTCCGAATCGAGCCGCAAAATTACGTCTGCCGCTCAGATTCCAATGCTACAAGGTTGGAACCACGCTGGAAGTTGTGCCAGTTCTGGTCTAATCAGGATCGTTTCGGAACCGTACCCGATCGAAATCCAGATTCTTCGACGACGACGGTTGCGGTTCCCAGATCCAATGCCTTGGCGAGTTTATTGTGTGCTTCGCCAACTTGGATGAGCAGATCGGCGAGCCATTTCTCGCGGATGGTGGATTCGGAATCATCGCGAATCAGGATGGCGTTGCGGAAGAACTCAGCGGGAAGTCCTTCTGCGGGCACTTCGATGTTGTATTTGATAGTCATGCGGATTCCTTTCGAGTTGTTCGGCAGGAATCATCTTAACACGGACTTTGTGCGAGGGAAGCAAGATTTATGGCGGGAGCATATATTGACGACGGCTGCGACATTCCGGGCTATATCAAATCTGGTGAGGAACAGCCCAACGGCGAACGGCTTTACGGCGATTTGAACTTTGTCTATCGGAGGGCAATTCGACGGGAAACTTTGACACTCGACGGTGAAGTCAAAGTCGCGATGGCCGACGAACTGACCGATCCGACATGCAAGTTGAAGGCAGAGGATCTGGCCTGCAAGTTCATTGTCAAAAAGGTTTCATCGTGGGATCTGAAGAACGGGAAGGGCGAACCCGTCAAAGTCTCGTTGGATGCGTTGTATCACCTGCATCCGATCATGTTCGGCAGATTGTACAACATCATTCGCGGATGGAGCACAAGCGATCCTAAGCCAGATACGGCACCAGAAATGAGCGATGAGGAACAGGAAAAAAACTGAGAGAGGGTCTCTGGCTTCTGCTGGACGACCCGCAATTAGCGAATCGAAGTTGTGCAATCTGCCTGAAATACAAGTTTGACGAAAAGACGGGATTGCTTCAGTTTGGAACAGATCAGAATCCGGAAGAACGTCTCATCGGATGCGGAGACATCTTCCTTGCACCATGCAGAGACATGAGTTTAGATATTCGCGGTCGTAGAAACAGGACTTGCCGAAAAGGAAGTCCTGAGCATCCGAGAACTCTGTCGGAAGCGAATCAGAGATGTTATGAACACTACCGCGAATGTAGGGCCGTAGGGCGATTTCCAGATGATCCGATCGTGAGACGAAATGCAGCAATTATTCGAGAAATTGAGGACGAAATTGCTTCTAAGCGGGAACGCAAGTTTTGCGAGAAGGTAGACGAATTGGTTCAGGTCGCAGAATTCGCCTTGTTGAAATGAGTTGCCGATGTCATCCCAAACAATTCGCGATGTTCTAATCCGCGTGGCCATTGAGCAGGGCAACGTCACGCTGAACGTCGACACTGACGAAGCGATGAAAAAAGTCGAAGCGTTGCATTCGGCGATCACATCGGTCAAAGGTGTCAGCGGTTCAGGATCGTCCCCATTGTCGGGCAATCTTGGCGACATTTTCGGCATTGATCTGCAATCGTCAGGATCTGGGCTGTCGTCACAGGAAACCGATTGGCTAGCGAAGATCGCACAACAGCCGAACAATCCGAAGCGATCGGGCGGTGGATCTTCGAAACCTCCCAAGAATGAATGGTTGGAAGCGGCTGAAAAAGCCGAACAGGAACGTGATGCGTCCCACAAGAAATTCTTGTCACAACAGGTCGCCGACGAAAAAGCCGCACAAGACGAATATGACAAGATCGCTCGCGAAGGATTGGCGTCGTATTCCAAGATCATGGAAGAGCGACGAAAAGCCGCCGAACAAGAAAAGGCGATGCGTCGTGAGCAGATTGAAGGCACGAAGCAAGTCGCACAAGGATTCCTCTATCTGGCAGCAGCAAGCCAGGCGAATTCCGAGCAAATGGTTCGCGGAATTGTGCAGATTCAAGGGGCGATGAAAACGCTGGAAGGCGGATTCGCGGCGGGCGGTCCCGTTGGTGTCGCAATCACAGCGATGATCGGCGGAATTCTGGCGTATGACACGATTATCGAGCATTCGAAATCGTTGAACAAATCGTACTGGGAAGAGATGGCGGCGGATTCCAAACGGGCCGCAAACTTTGTTTCTCAGTCGGCGGTCTTGGGCGGTCAACAGGCTCAAGAGAGAGTTGCGAATCGAATTGATACTTCAAGTACAGAACATATTGCTGGTCAATCTGTTTGGCAGAGAGCAGTTGAGAAAACAATTCGCGGCGTCGAAGCCAATCCGGATGAGTATTCTCCTGGAATGATGGGGTTTATTCGTCGAAGAGAAACGAGAAGGCGAGAATCAGACGACAAAACACAAAACCTGAGGGGACGAGAAGAATTCCTTGGCGAAGGCATTGGAGGTCTCGACGAAGCTCGCGATGCACTCGAAGAGAGACGGGCAACCGCCCAGCAAGCTCACGACAGTGCGATTGATAATCAAGAAACGGCGGAGAAACATGCTCGCGAGAATGCCGGATTCACTTGGATGGAGAGACTGAAGGAAAGTGCGATCTATCAAACTGTTACGGGGGGCGGAGAAGTCTACGAAGGCGGTGAAGCTCCCAACAAAGGATCGCAAGATACTGCGGCTGAACAGGCTCGACTTGCCACGATAGAAGCGATTAAAAACGCCAAGGAAAAAATCGCCAGTATTAATGCCGAAGACAATTCCATCATTCAGCAGAAAGCACGTCTGGAACAGGAGTTGATCGCAACTCAAACCGAGCGATTGAATGTCACAAAGGAACAGAAGCAAGCCGCCTATGAGGAAATGAAAAGCACTCGTGATGCCGCACGAGCAGACGCAATCAATTTCGGTTCCCAAGACTTCGGTCAGCAAAACAAAGGATTGAGACTCCAAGCCAAACACGAACTGATCGAAAAGCAGAAGGAAGAAAACATTGCGGCCGGTCGTGACGAGTGGGAGGGGGTCGCGGAATATACGCAGGATGAATTGCGATTCGGATTGAGCAGTGGCGGAATCGAAGGCAAATCGGCTCGTGCTCAAGCGGCCCGTCAAGCGAAAACAAAAGGTCGGAAGTTCGAAAGCGATGAAGTTGCCGAAGCCGCAAAAACCGAACACGACAGGCTCGATGTTCCGTTAGAGGCGGAAATCAAGAAAACGGAAGCGTCTATCAAAGATGGTTCCGAATCATTGAAAAACACGGCGAAAAGTGCGGCCAGTATGACGGTATCCGTTCAAGAAATGATAAAAGACACGAAAGAGATGGAGAATAAAATCAAGGAACTGGAACAACTCTTCAAGTCTCGCCAACAGTTGCGGTGGTAATCCATGCAGTTTCAATACGGGACATATTTTCATACGCCGAATTCGGTGTTTTTCAAGGGAATTCAACGCGAATTCGTCCGGGGGAAAACGCAGCGAATCCATCTGGCACGCACACATTGGAATCTAGAAGGGAAACTGCTCGGAACGTCGATGACCGACATCATGAATCAACTGGAGAATTTGCAGGCGGCATATGCAGTTGATGGCGAAGATGCGGTCATGCTGGACAACTTCGGGGCTCCCACTAATTTCATCGTCGATACGAATCAAACGGTAGGCGGTGTTCGAGTCACAAATCCAGTCAGCCACGAGGTTTTAAGCGGTGCTCATGGCGTAACCTATCTGCGATATTCGGTCGGATTGACATGGGATATCCTTTGGTCTGCGAATACGGATGTTTTGGAGTTTTCGGAAACGCTGGCATTCACGGACAATCAAGGCTTGCCATTGCAGATCGAGCGAATCCCGGCAAACGGACTGCCGATCATCCAGAACATCACGCAATCGAGTTTCTTCTATGCCACGCAATCCGGCAGTATGAAACAGTCGGGACCGAATCCGAATCCGCCGGGTCCAACATTTCCCGGATTGTTTCGGGGAACGCCCGATTCGCATTATGTCTCGCCAACGGCGATTCAGGCGATACGCGGAGTTCCGTACGAATACGGTATCAACTGGAAATACGAATTCATTTCAATCAGTCCGTTCATAGGCGGCAGCCCCAATTTTAGATAGGACGCATCTTGAGTACTAAGCGATGGTTGGGAAACGCCGCAAGCGTCAAGGATCTATGGACAATCGCATTGTCCGGCACAGTAACTTCGCAGACGTTTTCATTCGTCATGAATGGGAAGACAATCGCATATACGACGACGACTGAAACGATTGCACAGGCTCTGGCAGCTTTTGTGACATTGTGGAATCAGTCAAGCAATCCCCCTGAATTTGCCGAGTTGACGGCCGTTGGATTGCCGGTTGGTGGACCATTCACGTCCATGACAATTACGCAAGATGTGTCCGGCAGACCGTCTGCGATGACCGTTGCGACGAGCGGGGGAGCGACGTTCACGGTGACGAATACCGCTCCGGCTACGGGGCCAAATTTCTTCGACAACGCTCAGAATTGGTCTGGTGGCGTGGCACCGGCGAATTCGGACGTTTTGGTGTTCGATAACGGGGCGGTTCCATTGAAGTACAATCTGTCGACATCACTGACAGGCATCACTCTGCAAGTGAATCCCGGTTACGGTGGTCAAATCGGATTGCCGCTCATCAATGCCGATGCGACGACGACGTACAACGAATATCGAGCCACAAGCCTGACAACGGTTGGTGGAACGGTCACAATCAACGCTCCGAATCTGACGCGATGCAATCTGGCGTTTGGAGCGAATACGGCAACAGTTCGTATTCTCGCGACCAGTCAGCAACGACCAGATCAGTACACGCCAATTGTGTTGATTACCGGAGGAGACAGTTCGAGCGAATTGGATATGACGTTCGGAGATTGCGGAACGGCCTATTATCAGGGAACAACCGCCACGTTTACCGCCATTAAAACGGGATATGCGACAAATGCTTTGACTGATGTGAATCTGATTTGCGGTCCTGGATCGACGCTGACGACCGTGACGAAAAACGGCGGAAATCTGAACAGCCGAGCCTCTATCACAACGCTGACACAACGTCTCTCAGGTGGAAGTGTAACACTGTCTGATGCGGCGGCGGTAACGACGTTGAATGTCCAAGCGGGGACTTGCTTTTTGAATACGACTGGAACCGTGGCAACAGTCAACTTGTATGGACAGGCAATCCTTAACGCTGATGCCGATCCGAGAGCGAAAACCATCACGAATTCGATCAACGCTTACTCATCTGGCGTGACCGTCATTGATAATCAGCAGAGCATTAACAGCGGAACATTGTCAATCGCCTTGAACGGAAACGCCAATTGCATTGTGCAACATGGCAGCGGTTCAACGCTCGTCATGACATGACGCAAATCGTCTTCAATCATCGCAGGGAACGCGGAAAATGCCGTTGCAGGGACTCGTCACATATCCGGGGATTCAGCAATTTGAGGATTTCACGATCACGGACATCAGCGGGATTTCGCCTTCAATTGGAGTGATGACGATATACCCTCAGTACGGATACCCTTCGCTCTATGGCGATCTGACGCTGACATACGACACGAACACGATTGTATTCCCAAATTGTGTGATTGACTCTGCTAGTTACGAACGGAATTCGGGGGGTCAGATTGTTCGCGTCCGATTCTTCGATGAGCGATGGAAGTGGGAGCGGGCGACAATCACGGGCCGATACAATATCCGAGCCCCTGACAATTTCATTTTGCCAGCACAACAGAAAACTCCACAGCAATTGGCAACACTCTGCTTTCAGGCAATGGGTGTCACGAACTTCGATGTGTCGGCATTGCCGAACGATGCTCGCCCCGAAGTCGACTGGAATCCAGCCAGACCGGCCGAAGAATTGGCAAAAATCTGCGACGATCTCGGGTGCCGAATTGTTCCTCAGCGGTCAACAGGGAAATGGTTCGTCCGCGTAGTTGGCGATGGAGCCAGTCTTCCCGATGGACTTCCGTATCAGGATGCGGGCAACGGAATTGATCCAAAAGAATTTCCGGACTACATCAAGATCACGACGGCACCGACAAAGTATCAAGTTGCATTGAAATTGGAGCCGGTTGCCAAGGACTTGGATCAATCGTGGAAAACGCTTGATGTTGTGAGTTATTCACCGAACTCAGATCCGACGCAAGCCTATGGATTCGGACAAGAACCGAAGGAAATGGCATTGTGTAGCCGGACAAGAGAATTGCAGCCGGACGGATCGCGGATTAGTCCCCAAGAATTGGCAATTCAAACCGTGTTCCGATGTTGGCGGGTTTATGATACGTCGACCGCATCAACCCCAACGCTTCAGATTCCGGGATACACGAAGGGCAACGTCAATCGAAAGCAACTGATTCTGTCCGATGAACTCGTGCAAACATGGGTCGATTATCTAGGGGCCGAACACGCACGTCCGGCATTGATTTTCGGGTCATTCTTCGATGATTTGACAGATGGATCGGATGGCAATAAACCGCCTGGAACGCGAATTGATTATCAAGCAACAGCCTATCGCGATTTGCAAGAGGAACGATCTTCGTTCAGTTTGTCGCTCGATCCGATTGATAATGATCGAACAATTGTGACGACCTCGCGGCAGATGGTTTTCCAGCAAACGCCGAATTCAACCGGGCAGATCTTTTTCAAGGACGCGACGTTATTTCTGGCGTGTTCTGTTCTTGTCCGAGACGCGACGACGTGGCAACCTGTCCGCGTGTCCTACTTGAAACAAATCGGAGCAGGAACGAATCAGAACTTTGTGGCAGAATATGTGAAAGATGAGATTCAGCCGTGGAGCATCGCTGACTACGATGTCAATGGAAACGCGGTTTCGACATCCAACAATAACGACGAAGTCAAAACACAGTGCCAGTATTATGCGGATGCCATCGCGAAAACATTCGAAACGGTTCTCAGTTCGACAAGAACGTACATTGGATTGTTTGGAATCGACATGGACGGAGCGATTGAGCAAGTGACCTATCGCATCGGCAAGCAAGGGGCGGATACAATCGCATCACGCGGGACCGAGCACAATTTTGACATCCCTCCCTATTTGGAACGCAGGCAGCGTGAAGGACGTAAAGACGCTTTGGAAACGCAACGATTGAAGGATGAGATTCTGCGTCGGCAAATCAAACTACGCGGAAAGTTCAATACATGACAGCTCTCGTACCGCAGATTTCAGTATTCGTGCAAAACGATAGCGGCATGGATATTCCACCGCGATCAGTTGTAGTTGTGACGTCTGTTGAGATTTCGCCGACAGGACCGGGGCAGGAGTCTCGGGCGATTCATCATGTGACGAAATATACAGGACAAGTCGGAAATGTATGTGTCACAGGGAATGTGACGATCGCGGCCGGGAATCAGGGTCGAGCCTACTCCGATTCGTTTTTATATGTATCAATTGATCCGTCTGTGGCAACTCCAAAAGTCATGGAGCAATGGGGTCCAGTTCCGAATAAGTGGACAATTGGACGCGGCGGAATGGGGTTTTTCTGTCAAGGATATGCGAGCACCGGAGATACAATCGTCCGAGCGATATTTCTTCGGAAGGATGGGTATTATCTCGGTAAACTGACGGGGTCGCTCAATGCGGGAACAATGGCAACGCCGACGTCTGGAACATTCAATGTCTGGCATCCAAACCCATCCTCAAGTCCTCCTGGCCAAGGGCTGATCGTCAGCCCGAATTCCGCGTTGCTCGGATTAACGGCCTACAACTATTCCGCCAGCAATTCCGGATCGACTGGATATGACTGCATCGTGCAGATGTTGCCGACTGGACTGACATTCGTCTCTGTGGGATGCGCTGTATCATGATGGCAAGGACAAAAGCTTCATGCTGCCCAACTGGCTATACAACTCGATCGTACGACACGTCTGGAAACAAGATTTGGAGCGCGAACTATTTCGGTGGTTCTTCGGCCGGCGCAGTAACCTGTCAAGCCGTAGATGCATCACGAGTCTATGTCGGAGGCTCCAGAATAACCGCCAGTGGCACTTCATGGTCGGTCGTCTGCTTCGATATTGTGACTGGGCAATTTCTTTGGAGCCATGATCTCCTGAACGATCTCACTCCAACCGATCCGTCGCTCGGAATCCCGATTCAGATGCAGATCGACACATCAGGAAATCTTTCTTGCATGCTGTGGCCTGGAGCCTACAACTCGACAACCGCACAAAAACAGAACTTCGTTGTTCTCGACACGACGGGGGCCACGGTAGCGACCTATCAGTACACTCAACCAACCATCTCCGGGAAACCGATCTATTCCGTGGATTTCACGATCAATGGACTCGGCGACTATCATATTGCTGGATCAGCTATCGGACTGACGGATTCCAACGGATTCGTAAACGATTTTCACATGCTGGACTGGGCCAGCGGGTTTGGCTCATCGCCGACAGACCATCACATCACAGACCTGTCAGGGAGCAACGCGACGGCATCCGGAATCATTGCCGCCTGCATGTTTCGACAAAGTTCACACGACTATATCAGCGGGAAGCCACGCCTGGTGCCAGGATCATTCACCAATGGGTCCGCATCTCCACTCTTGTGGTCCGCTCCGTCAATGTGGGGTGGACCATCCGGTAATGCAATCGCGACATCATTTTCCAGTTTCTCGCAAAACATTTTTCAGCGAACACTGACCTTGCCAGGCACGGCGATAACCGCGACAGGAACGACACAGGGAACGGCCGCAGCACTGACTGCGAATACCGCATACAACATCACGCGATCAACCGGAAATCTTGGTGTCATCCTGCCGTCCGCAAGTGCCGGAGACCGTGTGTGTACAGCGGTCATGAGTCCGAATTCGTTCGGCACACCAGCGCAGAGAAACATTTACCCGCCGTCTGGCGGCTACCTGATCGCCTCGAACTTCACGCAGTTGGCTGTGAATACGCCGATCACATACAACGATGGAGACTATTTCGTCTGCATTGGCGGTCTCAACTGGATCCAAATGTTCGATGACGGCGGCATCATATCGGATCGGATTTCCGTGGACACGTCGGGTAACGTGTTTTCGATCACGCTGACTGACGGAGTCATCGGGAAGTACATTCCGTCTGGCGCGCTCATGTGGCGAAAGGGCAAGTTCGCTGCCAACACGATTCAGGATGCTTCAGGCAATACGTATTCCATCGGCAAGCGCTCAGGGCCAACAGGTGCATCTGTGTGCGCTCGCGATTCCAACGGAGCGTGGCTATGGGGTCATTGGAACATGGGGTCGTGGCTTCTCCACGGAAGCGGTTCGACTGCCGATATGCCACGATCCTGTGTCGCAATCGAGCCAAGCGGATCAAACATTATCATCAGCGGTTGCGCCGATGAAACCGGATCAGGTGGCCCATGCAATTCGGTAAACGACCTGAACTTCGTGTCCGATCCGTGGCCGTGAGATCGTCGAAAAAATCACTTACCGGCGACCTCTCCTGTCTCGGCGTACTTGAATGGATCTTGGTACGTCACGCCGCCCCTGATCGAGTCAGGGTTCACCGAATGCGTCGAGACGGCACCGGTTCGCGTAAATAGCGCGAGGATGGCCTTGTCCCCGCGTTCGTATCCATTCGCAGACGGATCGCTCCAAACTCCGTATTCGGGACATGACGACGTAGGGTAACTCGACGGATTCGACCAATACTGCCGATCGCGATCCGCGTCTTTCTGATCTGCAATGTAAAACTCGATCAATCCCTTCTGCGCCGCTGGTCCCATGATGGCGCCTGATGGCGAAAACAGAATGTCCATCTGCGTGGAGTAATCAAATCCGCTCGGGTCTGTTGAGAGTGGCGAAAAGATTTTCCACGATGACGGCAGTTTTGATCCGCGATTGCTAGCGAGCGTCGCTGCATTGACCTGTTCGATTGTGTTGACGTAGGAGGCTGTTCCGGGGCTTCCGATGACTCCCGACGAACGGTCCAAATGAATGACAGAACCCTTTGGGAGTTGAATCATATCGGAACCCGGCAAAACACTGTTCGGCAGAATGAGTTGATATGTCATCGGTCCGCCGTTCATGAATGCGTTGATTTCTTGCGGATTGTTGTTCGTGGGCGGATTTGGATAGGCTGTCGTCAGTCGCAATCGCGGAGGATACGTTGGAGTCACGCCAGCAGCGGTTGCATTGGCCAGAAGATCAACAGTCACCGTATACCACAGTCCTGTCGGATCGTTCGGAATCTTGATCTTTGCTCCGTTGGTCAACAATCCTTCATTCATGAGGTCGACCCATGCGGTAGGGATTGCATCAGGATTCGCAGGATCACCGTCAAAACCTCGCACGATCCATGCCAGTGGATTTGCCACTCCACCGACCCATTCATCAGATATCCCATTGTTGTCAACATCAATCCGCTCCAGCCGAATCTGACCTTGTGTCCATGCCGGCGTCTGCTGAATATAAATCATGCTTGACACAGTTCGGCTTGTCTGACCGACAGTTGACGAATCCAGCAAGAATCGCAAACCTCGCGGGGCTCTGGCGTAAATCGCGCGATCACGCGCACCAGCAAGAGCCGACTGAAGCTGACGAGCCGCCCCGCGAACCTTGTCGTTATTGACCGACAGCTTCACGGCCGACATCGTGAGTGTCGCCAGGATGAGCATAATAACGACGACGATCAGCAGTTCGACCAGAGTGAATCCAACACGAGTTTTCCGCACGATTTGTCTCCTCGAAAGTGAATGTTTGAACACGAAACATTCTACACAACGGAAAACAGCGGCAACCGGATCAAATTTGCTCCAAAATCACGTCAGATCGACGTTGTACGCTTCGGACATCAGTTTGACTGACTCGGCAGTCCAGTCGTCATTCGCGTCAATTTGCAGATCGACAGGCTGAACTTTGCATCGTTTCGAATAGCGAGCCTTGCGGACAAACGGAATCCAGCTTCGAGCGGCGTTCAACTGTCGCCAAACTCGACCAACGCGAATCCATTGACCGTTCTCAAATGAGAGGATCAGGTAGACGGTGATTGTGCGAATCACTGGTAACATTTCCAGAATCGGCCGAGGTGAAACGAACCATTCAATATCGACACGGGATTACTCGTCGAGTATTCCGCGATTCGGATCAACGTTTGGTCGACGATTTCCACGACGAGATATGGATATCCGGGTGATAGAAGATGACCCATGTCGATGTCACATTCATGGAAGTTGAAGCAAACGATCTCATCGCCGATCGAAATTCCGGTTTCGTCGATCAATTCAAGCATCATTTCGGCTCCAATGTTTTCGGCGGAACTGCGTCGGGGATTCGCTGCCAGAGACAATCCATCTGATCAACTCGTTTCTGGTAGAAGTCGCTCAATTTTTCGGACAGTCGCCCCCCATCGAACGGATTGAATTCCAGCCGAACAATCGTCGTTGTGCCCAAATGAAGCCGATACCACCACCCCGAACCGTCCGGCCGATCCAACCACGGCGCAGGCTGCTGGATGTCGGCATAGCGGACCCATTCGCCGTGCTCCCGTTCAACCAAGTCCTGCCAGCCGATGCTCACGACTTCAAGATCGTATTTCTGAATCGTCATTGTGTTTCCCTATTCAATATGCCCACAGTGCGGACAGGTCACGCCTGCGTTACCGGCACAATCTCGGTTAGCCTCATCGTCCCACGGTTCTCGTTCGGAAAGCTGCTTCTCCAGCTCCGCAATCCGCTCGCGTAGTGGAGCTGTCGAGAATTCAACAACAACACTGGCCGCGTCTTCATAGGCTTTCTGAACGGAACGCTTCAGTCCGTGCCAACCGATCTTCGGCAGCCCGCTGTACCCTTCATAAAGAATTTGACCCGCTGACTTCTCTTCGCTGCTCATTGGCTGGACTTTCCAAAGTTGATGGCATCGACATACATCTTATTGTCACGCACCTTGTAGAACGCTTCGAGACGAATTGCCGCCATTTGCCAGTTCAGGATTTTCGGAGTCCAGTTACCATCAGGATCTTCGCCTCTCAGTTCGCACAGCTTTCGTGCGGCAACTTCAATCTGCTGGTCGGTCATTCTGAATCCCTGCAAAACGGCTTAATCGCAATCAATCCGAGAAAGAACACGCCATAGAGGATTGGATTTGATGTCGGCACAATTGAGTATTTCGCGGCGATCCGATCCATCAGGAACATCAGCAATCCGATCGCAGCAAGATAGGAGCAAATCCAGTCTCTCATTTCACTTTCTCCAGATATTGCGACAGGGTTTGATTCCAGTGGGACTGACAGGCGGCTTTGGCAGAGTCTGCATTGTCGTGAGTTCTCCCATCAACAACGATATCTGACTCCTGATTGTCCGCATGAATTGCTTGGCATGTGATGCCAGTTGTTGTTCGGTTAATATCGACACGATACACGCCGTTGATGACTTCACAACGCCAATATTCAGGATACGGCAGTTCCCATTGCAGCGGAGCAATGCGATAGAGCGATTCGGTCATTCGACAATCTCCAAGTCAAATTCGCACATCATAACAGTCGAGCCATCGACCAATTTAACTTCGACATAGAATTTGCCGAACAGAGACTGAGAGTATGAAAGCACAACGTCACCAATGGTTCCCTCGCGAATGAGAAAATTGTCGGTCCCGATGCGACTGTCTCGAATCACGCGAACCATCGAATGTTTTGGAATTCGGCTCATCAAAGCGTCCTTTCGATCTTATGGCGAATCAGGGGTTTGGGGATCGTCAAGATCGACCGTTTCAGTTCGATTGACGAGTCTTTCAACGGCCGGATTTGACAAAAGAAACTTCTCGCCGGACTTGAGCGTCAGCCATGAATCAACGATCGACAAAATGGCATCAGGATGAAAATAGATCGGCCTGCAACCGGAATGTCGAGTGCGGAACAAGATCGACTTTGAAGGCGGTTTCATCAAGATTCCTTTCGAACTGGTGGCGAAACAAGCAAGTGAGGCATCTTTTCGACAATGTCATCGACTCGCAAAAATCCTTCCAGTCCATCAACCTGAAACAGCCCGAAATAGGCATCGAGCCATGTGCATTTCTTGGGACCGGATGGAAATATCGCCGTGAACGTCGAAAAATCAAATCCTTCAGTCTTCGCCAATTGTTGGCAGTCATAAAGAGAAATCATCAAAGCATCTCCCGAAAATCAGAATCAATCTCGCACACATCCACATCAAATGCCGTCAGGTCCATCTGGAAGCGGTTGCCATAGTGTCGGCAAATCGCCTGTCAGATCGTCGCCAGTATTATCGAACCAGTGTCCGTCAGTTCCGCAATCACCGTCTTCATCAGCATCGAAGATCCATTGTGCTGTGAAAACTCCAGCATCCGCTCGCCAAACAATGATTTGCGTGCCATCTCTCGGGGCTGAATCAAACGACCGCCAACGGTGAACTTCCCACGGAGAAACGCGATTGAAACATCCCATGAGATCGTCTGTGGCAACTCCACAATCAGGACAACCCCAAACGTCATGCTCTTTCGGCGAAACTCGTGCAGGAGTGTTGCAGCGTTTGCAGAAGTAAAGCGGAATCACTTCCCATGAATCAATGAAGGCACATTTGGTAGGCATTTTTCGGTTTGCTTTGAATCGACTCCGCGTCAAACGTCAATCAGCTAGTTTCGGTTCACGAGTTTTCTGGAATAACGAAGAATGGAAACTCAATTCGCGACTGTACGGTTTCGTTTGTTGGATCGACGATCCGAACTTCCTTTTTCTCTCCCTGAGTCGTGCAATAGATTCTCAGAAGCGTAACGGCATATCGAAACACGTCGCAGGTTTTCAGTCCGGTGATGGATTTGAGGCGTTCCAGTTCAGCGGCAGATTGTTCGTTTAGGTCGATTGTCACTCGCTTGGATGGCATCAATGATATTCCTTGTTTCGTCAGAATTTTCGGCCGTGCTCTTCCTCATGGCAAGACTTGCACATAATCTCCAAGTCGGTTTTTACGTTCTCTTTTCCGAGTCGTTCATACGTCAGGTGATGGCATTGCAGTTTCTTGAATCCGCCGCATCTGTTGCATTGTTTTCCGTGAATCCCAAACGCTTCGAGTCGCTTAATCTTCCATCTATCGGATCTCATGTATGCAATGTAAAACGGAGAAAAATTCGGTGTCGGTTGACTCGTTTTTCCGCCAGCACGTTGCTTCGAGCCGTTGCATTGTCGGTCCCGCTTCGCTTGCCTCCGCTGAAAACGATCTTGGATTTTGCATCCCCACAGCAGCAATTTCTCTCCCGAAAGACCCTTCGGCGGTTTGTATTTCTGTCCGTCAATTACGACAAAATCAGGAGTTCCAATTTCTGGTATGCATAGGCGAGACTTTCGAAATGCGAGCTTGTCCTGTTGTTTCTGAATCTTCCTTTGCTGTTTTCGAGAGACAAAGGCTGGCTCTGGAGGCAGGAGTATCGGGGATTGCTCCGCTCGTTTAAATCGAGCATTATTCGCGGCAATCTTTTCCGCTGAGAAGTGCTTGACGATGGAGTATGGTTCCAATCGCCTTGAACGAATGGCACTAGGATAAGGAAATTCCTCCCCCCTCGCCAATCCCGCGGCCGACATTCCTGCCCGCGGATCGACCCCCTACTCTTCAGCCTCACTCCCAATTGGTGGCGAACGTGAAATCCGCGGGATACGATCAAATGGAACGTCTCAAACGATGAGCCACCATTCTCGTTCCATCGGATGCCTGATGCCCACCCATCTCGTCAACCTCGATGCGCTCGTGCAACGCCAGGATTTTCGACACGGTTCGGACGAACCACCGCAACGCAACCGATTGAGCAGCGAAATCAAAATCGGGGAACTGGAAAGCAATTTCTTCCATCTTCTCAAAAAGCCGGATTTCCAACGAACGACGAACAACTGGTCATCCAATCGGATCATGGAATTCGTCAAGAGTTTCGTTGATGGAGATTTGATCCCATCCATCATCATGTGGTGGTCGCAAGACACAGGAACTGCATTCGTCATCGACGGGGCGCACCGGATGAGTGCTCTCGCGGCATGGGTTCATGATGATTACGGAGACGGGGCCATTTCGCGAGCGTTCTGGAAATCGAACATTCCCGCGGCTCAGAAGAAACTCGCCGAAGCAACGAAGTTGCTGATTGATCGGGAGATCGGGCAGTATCAGAAGCTGAAGCGTCTTGTTCAGGATAATCCCGCGGGAAGCGACCCTGTCATGCTGGCACGGGCTAAGAATATGGCGACATTCAAGATCGACCTGCAATGGGTCGAAGGGAGCGCGGAAACCGCGGAGCGATCTTTCTTCCGAATCAATTGCAGTGCCAGCATCATCGACCGCACCGAACTGGAAATCATCAAGTCACGTCGGAAGCCAAATGCGATTGCGACCCGAGCATTAATGAATGCAGGCACGGGACACCGCTATTGGTCAGGATTCTCCGATGAAGTTGGCGACGAGATTGAAAAACTGTCGAAGGAAATCGCGGTCAGCCTGTTCCAGCCGATCTTGGAAACGCCCGTAAAGACAATGGATTTGCCCATCGCGGGACAAGGGTATTCATCGAGTGCGTTCCAAGTCGTTTTCGATCTGGTGAATCAAGTCAATGGGGTCGCATCGTCGAAGCGAGCCCCGCGGATGCCGAAGGAAAGGAAAGTCGATCATTCAGTCGTTGCAGAGGATTCGGAGGAAGACGAAGTTCCCGCGGATGAGATCGCCGCGGACAATAGTCTTCCCGACGACAAGGACGGCAAGCAAACAATCGCCTATCTGAATGCCGTCAAGCGTGCCGCCCTATTGGTGTCGGGAAGCAAGGGTGGATCTCTCGGGCTTCATCCGGTGGTATATTACTACGGAAAGACTGGGCGATTCCAATCATCCGCATTGCTGTCGACGATCAAGTTTGTGGAGGAACTGAAAAAGGAAAACCGCCTCGCTGAATTTACGCAGCATCGCAATGATTTCGAGGAATACCTCGTTCATCACCGCCATTTCGTGAACAGTCTCGTTCACACGTATGGAAGCCGATACCGGTCGGTCGACGCATTGGTGACGATGTACCGAATCATTCTCGCCCAAGTGATGGAAGGAAACGTGGATCACGACAAGATCACGCAAAAGCTGATCGGCGATTCGGCGCTGAGTTCATTAAGAGCGGCCATCGTTCCGAAGAAATCCCGCGGGAACAAGGAAAGTTCAAAACTCTCCGCCGCGGATCGGAGTGCCGCATTTCTCGCGACGGCAATCAATGGTGCCCCGCGGTGTTCAATTTGCAAAGCACGACTGCATTTGAGGGGTGTCAGCATCGACCACGAAAAGCGCAGGCAAGACGGCGGCACGAACGATGTCAGCAATTTGAATCCGACGCATGCCTACTGCAATTCTGGATTCAAGGAAAAGAAACACCGCGAAACGAAGAAAAAAGCCGCGGACAAGTCGTAATGGCTTTATCTATAAACAGTACCCGTTCAACACGTCCTGCGGCAATTCTGTTTCGGCATCCCATCAGTCTCCAATTTACAAACAGGCTTTCCAGCAGACGGCGGAGCATCCTTCGCCATCTTGAGTATCTTTTCGACTTCCTTCCGCTCTATGTCGCTCAGATCATTGACAAGGAATCTCGGTGCGGGATGCGTGTAGAATCGTTTGGCGAGAACTGGAGCCAAATGTCGGAAGTCCTGTCCCTCAGAGTCCCAAAGAATAAAGCGATCGAACATCACGACAGGGCCACAAATTCCGACATTCTTTACGTGTGGACCGATTCCAATCCAAGTCAATTTGTTTGCAATTCCCGTCAGAACCGGTTCTCGACTATCTCCTCCGATTCCAATTACTGCTTCAAAAAGAATGCTGCGCACTTGTCCCATGCAATCACGCAGACCGAAGCGCCCCTGTTTGTCTGGGTCGCCGGTGTGTGTTCGCTTATAGATGAGCGTTCGCATTCGTTCCGCCTTTATTCGCCGACAATTTAACACGGCGAAACGCGCCACGTTTCGCGGCATGCGGATTCTACCAGAAGCCGACCATCGTTCGCGATGCGTCGGCTTTTTTCGTTTGCGGATCATTCACACAGATATTTGAGTGCTCATCAATTCGTCCATAATTCCTGAATATCCACGTCTCTAATTGACCAAGAGACCGTTTTTTCGCATGCAATTGCGATAACCATCGCTCATTGAAATTATTTCGCTCCTCTTCCGAGGTTCGTACACTCTCCACATCACTGGTGAAATACCGTCAACATCCTTGTGCGGTGATCGTCCGCCAATTCGCATCGGATAATTATTTTTCGCTCGCTGGATGCTTCTCTGTACTCTGATGGAATGCGGCCATCATCTGGTCGCGGCGTTTTTCGTTTATTTCGATCACCTTTCATGTTGTCGGAAGAGGACCAATGTCAGAAAATTTTTGCAGTCGCAGCGATTCTTCCGAAAATTCCGCTTCCCTCGCGAAACTTGCAGTGGTAAAAGATGAGTCGCAAGAACGTGAAATGTATTTCACGTCAGGCATAATGTGACAGGATTGAACGGAGGGAAACCAATGGCCGACGACGACATGATGGCCAAAATCATCGACAAGCGTGCGAAACTGGTGGAACATATCGAGAAGATGCAGCTCAGATTATCCGTCTATGACGAACTGCTGGCGGAAAGCGGGGAAGATCTGAATTCAGGCGGAAATCCGGCCGCCAGCACGGAAAAGAAAATCGGCCCTACAGAACACGTCCTGAAACTGTTGGGCGAACACCCAGATGGAATGACTCTAACAGAGATCATCGACGCGCCAGCGACTCGTGTTGAGAGCGAGTCCAAAGATCCGAAGGCCAATATCCGCAGCACGGTGACATACATGCTCCGAGCCGAGAGGCTGCAAAAGAACACGACAACCGACAAAATCACGATCAAGCCAAAAACCGTGAAACCGCCCAGTGAAGCGTGATGATCCGAATCTTGACACGAACATGAACGCGAGGTGCATGATGGACAAAAAATAAAACCCCAAGTCGCAAGGTGCGATCAAGGGGCTCCGATCGAAAGTCCCATTTTGATTCCACTCGGACCAACATGCTTTTGGGAAAGGGCAGGTCTGAGCGGGTCTAGCTAGGCACCCACGATGTCTGCGGTAATTCGCGGCTTTGCACCGTCGTTTTGGTTTTTCCTCAGTCGAAGGCAATATCGGTCTCAGACCGGTCAAGGATGCACGCAATTGTGATGTATCGTAGCTTTTCACTGGACCGAAATCCAGAACGTTTTTAGTCAGGGATGGCTTTGGTCGCTGATGCCTTTTTCTTTTCTTTCTTCGCGGCTTGCTTTAGGCGGTCGCGAATCCATTTGGAAAGATCGAGCCCAGCGATCTTGGCCGCATCCTCAAATTCCTGACGCTCTGACGTATCGACCCGAACTATGACATGGGCGTCTTTACGCTCGTCATCGTCTTTCGCCGGTCTTCCACGTGATTTCGCCATGCTCGCATTGTAATCCGAAAAATCATTTCGTCAACAGATGTTTCCGATTGACTTCGGTGATTAAACGGATTACAATTAATCCCGTTGGAACGCCAATTCCGACATAAGAAAAACCCCGCTTCGACGCCAATCGAAACGGGGTTCCAGATCAAACCGGCGAACCGGAATGCCCTGTAAGCAATCGCATTCTATGGATTCGCCCAAGTCAAGAAAAGGACGAATCCATGCCGCGAAAAGACTTCAAGGCTGTGCGTGACACTTTTGCGAACGATAGCGGACTTCCGTTCGGCCGCATTCTCACCCGCGATCATGTCGTGGGCGTGCTCGAATCCGAAGGACACAAATACCGTCAGCGAGTGTTCTGCCCGTTGGTCACGCTTTGGGCGTGGCTAAGCCAATCTCTCAGTCAGGACAAATCATTGAATGAGGCGGTCAGTCGCATTCTGGCACATCGCGTTGCAACCGGATTGCCAGCATGCTCAGCCTCGTCGTCAAGTTACACTGACGCCCGCATTCGATTTCCGCTGCCAGTGTTGATTCGACTTGCAAAAGAGATCGGGCGAAAGGTTCACAACTCTGCCGACGAGGCATGGCATTGGCGCGGACGAGAAGTGTTCCTTGCCGATGGCACCACTCTTTCGATGCCTGACACTGAGAAAAACCAGTTGAAGTACCCTCAAGTCAAAACTGTCGCCGCGGGACTTGGGTTTCCGATTATGCGGTCGGTTGCATTAATCTCCTTGTCGACGGGTGCTGTCATGGATTTTTCATGTGGTCCATTCGAAGGGAAAGGCACGGGTGAGGGTGCTCTGTTGCGACAGACGCTCGATACGATGAATCGCGGTGATATTCTTGTCGCAGATCGGTATTACCCAAGCTATCGCACGTTGTCCGCCTTACTGCCCCGCGGAATCGACCTCGTGTCGATCAGTAACGCGTCACGAATCGTCGACTTCACGGAAGGATTTCAACTGGGCGACAACGATCACATCGTAACGTGGTATAAGCCGACGCGACCCGCGGGGATCGGCGACGAAGAATTCGCGGCGTTTCCAGACACGATCTGCGTCCGGGAGTTTCTTATAGATGTCGAGTCTCGCGACGGAGGGACCGAACAGGCAATCGTTGTCAGTACGTTGACCGATCCAACAATTCCGCAGGAAGAGATTTCGAATCTGTACTGGAAACGATGGAATTGTGAACTGGACTTGAGGTCAATCAAATCCAGCATGCATATGGATATTCTCCGCGGGAAAACGCCAGAAATGGTGCAAAAGGAAATCTATGCCCACTTGTTGGCTTACAATCTGATCCGCGGGACGATGACGGAATCGGCCAAGAGAACGGGACTCATTCCGCGGCAACTGAGTGTAAAGGGCTGCATGCAAGCCGTCGAATCATTCACTCCTGCAATGATGGCGACATCCGCGGGAGATGTTCTGTATGATGCCCTGCTGACGACCGTTTCGGCTCATCGCGTGGGAAATCGGCCGGGACGATTGGAACCGCGGGTTAAGAAACGTCGTGATCCGTGGGCGAAATCGAAGATGAAAAAACCCCGAAACGAGTACCGGAGACGTTTGGCGAAAGACGCGAAAACCTTATCCTAGTGCCATTCTCGCCTTGAACCGACGAGTTTTGGAGTTCGAAGAAATCTCTCTAGTCGACTTGATGATTGCGGTTCCATCCTTGCGGTCCAAAAAAGCCAAAGCCCCGCAGCGGTCGTGAGGCGACACATTGCAGGGCTTCAGGTTCCGCCGAAGCGGGATGAATCAGATTCCATCAAGTTGCCTCACAACTCGACGACGCGGCTTTGCAGAGGCTCCGCAGGCTCCAGAGGGGTTGGGTTTTGATTACATGATTCCTCCCAGAATGAAAACCGCCGTTTTATCTGAACCGGCGAAACCGATGATGGATACCCATTGTCGCAGGATGTGGCGATTATCCGCCGAGTCTGATGATTGTCAAACGCAATCCGCATCACTTCGGATCACGAGAAACCGATCCCGTATCGGCAGATTGCCGAAAGTCGCTATATTTCCATCTGAGAAAGACTCTCGCACCACTGGAAAGGATTCCCACATTGTCACGAAGCGTTTTAAGGGAGGTTGTCCACGATCTATTCCAAGGTCGCTGCTGCTGGTGTGGGAAAAGGGTGTTTCTCAGCAAAGCGACGAAAAAAGGACATCTGCGACATGACGCATCAACCGTTGACCATGTCGACCAGCGAAACGACGGCAACCGAAAAGCACGTTGCCGAGTTGTGTGCTCATGTCACCAATGCAATCAAAAGCGAAGTCACGATTCATACTGCTGCCTACTGAAAGTCACTGAGCGACCTGCCGACGTTGTGCCTGACGGAATGCCTGTTTTGTGGGTGGACGAGGCGGATGAGTTGATTCTCGATCAGTTTCAGGCGAGATGATTTCGACAATTTTCGGAAATCTTGTGAAATAGTATTGACGAAACAAATAAACGTCGATACTATCTCTCATGTGACGTGTGCGAAACGTTGCGGCTCTTAACTCTTGCGAAAGACGAAAACATGACGACAAAAACTGCAAAACGATTCCAAGTCGGACAGGAAATCTTCCAGGTCAGCGAATGGAGCGAAACGCAGATCGGTGATCGCAAGCACAACCGCGTTCAAGCCGTTCGTGTCGAATATCGAGTTCATTCGCGAATCGTTGACGCATGTGGAAAAAAACAAATCACGTTTGTTGAACGAGATGAACGCAAAATTACCGACTATGTGCTCGGTCGACGACACGACGCCGATTCATGCGTGCTGTTCGCGACAAAAGATGAAGCGTTTGCCGAAATTGCTCGGATGATCGAAGAAAAGAAATCAAGCATAGCTGATCGGGTCGCTCGTGAACCTGAGTGGTTCGGGTTGCAAGCGAACAACGAATACTTCGTCAATCAAACCGTGTTCGTCGGGTAATTCCGAATCTCAACTGGGGCGAGTCACTGATTCGCCCCGTGTTTTATCTCTCAAACTGAAAGAAATTGCCATCCTTTGAAGATACTGACCTCGATCTGCATTCGGACGCCAATGCGTATCGGGGAATGTTAAACGAGGGCTTCGAAGTCTTCGATGATGAACTTGGCGTTGCACGTCGTGTCCACTTGGTGAGCCATCGAGAAGATCCCAGTGTTGGCGTAACCTCATCCGCATACTGGCTTTTAGAGAAAGTAGGAGACATCGAACCATTATGAATTCCGCCACTTTGGAAACCATGCAGCGAATCATCGAGCAGATTTGCCCGCCGAAGCCGACGAACTGGATCTGGCGTGGGAAGGATCGAAAGTCCGTAAGATTTGGTCTTACTGAAGTTCAGGCACGTTCCCTGCAACTTCAGTACGGTGGCGAAACGGAGCGACAGGCGTGACACTTGAGCAAATCCCATACGAAACGGTCAAGCGATTATCGCAAGCGAAATACATTCCGGCGGGATACATTCCGGCGGGATACATTCGCAATACCGTTCTCGTGATCTGTCACGAGAACGGTATCCAAGCGACAGAAGCAGAACTGACAGAAGTCATCTATCGCGTTAAATCGGCACTGAAGCAAATCTGCTGTCGTGATCTCTTGTGGTAGCCAAAAAGGATACTGAATGACAACTGTAAGCGTGAAAAGCACCGGAGCGATTGGTGATGGCGTAACAGACGATACAAGGTCAATCCAAATTGCCATCGACTCAGGTGATACAATCCTATTTCCAGACGCTCCGAAGTTCTATCGAATCACAAAAAGCCTGCTGATCGGCGGGACAAATCAAGTCGGCGGGAAGCGATTGATCGGCGAACGAAACTGCCGTGGCGGATTCGGTATTCCATTGATCCAGGGGAGCGGAGGTTTCCCGTTGTTTCTGATGAATGGGACATCACTTCAAAATCGCAGTATCCTGCTGTTCAATCTGTCGGCGTCTCAAGTCGCGAACTCGGTATTGTCGGCAAACTTTGCGGCGAACCTGTTTGTCGATGAATGCTTTTTTCAGACGACTTCCAACAAACTCGCCACGGTTTCGGTCAGCAACAGTTCGGGTGTGACAATCCGCGAATCAACCATCCTTTGCAGTGGGGACATTCCTACTCAACAGGGGGGATGGGCGTTGACGGCATACGGGCAATGCAACGTCTTGCGAATCATGAACAACCAATTCGCGGGCGGTTCGCTAGGCGGTGCGGTTCACATCGAGCAATCGGAAACATTGCTGTATCAGGGGAATCGAACGGAACTCGGGGTTTATGGCTTGGTTGTCGGTTCCGGAGTCAACTTGCTCAATCCGACCGCTGGCAACGTGACAGGAGCGGGACCATCCAACGGCGTGACGATTCAAAGTAACTATTTCGAAAACATCGAGCATTCCCTTGTCATCGCATCGGCAAACAATCTGCCAAATGCGGGAATCGGCCAAGCAATCTTCGGACTTTTGATCCAAGGGAACATGATTGGCGTTAAGGATGTTGACAATCCGTTGATTGTCTATGGGCGAGTCGGATCAGGGGTGATCTGGTGCAATAGCTTGTGGCGAAAAGCGGGCGGAACTGCGGTTGCGATTCGCTCGACGTTTCCGGCGAATGCCCAATATCCCGTCCCGTTACTCGCTCCAAATAGTGTCAGTAATGGCAGCGGAGCGATGACGGGACCGTGAAAAGAATTTTTGAGCTGAAAGGGAGACGATGGTTAGTCAGTTCGATTTAGGGATGATTTGCGCGGCAGGAATCGTGTTCCATAGTTTCGGCGATGACGTTGAGGCATTCGAAATTCTGAAGGCGACCCATGCCGACAAAATCGACCCGATGGAAGTCGACGAATTCGACCGGGATGTATTGCTGTCGTATCGGGACTATGTGAAAGAACAGGCTGCCTACTGGCGGCTTCGAAATCGCCAGATACGAAAAAACGCAAAGCTGAGTGTCAGCAATGGAACAGGACCGACTGTTGGTCCGTGAAAGGAATGTCGATGTCAAAAGAAACCAGAACAGAAGTAATCGTGACTTGCGATCTGTGCAAGAGTCGATGCCCAAAAAAGGACAGCGATTATACGGAGATCCGCGTTTCTAGACACGACGAACATCCCATCTCGCATGATCCGGAAATTATTACCGCGCATGTGTGCAGCAAATGCAGCTCGGCACTTCTCCAAGCATGGAACGCCTACTGCCGGTGAAAGGAAATCCCATGAGCCAAATCATCAGAGGATCGTTAGAAAAATGCGGTTGCGGCAAGATCGTTCGCTATCTGGTGGCAGACGGCAAAACAGCCTGCAACAAACAGATGCGATGCCCGACGTATGATGAACTGAACGCGAGAATCGGCGATTTGTGCGGTCTGATTTTCATGATGAAGAGAAAACTCGACAGGGTCGATCGAGGATGCTGCCTCGCTTGCGGAAAGATGAGGAAGGGAAAATATGATCGAACGCCATTGGAAGACTGCTCCAATCCGCTCTGCCTAACCCACGAAATCAACAAGATGTGTCCTGAACTCCCAGTCATATCAGAAAGGAAATCCGATGAGTGAAACCAAAAACTTCAGCCGTCGAGACGTGCTGACCGTCACAACGATGCGACTCCTAACAAAGCCAAACAGCGATCGCGACAACGGAATTGATAATCTCTACAAATTGCTGAATTGGATGACGAATGACGAACTCTGCACGCATCAACTGCCGAGGGCCGGTAAGGAATGCCAGCCGTGGCTATTGCGATGGTTCCCCGAACTGAACTCGGTCGACGTGCCAGAGACGTTCACAAGCGGTGAGCATATCGAATCATGGCTGGAATCGCTGACCATTCCGGAATCGTTCGACGTTCCGAGAATTCCTCGTGATGGCCACGATGTAATAAATCCACTCGAAGAACTCGCTCAAATGGTCGGTCGAGAGAAGATTATCGTAGTTCAGTCCGGGGTGATACAGAGTGACCGGCAAACGACGATCAGCGGCAGAGATCCAGGAGGAACTCGACGCAGTTAAACAACGATCGGGAGATTTGGAAGTCGCAATTCGCAAGACAGAAGAATCCCTCAAGGCCATGAATGATGAACGCGACAAGTTGACAGATGGGGCATGGAGGCCCATTCGACGGGAGAATCTGCCGCCTAACGATGGATCTGGCTGAAGCGAAACGATTGGAGCATGACGAGATTGCAATTCGTATTCAGTGGGAATCTGGCAAGAGTCCATATTTCTCGCCGGGGAAGTACTATGTTCTGGAAAAGGTGACTGCCAAACAGATCTCAATTCGCTTGAGCGGACATTCTCGCTCGGACAGGTACAACCTTGATGGATCTTCGGTTTCTCGTCATGGGCACGAGCGAATCGACATCCGCAAAACATTTGGGATCGACTCTGATTCCGTACCGCCAAACTGGAAACCGGAGTCCAAATGAAAAAGAAATCATCGAAACCACGAAAGCAGCACAAGCCCACAACCGTAGCGGAAGAGTGTGCAGCGTATCGTGATGGACTCAGTGAATTCGTCTGCGAGCTTGAACCGTATATCAAATTGTGCCCAGAACTCCGGCGGAAATTTGAGACGCAAGTGATGGCGAGCCGCATGAATCTCGTGATGCAAATCCACCACGTGTACGGTAGGTCAACGTATGTCGCCGAACACGACTGGCATACGAGCCTTCTGCAAGCCTTCAAGGCATCGCATGACGTTGGGCACAGTCGCCCACTCGTTTTGGAAATCTGCTCGTTGCGGGCGAAACTGAACCGTCACGAGAGATATCTGGATCTATTGGAAGTCGGCATCGTGAAGGAAATCACCGAACCGAGTCGACTGCATTGGAACGTTCCGGCATTGGACAAGATCTGCGGATGTGTCAGTTTACGTGGCCGAATTGAAGGCATCTTGATTCCCGCCGTGAAGGGGGAACCGTTTGAACGACTTTGCGACGAAATACTCGAAGGACTGAACAAGTGAGCGAAAAAACAATCAGCGTCAAAGTGGATTCGGTAGTTCATCGGGTGTTCAGCGATCTGGCGGAAACATCGAAATTGACGGTCGCGAAATGGTTGGAGATGTTAGGCCGGCAACAGGTCTCACCATTGAAAACGCTTCCCGACTTCGAGCCCGTCACAAAACGCAAAACAGGACTGAATCCCGCACAAGGGGAGATCCCGACTCAGATCGTCGAACTGTTCAAGTCACGACGCAAAATGGCGTTCACGGAGATTGTGGACACGTTGGAGTCGATCAAAAGCGAAGGCGTGCATCGTCGGAACATCAGAAATGCGATTCTCAGACTGTCGAAAAACGGTACACTGTCAATGGATGACGGACGGATCGTGTCACTAGCCAAACGGAAAAAATCATGACGGCGAAAAGCATGGATGCGACAGCAGTCCAATTCAAGGCATTCATTCACAATGACGCATACAAGGTCGGTGACGACGGGTCATTGTGGAGACGTGCCAGAAGCTCAAATCGGGACCAGCCGAATGGAACGATTCAACCTGACGACCCGGATGCAGGTTCGCCGGTTCACGAGACTGACGAACGCTCACAGCAAAATCACCCGCAATCATGACGCGATGCTCGGGCTGTATTTCGCTTGGTACAATTCGTAGGAGCAGATGTGATCGTGATGTTTGAACTTGCCCTACAGGGCGACCACTTAAAAGTGGTCGAGGAGAAGCACTACCGTTTGGTCGGTTCGGGTGAGATCACATCTGAAGATTTGAAAGCAATGGCGGAGATGTCTGACTGACTACACATTTCCATCAACACAAAGTCGACCCAGTACCAGAATCCGGCCCGAGCCTTTTGAAAGGGAAACTCTTGCACTTCACAACACATCGACCAGACGGCACAGCACGGCGGGCAAAAATCAACGGGGATGATGCTCGCGAGATTGTGCGGCTGTTTGGCGAAGGGATTGGCAAACACGAATTGGCGGCACAATTTGGCGTGTCATATTCCACGATCAACGCGATTATCGGCGGTCGAATTTGGAACCGCGAAACAGTGGATCAGCGGCGACAATTGAACTCATTGAAAGGGAAGACATGCTGATTAAAGACACCGTATTCGGAATTATCGACTTGGAGACAACGGGGCTTCTCGCGGAAACTGATCGCGTCGTCGAAGCGGCGATTGTCTGGTGTGAACCTCGCGGGATCTATGCCAATCACACTTTGCTCTACGATCCGGGAATTCCAATTCCACCAGCGGCGTCCGCGATTCATCACATTACCGATGATGACGTGGAAGGATTGCCGAAGTTCAGCAGTGAGATATTCTTCGGCGACGAAGAAAACAGCGACGTTGACTTCTACGCCGCTCACAATGCCGAATTCGACGGAGCGTTCCTGAAGCCAGTTCCGAAGCCACTGGTATGCACGATGCGACTCGCACAGAAGCTCTATCCCGAGTTTGAGTCTCATTCCAATCAGTTTTTGAGATACCGACTTGGATTGAAGCCGCCGATTGATCGACACGCCGCATGCCATCGCGCATTGCCTGACGCTCTCGTGACGGCAACTTTGCTGATTCACGAACTGAATGAAGTTCTAACATCGGTCGACATCGACGTTCGCGAATCGGTCCCAAACAACACTGTCGAAGAATTGGTTGCGTGGATCGAACGGCCGATGATTTTGCACAGAATCCGATTTGGAAAGCATGGACCGAAAGATGGCAAACCCGGAATGTTGTGGTCAGAAGTTCCGAAAGACTATCTGCGGTGGATGGTTGGAAATATGGCCGACGCTGACCGAGACACGATGTTTACCGCTCGTCATTATTTGGGGATTGGGAAATGATTTTCTTTCGGCACAATCCGCCAGCAGGTTCACCGGCAAGCCACTGCGAACATTGGTCGGCTGATACGTCGGACGGACTTCATCTGATTGCTCTAGTGAGCATTGAGCAACCTGGAGACGTGTTGCATGTCAGTCTGTCGGTTCAAAGCGAGACGTCGCCGTTTGTTCGCAAGCCAAGTTGGCGAGAACGATTGACGGCGGTTCAAAAATGGTTCCCGAGACTCAGCGTTGAAACACTATGGGGCGAGACTCAGCCGAACGTGTTTCATATTCTGGAGAAGAAATAATGGACACGGAACGCTTACAACGGCGAGTCGACGGCCGAACTCAAGCGAAAGCGATTTTCGACCTGTTGACGCTCGATCATCCCGACAAGATCGCAGCGTTTTTCGACGAACTCGATTCGCGATTTCGACCGAAAACCGAAGTTGCGAAACAGATTGAACGTCGCAAGATTCGCGAACTGTCGGTCATCACAATTGACTTTGGGGCACATTCTGGCAAACAGATGGACGAAATCCCACGGGAATACCTTTCGTGGCTTCTGGAGTCATCTGAGCAGACTTGCAGCGATATCCGCGAATATCTGGAAGCGACTGCCGAACGTGGCTCACCAGACGACGTAGGCGACTTTGAGATCGAGGACACGGAATGACTGAATTCGAACAAGCGAAACTTATTGCCGAAAAGATTCTGGACGAACCGAACGCCGATCCTGACCGAGATGAAGCCATTATCGCCCGTCAGTTCAATCGGCTGGTCGAGCGAATCGAGAAGCGGAAGCCGATGAATCCACTGGAAACCGCAACCGGATGGTACACGGAGGAAGAGATTTTCACGTTCATCAATCGAAAACCAAGCGTATTCGACGACTCACGTCAGAAGGTGCCGACAGACGTCCGAAGCATCGAATTCGCCGCATGGATGGCAAACGAATACCGTCTCGCAATGGCCAAAGGAATCCAGATGGCGAACAACGCGAACTCCGGTTGACGAACTGACCGACTCTCGGCAATAATCCCGACTCGCGACAGGTCATAGATGTTGCGAACGTCAGACAATTCAAAACGTGACGCGGTGATTAGTGCCCGTGTCCAAGAATCCATACGATCCAGTATCCGCTTTTCCTTGCACTAATCAGGGGGAGGCGGATTCTTTTTTGGATACGTGATGACTGATATTTCCGATTTTCAGATCACTGCAAAAGGCGTCGCCGGATTCATTTTGATGAATGCGGTTCCTCAATCAGAGTTGACGTTTGACATGCTGAAAGACATCAATGCCGAACTTGAACAGATCGACACGGAAAATCAGGAATATGATTCGGCCGTAAAAGACATCTGTGCAAGATGTTATTGCGGAATCATCGACTCCACGCGAGCCGCTGCCGAAGTCCGCGAATTGAACGATTCGATGAGAACATCGAGAAACTAAGTCGTTTCATATTTCCAAGTTCAGACGATTACTTGAGACGGAGCCTGCGGAGATGGGCGAAGATAGATCGTGGATCAAAGCCTATCGCTCAATGATGGACAAGACCGCCATTTGGGACAGCGACTGCATGACTCGACTCTGGCTTCATTGCTGCTTTACGGCGAACTGGAAGGACACGGAATGGACAATTCCAGCGACGTATCAAAAGATCGTTGTGCCTCGCGGATCGTTCATCACTGGGCGTCAGGCTCTCCACGCAAAGCTGTACCGAGCGAAGGACGAAAACGGGTTTGTGATCCATCACGACTTCATTCCGAGTGAATCGACGCTGTGGCGCAGAATTCAGGCTTTGGAAAAAATGGGATGCCTGAAAATCGAAAACGTGAACAACCGATGTTCGATGTTAACCGTTGTCAATTATGACACTTACCAAAACGTTGAACAGCCATTTGAACAAGCGACTGACGGCAGGTTGAACAAGCGAACGCTGGAGCGTGAACAACCGATCGACACATCAGAAGAATTTAAGAATTTAAGAATTGAAGAAAGAAAGAAAGAAAATGGCGTTTCGTTTTTGCAAAAAGATGTCCAGATTCAGGACCAAGTCGAGTACCAAAAACAAGCCGACAGACTCACGGGATTCTCTCCGATTGTTGGCCATCTGTGCCAAGGATTCATTCGAGCATATCCAAGAAAAATCAAACCCGCTCTCGTGCCGGACTCGTTCGATTCCGCAATCGTGATTCTGGTTCAGCGTGGAATGACGATTGGCGAATCCGCGGCGTTTTTGGAATCTCAGGCCACAAAATACGCTGCAAGCCCGGCTGGAAGAGATTTTGACGGTTCCGTCGATGTTCGACCAGCCCCGTCGAAATGGCTTGACGAAGGACGCTACGACGAAGATCCAAACGAGTGGCGAGTCCCGAATGGAAACGTCAGGCAACACGATGTCCATCAGAAGCCGCGAATTAAGCCGCTCCAGAAAAAGGAAACAGCATGAGAGATCTCGAACAACTTCCACCGCAAAATCTCGAAGCCGAGCAAGCGGTTCTTGGTTGCCAGATTCTCGGAGGGAAGTTTGGTGCCAGCAAGCATCTCGATCAAATCAACCTCTTGCCAGAAGTTCTGTCCGTTGATGATTTCTACAGCGACGTTCATCAAGAAATTCAGCGGGCGATATGGCGATTGAAAGACAAGATCGGGGTCGTCGATGTGTTGCTGTTGGCCGACGAACTGGAATCCACCGGGAAATATGCAGAAGTTGGCGGGACCGATTATCTAATGAAACTCATTGATAAATTGGAGGATTCGACTCATTCCCTCCATTATGCCGCGATGGTCACCAAATGCTCTCGTCGTCGGAAGTCGATTGATATTGGCAATATGATGATTCGGAAGGCGTATGACCCCACGAGGAGCGATGAAGAGTTTATTTCAGAAGCCCACGAAGCCGCGATGAAAATGGCGGAAATGTTACACGTCAAGAAATCTCATCCCCGATTCCTGTCGGAACACGTCAACGAACAAATCGACGGACTCGAACGGGGTGATCTTCCTGTTGTGTTCTATGGGATTAAAGAAATTGACGGATTAATGCGGGGCATGGCACCGGGAGAACTGATTGTCGTCGGAGCGAGGCCGAATCACGGGAAATCGGCATTGGCGTTGCAGTGGCTTGACGCAGCGGCGGCGAAGGGTGTTTCGAGCTTGATGATTTCAGAGGAAATGTCCGCTCAAAATATCGCGTCAAGAACACTGACATATGTGAGTGAACTTCCGTCGTCATCATGGAAAGAACAGATTGACAATCTTCGACTGGAAGCGACATCCCATTTTAGCCGTCGTGCTGGTGTTCTCATCGCGGAAAACTGCGGAACGATTGCGGCGTGCGAACGAGCGATTGATCGGGCCGTCCAGTCTCATGGGATCAAGATCGTCGCCGTCGATTATGCTCAAATGATTGACGGTGACGGTGAAACAAAAGCTCAGCGGGTTGGTGACGTTTCGAAGCGACTAAAGAAAATGGCAACGAAACATGGAATCAATCCGATCTTGCTGGCTCAACTAAATCGAGGGGTCGAGACGCGAGATGATTTAACTCCGCGATCATCGGACCTGAAAGATTCCGGATCACTTGAAGAGGATGCGGATATCGTCTTACTCCCCTATGTTCCGGCAATGTTTGACGAGACGTATTCGGACAAAACTGAATATCGAATCATATGCACGAAAAACAGAAGCAGACCGGGACGGGGCGAAGTCATTCAGATGAAAACGGACTTTGGTCGACAACGGATTGTGTCGGTTGATACGACTACTGGCGACGGACGGGTTTATGATCAGCGTGATGTCGATAGGTTCTTTTGACATGAACAATTGTGGAACTATCAGGAAAATGGGTACTCGAATGGAGCGTGAAAGAAAAGTCGTTTCACATTCAGACTCTCAGTCAAGCAATCAATGCAAACATCAACACAATGATAAACGGATATCCAGTCGACTATGCGATTGTCTTCATTGGAAATTCTCACGCAGAGGCTGGAACCGTACCAGCCGAAACACACTGACGACGGATTTGCAGATCGGGCGTTCAAATAAGGGGACGATATGAAAGCAACATTTGACGGTGCGGAGTGGGAGTATTTCACTGGGAGAGTCGGATTCATAAAATTCAAGGGTGATGATCGCGAATACCTTTGTGTAGATCATCCGACGCAAGTCGATAAATCGTGGCAATCCGAATTTGGGCGATTCGAGTCCATCATAAGTTTGATTGCAGATCTGAATCTGCGAAGGCGTTATATGGCCGATGGTTCGACGGCAGCAATTATTGCGAACATCATCGACAGACTCGAATCACTCGAAAAACAAGCCGCGAACGATAATAAGTAGGATCGGAATCCGAAAATGGCTCAGCGTGGTTCATCGCAGAAGCGGGTGATGAAGGACAAACTCTTTCACGGATACGCAACAGCGAAATGCTGCTTCTGTCGCAGAACACTGAGCAAGTCAACAGCGACGATCGAACACGTAACGCCATTGGCACACGGAGGCGGATGGCGTCTCGAAAATCTGAGGGTGAGTTGCTTTGACTGCAATAACGCACGAGGCGTTCAACCATTCGAAGAATTCAGGAAAAAGAAACGGGATGCGATCGCTGCAAAGGTCGCGAAGTCACAACAACAAATGAAAGAAAATCAATGAGCAAACCGACAATCGAAAAGACGAAGCCAGCACAACCGAAAACCAAAGCCCAGCGGACATTCAAGGATGATGTCGACCAACTGGCGAAATCACGGGAGATCGCGTTGACGGCGGTCCTGTCGCTGTTTTCATCGGCGACGAAATCTGACGCAGAATTCAAGACAGCGGATTCAAAGCTGAATTCGTACATCCAACGTAAGCGAACATTTGCGATTCAATGGACTGCGGATGGCACGCGGCGGGAAAACATTGAGCGGGCGAGAAAGCTGGTTTATTTCGTTCGCACCCGGATCGAATCAGAGCGGTTTGTCGGCGAAATCTTTCGTAGGACAGATGACGGCGAAACAATCCTTTTGACACTGAGCGGACATGAGACGGCGAAGGCAGCAAAACAGGCTTGTTACGAATGGGCAGCGGCCGAATCAGTGGAAGTCATCAGATCGTATCGGCGGTTTTACGAAGGGGAATTAACCTACGAAACCGAGATGGAGAAACTCGCGGCGATGCGAATGGTTGCGACTGAGGCGAATCACAAACTTGTGATGCTCGGCCGGAAAAAGGGTGTGACGGCGGAAGAGTTCGAGTCGACGGTATTCGAAGCCTGGATCTCGATCAGTCGCTACCTGATGCGGCAGATGTTGTGCAAGTCTCAGTGGACAGCAGACGGAAAATGGACGGGACCGAAAAAGAAAGTCAAGAAAACTGTTGATCCGATTGATGGTGAGATTCGTTCAGATGTTTGAACGGTAGCAACAAGGTCTAGTGGAGGCTAAAGACCTGTTGCGAGACTGCCAACTGACCGATGAATGTTGGGATGAAGTTTTGGAAGCGTTGCTCGAAGCCCAATGGGTCGATGAGGCGGTTCCGTTGCTGAACGAGCAAATCAAAATCTGCGAAGCGGCAATGATCGCGGATGAAGCGAACGCGAGCCTGTTGGCGAAAGGGTTTTGCCGAAGTTTGTGTCACGGATGGAAACGGGGTGAATTGTGCTCGTGATTTCTCGAAAGACGAACGAAGCGTTTTTGATTGGCGAAAATATCGTCGTGCGAATCTTGGAGGTAAAAAACGGCAAGTGTCGTATCGGCATTGAGGCACCAAGCGGGCTTTGCCCCATAAGTCCGTCCCGCCGTCGACTTACGGAACAGCGACAGAAGTTATGGAACATCTCTAGATCTTGGGTAATTCGCGGTCGGGACACAAGGAGTTGATTCGCCCGCATGCATCAAACATCGCTTTTGCCAATTCGTAAGATTCGTCGGAAGTCGGCAGCGGGCCGCATTCGCAAGACATGATGAATGATGCTCCAGTCACATCGCATTTATTGCTTTGGTTGAGGAGTCCCGAGCCTGATGAATTCGTCGATGTCGTAATATCTTCGTTCTGTCGACTCGTGGGAGAAATTAATGACGGCATGTTTGTACCCCGCAGTTCTCAGGAAATCGGCCATGTTCACGAGATCTGATGCTGAATGGATTGAATGAGTCTTAAACGCACTGGGATCATCTAAGCCACTGATGAATGCGTTTGCCAATTGGATATCCTTGAAAACTATGAAGGATGGGCCTTTGGGGCCGGGAATCCGATAAATCGCATGCTCGACACCGAATTGCGAAGCGGAAAACGCATGAATCACTGTCCAGACTGGATAGTTTGGGAAAACGATCAGTTCATCGACTTGCATTGCACAAACTCCCAATTGACGGCCGCTCGGGAGTTGTTACGATGACCAGCAACCACGCTTGGACATCGTTCTCCCAAGAACGAAAGAACGCGACGGATTCCAATCCGTCGCGTTTCTCATTGTCGCGTGTCACTCGTGAACTGCAAGAGGATTTGCGTTCGATTATTTCCGAAGTCTCTTCAGAGCGACGTTTGTGCTGTACTCAATATCTGAGTAGCCCGTCGCGATACGCTCTCTCCATTCTTGCTTTTTTGCATCTTGTGCTGGTCCGACTCGTGAAATGAAATCGTAATTCCCGGCAATAAGTGAGAGGTTTTCATGGATCAATTTCATGTGGTCATGAACGAACTTTAGATTTGCATCGTATCGAATGTCCGGCACATCGCTGCACGACGATTTCAATTCGCGGGCCATTTTTTCGCACCACTGCGATTGTTCCATTCTTTTGCAGGAAGCGATCTTGTCGGGAATGGAATTGAGGTAATCGTTCGCGGCCGCGCGGAATGACTTCTCACGCAATTGCGATTCCGATGGTGAACATCCGAGTGCACCGAGTGCAAGAATCGAAACTAAAATCATCTTCATGATGAGCAGTCCAAAATTGAAAAGTCGCATCGGTCTGCCACAAGGCTACCGATGCGACGTGGGAAAGTTCAATCGTCTCTTGTTATCAGCAGGATAGAAGGTTCGCCTCCAGTCCGTGTTCGTACATTTCGTGAATCAGAACCGACAGATTGTGGCAGAGAAGTTTGCATAACACTTCGTTCCGCATGGCCACGTCAGTCTTGCTGCGAACCGCATCGCCGAACTTCCGCTTGACGGCTGAAAAGACGGATTCGACATTGCTTCGACGATGGTACTTTTCCAGAAATCTCTCGCGGTTCAATGAAAAGAAATGGAACGCTTTTTGGAACAACCCACCGCTGCCGCCAGTCGTTCCAGAACGAAATGTGATGTAGGCTTCGGCACCATGACTCGCGACCGATTGGAAGTTGTTTTCGGAGGCATATTGCTTGTCGCCGGAAACCTGCCTCATCGTGAAGTTCTTCGCCGTCTGGGCGAGTAGTTCGGGCATGATTGGGGAATCGTTGGAATTCTTGTCGTAGATCGCGACGGCGGTCACAATGTGCGTTTTGGTCCCGCTGCAAATGTGGGCTTTCGTCCAAGTGTGTTCCGTGCAGAACTTTCCATATTTCACGTCGAACCATCGCGTGAACTTGCTGGACGTGAAGCCCGACGAATCGCAGGCGAACTCATCTTCGATTTCTCTCAGGGGCAACGACGATCGGACAATCAGATCGGTCAGGATTGGCGTCAACGCAGGATTTTCGAGATATCGGCAAATCGAGTTGTAGGCCATCGTTTTCGAGACGAACCCCTTCGCTTTGGCTTCTTCCATGTCAACCATGAATCGTCGGGTCGATACCGTCGAGAAGATCTTGAAGACACAGGCAAATAGTGCGTCGCTGATGGGAACGGGCGGACGACCTTTCATGTTGTGAATCGGTTCCGTCACACCTTGACAGAGATCGCGAAGCAATACCTGAAAATGCCGTTTTTCGTTGGTTTGTGCCTTGTTGTAACTGGGCCAGTCTTGTGGGAACGTCGGCTTTTTCACTGTTTCAGTGATAGTCACGGTTCGCGTCGTGGTGGTTTCCGTTTCGGTCACGGTAGTTTCTCGACGAATGACGATTTCGACCGCGTACAAATGTTTGCACGTTTTGCCGGTCGCTTCGAAATCAGGGCACGAACAGAACGGGGCTTGGGGATCGGGAACGCAGGTGTATTTCCCGCTTCCGCTCTGTGAAGGAACGAGCCACGCTTTCCCCTTCTGAATCAATTTGGCTGTTGCAGCGATCAGGATTCCGCGTTGTTGACGTTGTTCGCACATGGTGAAGCCTCTTTCCCTTTGAGGCGTTCCCGGTAGAATGTTCGCTGGTAGGTCGCATTCAGTGGAAACGCTGTTTGTGATTCCGTCCCTGATTCGATTCGTAGTCGAGTCAGGGATTTTTTATTGGCCATTGCCAACACGAGCAAGCATACTGATGATTCTAAAACATTTCAACTAATGCTTGCTAGGGAATGCATTATTTGTTAAACTTTTTTCGTTGACGATGCATACTCACGAAAACAGGAGCGGTATCATGAAAAAGAAAGAATCCAGCGAACACGCCAAAGCCTTGTCATCACTCGGGGCATCCAAGGGAGGGAAGGCTCGTTCAGCGAATCTCACTGACGAGCAGAAATCAGAGATTGCCTCAAAGGCAGCCAAAGCAAGATGGGGTGACAAACTGCCGACCGCCACACACGGCGATGACGAGCATCCATTGCGAATTGGCGATACCGAAATCGGTTGCTACGTGCTCGACAACGGGGAGCGTGTGATTTCCCAGCGGGCATTGCAGGGAAGCATCGGAATGAACGCTAGTGGTGGTGCGCAGCGACTGATACGTATTTTGGCTACATTTTCAGCTAAGGGTATTGACACAAAGGACTTAAGCTCGCGTATCCGCGATCCAATAAAATTCAAGACTCCAACTGGTCCAATTGCCCACGGATATTCTGCAAATGTGTTGGCGGACATCTGTTCCGTCATAAATACGGCAGCCCGTGCTGGAATTCTTCAAAGCCAACAAAAGCATATTGCAGATCAATGCCAGATACTTTGGGATGGATTTGCTGTCGTCGGATTAATTGCGTTAATCGACGAGGCAACTGGATATCAATACGACCGTGCCAGAACCGCATTGGCCGAAATTCTGACTGCCTTCTTGAAGGGGTCGCTCGGTGAATGGGCCAAGCGATTCGACGACGATTTTTACAAGGAATTGTGTCGACTGAGAAACATTCCGTGGCCACCAGCTAAAAATCTGCCGTCCTATATCGGGCATTTGACGAACGACATCGTCTATGACCGTCTGGCACCGGGTCTTTTGGAAGAACTTCAGTCAAGAAACCCAAAAACTCCACGAGGACATCGGAAGAACAAGCATCATCAATGGTTAACGGATGATATTGGACATCCGAAATTGAAGGAATATCTCGCTGCCGTGAAAGCGCTGATGAGATCCTGCGACGATTGGCCAGATTTCCATAAGCGACTCGACCGAGCGTTCCCGAAATTCGACCTGTCGGCATTGGATATTCCAGACAATGTCATCATGATCGAAGCCGAGAAGAAGGCGGACGAGACTTGAATCGCGTGGCGAAACCGTTTATGGAACAGACTCAAGACTTGTGGAACAAACGGGACTTATGAGGCAAAGCCCACCAAGCGACGTGCCGATCCACCGGCAAGAGGTCGCCATTCGAATACAGGCGGAGAAGGAATCGAAATAAACTTTCGGAATTCTGCGAGAATAGTATTGACGAAACAAAACAACGTCGATACTATCTCTCGTGTGACGTGTGCGAAACGTTGCGGCTCTTAACTCTTGCGAAAGACGAAAACATGTCCAATCTGCGAAATCTACGATGCCTGCACGAAACCGCGTCCGAGATGCTGCAATGCTACGGTCGACGATCAGGCATCACGAATGAATCCTGGTGGCTGGATTACAATGACGACGCGATTCTGAGCTCGAAGTTTGAACGCAAATATCATACGCCAGCGGGTCGCTTGTCGTCAGGCTGGCGAATCTGCATGGTCGATCAGGACGGCGATGATTGCTGGTACGAAATTGACGAAGTTGCCGTCTGTCGCGTGATCTATGCGATTACGGTGGGAGCGGACTTGGATATCATCCGCGAATCGTTGGAAGACTTCCGCGTGAGCGACGACGAGTAATCTGACAACCACACGGGCGGGACAGACACCGCCCCCTTCTGAGGGACGCGACAATGGCCATCAAAACACTCTCCGCAAAAGACGGGAAAGCCCGCTATCGCGTTTGCGTTGAAGGCAAGGGAAATGCGGCTGTCAAAGCGACCTGCGACACGCTGGACGACGTCCGCGAGTATCTGGCAGCCAATGGCACCTGGGCCTACATCGCGGCCGGAATTCAAGCCCTTGAGATCCACAAGGAGCGAGTCGCGATCCATGATCGGGATGTCGAGCACCGACCAGGATCTGGCGAGACAGTCAAGATTTTTGGCGAACTGCCAAACAGCCGCACATACACCCGCCGTACGGTCGGCGAAAATCCACGTATGACCGACTGACCACCAAACAACGGAGCCATCATGAGACGGACAATTGTATCTCGCGCTAAAATTGTTGACCTCTGCAAAAGAGCCGGATTGTCACGATTGATGATCGAGGAAATCGAGTCTGGTGCGGACGCTGATCGATGCCGACAAATCTTCAAAAGCAACCTCAAGGACTGCCGCCCCAGCGTGCTTGTCCTGTCGGACCCGGACGCGGCGTGGGATGTCTATCACCTGCTGTACGGCGACATCACCTTCGCGGAATAATCTGACACCAAACACGGGGCGGGACAGACACTGCCCCTTCTAAGGATCGCGACAATGCTGACACAAGCCACACTGACGACCCAGTACGATTCAGCGGATCACGGTTCGGTCGAAGTCACCGCGACGATTTCCGCGTTCGGAATCGGTATCAACAGCGTGCGTCGGAACAGCGATTGGCGGTCGGTCGAGTTGTCGGCACGAGAACAACGCGACGTGCGAAATCTTGTCGGCTGGTACGCTGAAGACGCGAGTTTGACGAACTGACAACCACGCGGGGCCGGTCAATCGGCTGGCCACTCAAACAACAAATTAAGGAACGACGAATCATGACGACTGAAAAGGCCAAACAGGTACTCGCCGACGAAATCAAACGAGCCGTGGAATTCAACCGCAGGGGCGATGTCGTGATGCGTGGCCAAGTGCTGCGAAACATCGAGGATCTACCGCTGCCGACGCGATATGTTGACGCAGCGATCAAGGCCGCGAACCTGACCTGACCACACACCGCCCGGTGATCGGGCACAACGCCAACTCAACAGGGGAATGATTATGACGACGACACAATTCGACGCACTTCCGAACGGAACCCGCGTCAAGCTGACGACCGATCCTGTTGCCGGTCGTGTCGTTCGCTCACCGGAATGGACCGCGTCGGAAATCCACTGGGATGACGGGACGGGAATGGTTATGCGCACGGATTCTCTGGGCGCTTCCGATTGGCTGCAAGACCTCGAAGCCATCGACACGCCCATGACGGTTTCCTCGATGTGACCGCCCGACCCGCTGCTCTCCCCACTGGCTACGGCTGGTGGGGGAATATGCGGATCGCATTTCAGTTCAATCTCGCAAACTATATTTACGAATGAAGGCAAAACCATGTTTGGATTTGGCAAGAAACGGCGAACGTCCGCAGAAAATACGGAAGCAAATCGCGGTCTTTACGAACGGGATGTCGAGCGGTTGCAGATATTGTTGTCAGTGGCGGAAGCTGATGTCGCTCGTCTGACCGCATGCGTGGCAGATCGAGGCGAGATTATCGTTGAGAAGTCCAAGACGATCGAAGTCTTGTCCGGCATGAAACTGATGATGGCCGATCGGGATGCGGAGATCGTCCAGATGTCAGTCCGCATGGCGAATCTGGAAAAGACGAACGCCGTTCTTCAATCGGAAAACCAACTACTGACCGTAAAAGCCAACGAACTGGAAGTTGAACTGGCAGAAACGGAAACCGCGTATGAATTAGTTAAATCGGAAGTGGCAGCTATGCGAACCGATGTTCTTTCTTCGGAATCTCGTTCAGATCGGATTGAGAACTCATTGCGTAAAACTCATCTCGCTCTGATGTCGGTGATCGACGAAATGGAATGCCCTGAAACTGATGGCGAATTGCCAAAGGTCGAAGAGTACCTGACACGGATCGGCGATGATCTGTATCAAACGACTATGGGCCGAAGGATCGGTGATGGGATGAGTGCGGCGATTCAGAAGGCTGCGGACTTGGGCGAACAAATCGTATTCACGCACAACAGCACGTCGATAGACGTTCATCCGACAGATTGCCTGAGCGATGTTGAACGCCGATTTCAGGAACGGGCCGAGATCAATCGAAAAATCAATGCACCGTTCAACGACATTCCGAAACAGATTCCGATCTACGAAGACGGCGATGAGTGGGACAAAGGGAGGATCGCAGACTGATGACAACTCTTGAAGCGTATCTCATCGGTTCTCTCGCAGTAGTGGCAGCAGGTTGGATTCTGTGGCAGATTGGAGCCTTGAAATGACGACGTTTTGTCAAGTATCGTTGCTACTGTGTGCCGTTCTGTCGTTTGTCACGAAATCGATTCAAGCCGAGTCTGGCGAGCTACAAAAGCCTGCGAAACAGTGCGAATCCATCTGGACAGAGATCGACGAAATCATCAATCGAAAGGACGCATCTTGACCGAAACCAACGAACTCCCAGAAGTAATCGAAGTCGGCGGATATCCCGCAAGCGACTGGAAACCGGAGATTCAGAACTCGAAAGGATCGACGGCAATTGTTGCTGCGAACCCATTCGCGTTGATTCAGCATGCTCTTGATCGAAACGTTGACGCAGATCAGTTGGAGAAGCTCTTATCATTGCAAGAGCGATGGGAAGCAAACGAAGCTCGAAAAGCATTCATGATCGCGTTTTCAGAATGCCAAGCAAAGTTGCCAAAAGTCATTAAGAACAAAAAAAATACACATACAAACTCAATGTACCCTACGCTTGAAAGCGTGAATAGCACCTGCATCCCCGTCATCACGGAATGCGGTCTGTCGCTGTCGTTCAGCGAAATTGACATGCCGATTCCAATTCCGAACGTGGGGCGAATGAGGGCCATCCTGCGACATCGTGGCGGCTACTCGGAGGAACATCACGTCGACTTGCCGATCAGTGAACAGGGCACGGGCGGAAAGCAGGTATTCACGCCTACTCACGCCAAAGGGGCTTGGTCAACATACGCTCAACGCTATCTGACGTGCTCCATATTCTCGATTACCATCGCAGACATGGACACTGACGGCGTGGCGGCATCGCAGACGCTCAATGAGGAACAATGTTCAACGCTTCGCAAAATGGCGGAAGACTGCGAAAAACTGGGGGCATCATTTTCCGAAGCTCGATTCATGTCGTGGGTTAGTGAGGAACAGAAGAACCGCGAAAATGTGAAGGTATATGAGGACATTCAGCAACGGTTCTTTAACAAAGCCATCAAGGCTCTCGACAAAAAATACAAGGACGCTGTCGCGAAGATTGGAGGTCAGTGATGCGTATTTTCATGTGCGAACAGCGGTCGATTGAGTGGCTAGAGATTCGCAAAGGAATACCGACAGCAAGTCAATTTGATCGGATTTTGTCACCCGTCAAGCAAACTCCGTCTACTTCGCAATCTGGGTACATTGATGAGTTGCTGGCCAAACGGTTTGAGCAGAGTTATGAAATCTATCAAGAGGAAGGATTTATTTCGAAGGCGATGCAGGACGGGATTGACGGCGAGCCAGCGGCAAGGGCTTGGTACTCATTTGATCGAGATGTTGACGTTCGCGAGGTTGGATTCTGCCTTTCATCGTGTGGCCGTTTTGGTTGTTCGCCCGATGGACTCGTTGAGCCAAGAGGTCTGATTGAGATCAAGAAACCTCTGCTGAAAACCCATATCAAATGGTTGCGGGAAGGCGTCTTGCCGAATGACTACAAGTGTCAGGTTCACGGAGAACTTTTGGCAACGGAACTGGATTGGGTCGATTTCATTTCATATTCACCATGTGAAGACTTGCCGAATCTGGTCGTGAGAGTTGTGCCGGACAAGTTCACGAAGTTGATGGACGACGAATTGCAGCGGTTTTTGGAACGGTATCAGTACGCAATGGAAAAACTCGGATTGCAGGTCAAGCGACCGATTGACACAGTGTCACCAGTAGCAGAAGTCTGAAAGGAAACGAGATGGCGATTGTCGACAAAACGATTCTGAAGTTCGAGTTGCTTAGCGAGGACGTGCAAATTTTTATCCGTTGCGAATCAGTCATATTCATCAATTGTGACAGTGGCGACGAAATTGAAATGACAATCGCAGAAGCTCGCGAACTGGCGAAAGCATTGGAGGAAAATGCGACAAAAGCCGAGAAGTTTGGAATAATCTCGTGATCCGAAATCAACGATGATCCGTTACGATAGAGTAGTTGCCGTGCTGACGGCGAACTCAGCCATTGGAATGGTTCATCCAGCGAACATAGTCAAAACCCGCTTGATACCGTAAATCGAACCCTTTAGCCGTGAATGGGCATAGCAAAACCCGGACGACGGATCTGTGTGACGAGACATGGTCATAGCGGCAAGTGAATATCTGATTCGCGAATTTAAACAGACTCATGAAAAGACTGTCGCCGATACGATGGTTAATCTGGCGGAAGTCACAAGTGAAGTGATTGCGAATCAATAGTGTTCAAACTGGAAACGGATTTCCAATGTCTCACGTTACTTGCGGAATCGTATCGTTGGTTGCATTCGCGGCTGTTGGCGGATTGCTGAAGTGGCTACTCACGCGGTGAAAGGAATATTGTGGCGAAAAAGAAATCGAGCATCAGCCCAACTCAACGGACTCTCGCTCTGTGCCGAAAGCACGGATGGACGTGTCAGACTGTGGAAAAATGGAACGCACATGCACACATACGGCAAGACCTTTTTGGCTTCGTGGATGTTTTGTGTATGAACGGAACATCATTCATCGCGGTTCAGTCGACAACAGGAGATCATGCGGCTGAACGAATCGCGAAAATCAAACTTGAGCCGAGAGCGTTATTATGGCTCCAGACTGGCGGAAGGATATTTGTTCACGGATGGCGAAAATTGACGAACGCCAGAAGTTGGACATGTCGAGAGATTGAACTGACGGAAGCGATGTTGAAATCGGATGCAGTGATTTTGGGGGACGTGGCATGACCGAAGTTCAGCGCATCGCCATTGAAGTCTACGAACTGATGAAACAGGAGGACGCGGAGGTAAAGCGGCATCTCGAAGCAATGAAATCCCTGCGAATACGACTGGCAACGATTCGAAGCAATTGCTAGCACAAACTGGAGGGATCACAAGGCGATCCAGCTGGCGGCCCAAGTCAGCATTTCTGCGAAATTTGTGGAAAGGATTTGCCGTGACTGAGCGATTAGACAATCCAGAAGAAAACGACTTCGAAGGATTCTGGGAAGATGAGATTGATGAAGTCGACCAGCAGATCGAATGCCCAGACTGCAAAGGTCAAGGCGGATTTGTGGTCACGGAAGATCATCGAACTGATTACGAAGTCTGCCTGCGATGCGGCGGTGAAGGGGTCGTTTTCGAATGATAACGACCGTTCAAAACGTTCGCGGCCAGAATCCCGAAGAATGGTTGGCCAATCCCAAAAACGTCTATTGCGGGCGATGGCAGAGACTCAGGACCGGTCGATACGCTGGTCAGCATTGGCCGGAATCGGGACTTGGAAACCCGTTCAAATTCATGGAACTCGATCGACCTGATGAACGCCGATACAAGCTGTTCAGCTTTCTAAAATGGTTGGCGACCGAACTAGAAACAAACATTGAGCGGCGAAACATCTTCCGAACATTACCGGGGAAGAATCTGGGATGTTGGTGCGTGAACTGGGACGGACTCAAGCAATTGCCGATGTGCCACGCCGCATGGTTGGCGAATGTCGTGAACCTTTTGGCCGATGTTCGCGTTCTCAGCGTGGCAGTGTCAGAAAAAGGAAGTTTCGCCGCATTGAGACGCGGAGATCGTCCGCAACTTCTGAGAAGCCATACTTACGAATGGGTTCTGTTCGATCAGAAGTGGTTAGTGTAAATCGTGTTTTTCAACTCTGCGAAAGGAAAGCAACTGTGACAGCGAAACTGAAGGCAGCTTTCTGAGATGGAATCTGACACTCGTTTCTGTTAAAAGCGAAAAGCCGTTCGTTGGCACGATACGGCTTCTCTAATCACTCGACGCTTTTACGGAGCATCGCCATGACTGTTGAATTTGTAGTCGCACCTCTGTTGACACGCAAGAAGTTCAATGACTTAACTGGGAAAGAATATAGCTATTTGACCGTAGATTCGTTCGCTGGTGCTCTACCGATGTCAAATGGTAAAAAACAATCTCATTGGAATTGCGTTTGTCGTTGCGGAATCAGAATTTCAGCTATTCCTCATGGGCGACTGACGAGCGGAAATTCGGAAAGCTGCGGTTGTTTGTTTCTAGAGAGAGTCACTCATCACAACATGGGGAAAACGGCTGAGTATAAAGCATGGGGAACGATGATTCAGCGATGCACCAACGACAGAAATCCAGCATGGAAGAATTATGGGGGTAGAGGAATTGCCGTTTGCGACGAGTGGCTGAAGTCGTTCATATCGTTTTTCGAATATGTTGGACCAAAGCCTACTCCAAAACACTCACTTGATCGGTTCCCAGATGTCAACGGGAACTATGAACCCGGCAATGTCCGTTGGGCCACGTCGAAGGAGCAAAGTCGGAACCGAAGGGGAACGAGATTGATTTCGTTCAATGGGGAAAGAAAATGTATTACCGATTGGGCTGAAATAGTTGGCATATCGTGTGGTGTTATTTGGGGTCGGTTGGATTCTGGATGGAGCGTAGAAATGGCGTTCACTGCTCCAGTAAAAAAGAAGAAAGAAAAACAATGATTGTTCTTGATAGGGCGTTGTTTACGACCAATTTTTCGGTTGCATGTGCGGCAGTGCCGTCCAAGACATCTAAGGATGTTTTGAAGTCGGTGATGCTGACCACAGACGGCGAACTCTTGACGCGCAGTGCATCAGACGGCGAGGTTCACTTAAAATCCACGTTGCCGCATCAAGGCGAGAAAATCAAGGTCCTGCTCCCCGCCGCCCGCGTATTGGCGATTCTGCGAGAATTGGACGGCGAAACACTGAAGTTGACCGTCAAGCCGAACAAACTGCGAATCCAGTGTGGTTCAGCGGATTTCGACATCGGCATCAGTGACGCAGCCGACTATCCCGAAGTGCCAACATTTGACGCAGATTCGTATTGGGAGATTGAACCGCAAGCGTTTCGCGAAGCCATCAGGCGAACCGTGTTTTGCGTCGATATGGATAGTGCCCGCTACGCATTGGCGGGGATTCAGTTTGAACTTGGCGAAAAGATGACGCTCGCTTCAACGGATTCGCGGAGGTTGTCGGTTCAAACGCTCGCGGCGAAAGCTGTCAATAATCCTCCAGTTCCAAACCTCGCGGCATGTCCTGTAGTGCCAGCGAAAGCCGTGAAGCTGGTCGAGAAGTCGTTAGAGATCGGAACGCCAGTTCAAGTTTCATGCCGATCCAATGACGCGAGTTTTCGAAACGGCAACATCTCGATCACAACGCAACTACTTCAAGGGCGATTCCCAGATTGGCGAAAAGTCATCCCCAAGAAGTTTATCAACAAGATTCTGATTCCCGTGAATCCGTTCGCACAACTATTGCGTCAGGCTGGAGTGATGGAGAGCGAAGAATCGCGAGCAACTGATTTGACGTTTGACAAAGGGACACTCAAGGCACAATCCGCGTCAACCGAAATTGGACAGGCAAAAAGTGAAATCCCGATTCCAAACGATCAAGAACCGATGACAATCAGCTTGGACGGCCGATACGTTCGCGAATATCTGAAATGCCTTGACGCTGGCGAATCGGTGGAAGTCTGTTTGGTCGCACCGGATGACCGAGTGTTATTTCGCGTTGGCGAGTTTTTGCATGTAATCATGCCGCTGTCGAAGGATTGAAACTCCTGTCGAACATTCGCGAACGGGGTCGACTCGGCAACTCAATGGATCGGCTATGCGTTTGATGAGCCGAAACGGTGGAAGGATAAATGTGGTGTGTCAAAAGCGGATCTGCCATTTGACGGACCGTGGGGAATTCGGTTTCCGCTGGTCGAACTCGGCATACTCAGCATTGATTGCTCCGTCATCATCCGCAAGGCTGGCCTGAAGCCAGTCAAGAAATCACGCTGTTGGATGTATCCTAATCAACCGAATAAGGAATGGAAAGAACTCAAGGAAGAGTCGCCAGAAGAATTTGAGAAAGCATGCATCGTCGATGAGGAGATACGAGAAGCGGACTTCGAGCATGCGTTTTTTCTTCATCAAAGTGGCGTGCCATTGAGGGAAGCTGATTTAGATGCTGGCGACAGAAAAGCACCGAATAGACAATGCTCTCTGGGAATCTGTTTTGTGTGACGACTGACATTGCAAACGAGCATGTGCCTCGTTACAACTCCGCCGAAAACGCGAAGTGCGAACGCGACATTTTTAACATTTGCGAACTCAGCCGATCTATTGCAACAGGACTCGCACTCTTGTTTAACTACCGTGTCAATCTCTCTTTTGCGGGATTGGCGTTAATACCTCAGTGGATGGTTTTCGCAAGCGGTTCACGGGGCGGTGGGCTTTAGGTCGGCTGAATTTCTGGAGGGACTGAGAATGGTCACTGAAACGGTCGAACCGCCTCCAATTCCAGGACGTTTCCGAAAAACTCGAACCGTCGAATGGTGGGGATATAAATCGGAAGTGACTCCCGCGATCGTTGATGCATATCTTGGCAATGGCCGGCGACTGTTGAGATTCCAACCTCTGAATACGCGACCAGACTATTATCTGATCCGCATTGATTCCAAGTGGGATTGCGGCGGCGACAAGTTCATTGACGAACATTTGGATGACATCATCGAAGCGATCATCAACCAGTACAGCGAAATGGAACGTGAGCGTGAATATATTGAGGAAAATCTTCGGGAGCAGGGAATTGAGGTCACTGGCGACAACACGGACTTGGATGGGAACGAGGATCGACGTGCATGGCAGCTAAAGCGCAGCGAGCTTCCATTCGAAAATCCGGTAATACAAAATCAGCGAGCATTGTTTGATGTCAGTTGCGAAGGTGAATTGAACACAATCAAGGAAACGAAATAATGGCGACAAAGCAGAAACCGACGAAGGCAGAACTGTCAACGGCAACTGATGCTGGCATGGACGCTCGAAAATCATGGGTCGATGGCGGACCTAAGCCAGAGTGCGATTATGCAGACGGTCCGCTGATGACGGCATGGTCAAACGGCTGGCGAGGTCAAGACGACTTTGAGAAAAAGCAGACTGTTGAACTCGCTGGCGGAATTGTGGTGGAAGTGGTCGACGGAAAAGTTGAGCATGATGTTGTCACTGACGGCGAAACTCAACTTGAATCGCACGGCCACAACGTCACCGATCCAGAAGTCGCCGAACATCGCGAAGAATTGGCCGGACTGATGACGGCATTCGACAATCACGGCGTTCAGATCGTTGAGGAGCAATGGCGAGCGTTGAGCGACAACGAACGATCCGTAGCGGCGAAATGGGCGAATGACATGCGAATCGGTGAAGTCCGTCCGTGTCCTGAATTCTTGCTGAAGTTTGCGACCGAAGAATTGAAAGCGGCATCGGTTCAACATCACGCTGTTCAAGCCGAACAACGGCGAATCTTGGTTTGTTGCCGGTTTCTGAAGCCGTCCGCGATTCTGCCGACAGGCGACGAAGGCGAAGATGCCTTGAAAATGACGTTGGTAATTCCCGATTCGGAACTCAATCGCCCGTCATTGGCGGAAGAGTTTCTGCACGGGAAACGGCTCAACATTGAATTCAGCAGACGCTCAGCCGACCCAGCGAAATGGCAACCGGAACTACCGGGATGCGAAACGATGCCAGAAATCATCGAATGCGTGAGCGATGTCAAAGGCTACTCTCGCAACATGACCGCGTACAAATTCGCGTTCAAGATTTCCACGGACCTGATCGACGACAACTCGGCAAATCGAGAGTATGCCAAACAGGATGGATCGGTTCGATTGACGTTGATTGGCGACATTCCAGCGAAGAAAAAAGAGGAAGAACCGACAGCGGCGATTATCGAGAAGTCACGACCGTTGCCATCAGGTCCAAGTCTGTTCGGAGATGACGAGTCAGAATCAGACGACGATTCAGATGTCCCCTATGTCGAGCAATGCGGACCCGACGGCGAGTTCTTTTCACCAGACGAATATATCGTCGATTCACACGTTCCGCACGCTTCGACAATCATTTCCATCGGCATCAAGGACGGGTCGTATTACGGTTCAATTGACACGGTGTTTTTCGATGACGAGGGCAATGAATTCTCGGAAGATTGGGGAAACCCGCAACTTTCAAATGGAGGATCGGCAAGTCTGTCATTGGCCGTTCAGAAGGAAATCGGAACCGCGATTGACTATCTGATGGAAAAGAACGCATCCGCGAAATGCCTCAAGGACTTACGGGACGAACTGAAACGACTTGAAGACGGCGGCGAACCTCGATTGATGCCGGAGGAATAACCGATGCTGTTCAATATCTGGATCACCGGTGTCGTCTTGACGTTCATATATCTGTCCACAGATCCCGTTTTGCGTGACGCTGGGTCGCTCAACGGAATCATGTCTGTCGTTTGGCCATTCACGTGGATTTGAGCGACGAAGGCAAAGTCGGAAAGGGCTGTGATTGAAAACAACGCGAACCAAGAAATCCAAAGTCGCCTGCGAATGGATGGAATGCACAGTTCTCGACGCGATTGAAAGCCAGCACGAAGGAACCGAAAAAGGCGTCTTTCTGCGTGGCGTCCGGGATGCGACAGGATTCGGGTCGTCTCGCACGGCAGATGGCTTGTATATGGGCTGTTGGCAATCAGTCGGCGTGCAACTTCACGGATTCGAAGTCAAGGTCTCGCGTGGCGATTGGCTCAGGGAAATTCAGGACGTTTCGAAGGCCGGTTGTTTTGAGAAATTCTGTCAGTACTGGTGGATTGCCGTTCCCGATGGCATCGTTGAATTGGCGGAAATGCCAGCACAATGGGGATTGAAAGTCGTCTCAAAAAACGAGAACGGATCGTATTCGGTTCGCGTCAAGAAAGCGGCGACGATCAATCCGAATGCGTCACTTGATTACCGTTTCTTCGCGTCATGTCTGCGTCAGTGCAAGCGGGAAGATCCAATCGCAGCAGAGATCGAGCAGATTCGTCAGTCAGCCTACAAGGCAGGCGAGGAATTCGGCCGATCCCAAAATAGAACTCAGTGGGAATTGGATCGCGAGCGAGGCGAGATAGATAAATTAAGGAAGAAAGTCAAGGAATTCGAGGAGGCGTCAGGAGTTCACATATTTGATGGATGGAACCGACACCAAAAGATCGGAAAAGCCGTTCAGCACGTTCTCGATCACGGAACCTGTCCCCACGACCGTCTTCAAATGATTATTGACCATTGCGACAGAGTGAAACTTGATCTTCAGCAACTGATCGAAGAATCAAAACAAACAGACCCTCCCGCGCCGAGAGAGTCTGTCGATGAGAACAGCGAAGCCAGTTATCCGACGCTCGCTGATTGATTTGGAGTCAGGCAAGTCATCAATTCTGGCCGTTTAGCGGCCATCTTGTGAGATTGGCGAAAGTCTGCGAGTGGACCACGATCAAGATCGACAACGCCAAAACGGTTGCGGAATAGATCGAGAATTCTCGCACCTTCCTCGGGTGAGATAGTTCTCGATGCCTCGGATTCGAGGTCGAATAGGGTTGCGGTTGTCATGTGCGGATTCCTTTCGGACAGAAAACGGGATTGACAGAACAAAAATGTTCTATCTTGACGTATCACACGTTGGGCGGCATGATTGCCCGCGAATGGCGGAATGATCCGCGACATAATTCGAATCAAATTGGAGTCAGTTGATGAAGCTCACAGCGGTAATGATTTTTCTGGTGGCAACGAGTTCACTGGCGGAAGCTGGTTCGCGAAGTCGTACGGTGACGGTAAGTACGTCGCAAACGGCAAGACAAAGCGATGAGCCGCGATTGGGTTCCGTGGTCGAAAAGACGGTTTTGGTTCGTCCGCGACTGGTCGGCCGAGTCTATGTTCCTGTTTCAGCGGTCGCGGTCAGCACAACCGAGACGACTCGAACGACCAGAAAAACGAAGTGCCAGTGCGGTTGCGGTCGCAGTTCCGCGAAATGCCAATGCGGAAAATGAATCGGCGTTTCCGAAACTCTTAAACTGAATCTATAATCCCAATCTGTTGGGATGGTGATGAAAAAACTTGAAATAGCTGATGGCGAAACAATTGGGATTCTGACGGCTATTCGGGATGCTGGATTGAAAAAAGTTGGGAAGGTGTTTCGAACGTCCACGTTGTTTCTGTGTAAATGCGGAAAAGAAACGGTTATCACAAATTCCGATGCCAGATCCGGGAAAATCAAATCGTGTGGATGCCTTCGCGTCGGCCCTCCAAAAAAGCATGGGCATGCAGCGACGTACAATCCTTCCATAGAATATCGGACATGGTCAGCAATGATTGGTAGATGCAGCGAATCTAGCCGCGGAAAAAAAGGCGGAAAGAGATATGTTGATCGGGGGATCATTGTTTGCGAGCGATGGAAGGATTTCGAGAATTTTCTTGCTGATATGGGACCGCGATTGTCAGTCCAGAACAGCATTGACAGGTTCCCCGATCAGGACGGAAATTACGAACCGGGAAACTGCCGTTGGGCCACGAGCATCCAACAGGCAAACAACACATCCGCGAATGTGTGTCTCACATTTTACGGCAAGACAATGACTCTTACCGAATGGTCTAGAATTAGTCTCGTGCATTCGAACACAATACGAATGAGACTCAGAAAAGGGTGGAGCGAAAAACTGGCAGTATGGACGCCAACGATGGTTGGAAGGTTCCAAAAAGGAAACAGAAGCAAGCGGTGGGCTCCATTGTCCACATAAAACACCAGATGGCGGCGACGTCCGATAACAGTCGCAACTATACCAAAGGTTGAGCGGCAACTGCTTGGGTGACGACGTAAGCCGAATACAAGATCAATTCTCGAATCATGTTGACCGACGCATGGATCGGTAGTGAATCGAGACGGCGAATCATCGAAAGTTGCAAATGGCGAGATAGAGAAGCCCGGTCCATCTCGTGAGCCTCATAAGCTCAAGATCGGTGGTTCAAATCCACCTCTCGCCCCTGAATCACAAATCCCTTCTAGTCAGGACGAAACATGCCCGCAAATCTGCCAACTCCCGCTCCTGTCCCAACGTTGTTCGAATCCATTGAAGCTCGTGCATTGGCGGTCGAGACGTGCGTTGAAACACATCTCAAAGCGGTTTCCGTCGCCGGATTGACGAAACTCAATGCCGTCATCGCGAATAGCGGAACTCTGCCGTTCGGATTGGAGCCGTACAAGGTGGAAGTCGAGTCTTTTTTGTCCGACGCTCTGATCCTGGCACAATTGGCCGCTCAATTGGGACTCATCACGGCAACACCAGCGACTCCCGCATAATTCACGCTCAATATCAGCAGGACGCACAAATCAATCGAAGGGACGCGATGAGCAAAACACTATGGGTCGGGGTTGGATGTCTGGTTGTATTTGTCGCGTCTCTTGGCATGTGCCTACATTTGGCGTCGATTCCGCAAGTCATGTCTGCCACGGATGGACCGCCTCCAACAATCACTTGGACATCCCTTTGGGGAATGATCGCATCTGGTGCGTTTGTTCCGATGGTATTGGCGTTCTGGAAGGAACATCAGTCACAGATTGATTCCGCGACAACGGCGATTCAGGGAGTGGTCACAACCGTTACCGGAAATGCGAAGTCGTCAACGGCAATTGAAGCGGTCTCTTCCGCTCTGGCATACGCTGCGAACAAGACCGACGCGAACGCGAAAGCACGGTTTGTAAACGCTCAGTTGGCAGAAATTCGCGACATCATGGGCAATGATTCAGCGATTGCCAATCCGCTCAATGCTCTCGTGATTGCCATCACGAACGCACAATTCCCAGTTGATCCTCTCAAGATTTCGGTTCTCAAGTAAAGGTCCGCACATGCGAAAATGGATGTTCGGACTTGTTTGCGTTCTGGTCATCGGATGCACTGTCAGCGAACGCGGGATTACGTTCAATTGGGGCGGCAAGTCTGGTCCCGTTTCTCCGGTCAATCCCGTTCAGCCGATCACAACACATGAGTTTCGGTGTCTTTTCATCCGAGACAATGCCACAGATTCAAAGGTCACATCAACTCAGCGGGCAATGTTGACGGGCGGAAACACTCGCAAGTTTCTGGAAGAGAACTGCGTCAAGGTTGGCGACGATCCAGGACATCGGTACGTCGACAAAACGACTGAGCTTTCAGGGATATGGAAAGACATGGTCGCGAAATATCCCCCAACGGGTTATCCGTGGGTGATTCTGACAAACGGTGCGGATGGCGAAGGATTTCTGTTGCCAAACGACTTCGAGCCGGAATTCACAGCGAAAATGAACAAATACGCGGGGGTCAAATGAGCGATCTATTTGTCATCAACGATACGAACGCCGATCAGCATGCCAGAGATACATCCCATCTGTGCGGCTGCTTGCCAAGACGTGAAGTGTTTGGAGCATTGCCGTTCGCAAGTCCCGCTCCGATTGATTTAATCGCTTGGGAGGACATGCCGGACATGATTTCGGATCAAGCGAAAAATAAGAATTCACTTGTCGATATCTGGCAAGACTCGAAGATCGGAATTTTGAATCAGGGCCAACTCAATTATTGCTGGAGTTTCAGCGGTGTAATGGCATTGATGCTTCAGAGGGAGGTTGACGGGCTTCCGTTCGTTCATCTGTCGCCAAGCTCGGTCGCTGGGCCTGTGGTCAACTATCAGAACTGCGGATGGTATATTGAAGACTGCTTAAAGCGAATGTGTTCGGACGGGGCGAGTTCAATCGAATTCGTTCCAGAAACGACATGCAATGCGGCCGACTTCAAGCCGGGTTGGAAAGAATCCGCGTCAATGAACAAGGTCACAATGTGGCAGGACGTTGGATCAAATGTTCAGGCACAGAACACGAAGTTATTGAGGAATCAGCCGCTGGCCGTTGCCCATTCGTGGTGGTCTCATGCAATCGTTCACCTGAGATTGACGGACGACAATCCGAAACTGCCCGCGAATAACCCGCTTCGATATGGTCGCGACCCGTTAAATTCATGGGGCGCTGGGTACGGAAAGAATGGACTATTCCATCTGACGGGACAGCATTCAATCGCCGATCAATCGTATGGGATTCTTGAAGTCAAATTTGCGGCGTGAGTCGTAGTCTCTTTCCACGGAAGGAAAATCATGCAATCCCTCTCAAACTGGCTCAATGCAATCCATGTGATTGGGGGTCTCATCGCTTTCGCCGCAGAGGTGTTGGCGGTGACACAGTGACAAATGACAATTCCCGTATTCGACGCTTATGGCTCAACGTCGGCCTATCCGTGGCCATCTGTGGTGATTTGGGTTTCGCGGGAGAAAAAGGTTTCCAAGTCCCGAAGCCGTTCTCCGCTCCCAAGACATTTCAATCACCGAAAGGTTTTGAGATCCCGCGACCGGAGAAGTCCGAACCTGTACCGAAACCGATTCGCGAACCTGAACCCGTCAAACCGCTCAAACTGGAATTGCTCGTTCCGGTCTCATCGGCTCCGCTTTCGTCACCGATAGACGCTTCTGTGATACTTGGCGTCAACGGGAAAGACTCCAAGGGGCATGCGATTCAGGTTTTCGGATCAGGGACCGTGATTCTGTCGCATGACGGCAAATCGACGATCCTGACGTGTGCTCACAATCTGCGAGGGATTTCGCAACCGTCCATCTCGGTCACAAGCCAAACGAAACTCTACTCGGGAACCGTTCAGAGAATCGACGATCCGAATGACTTGGCGTTGATCGAGGTCAATGGCGAACTTCCCTACGTAGAACTGGCGGAATCAATCCCGAAGGTTGGCGACGTTCTGACTAGCATTGGATCGTCAGCGTCAAAGCTGGAAGAGCGATCTCACAAACTGACAGCCATCGACAAATACGACGCTCCGAAGAATTTCGAGACGGACGGCAAACAGGAACCCGGTCGATCTGGCGGCGGATTATTCTTCAACGGGGAACTCTGCGGAGTGATTCAGGGTCGCGTAGGAACGTCTCAACTGCCGATCTATGTCTCAGCCGATCCGATTCGCAATCTGCTCGCCCGTCAAGCGTACGGCGATTCACAGCAGACGGAAATCGAACTTTGGATGGCTCCATTTCGATGTCCACCATGTGACGTGTTGAATGCGTCGGTTGGCCAAGGGAATGAGCGAGTCAAAGTCGTCGGCCGGTACATCGCTCCGAAACACTGGAATCCGAGCGGCACATTTCCGTTTGTTCGAATCAAGGATTCAAAGGACCAATGGCATCTGTACCACGGCTTGCGGAATCTCGCGGATGTCGAAGGACAGATTGCGAAACTGAATCCGCCAGTTGTGTCGGCTCGATATGAAGGCGAAACACCATCGGGAGTGACGCTGAACGGGTCGGCAATCATCCAAACGGGATTCGATCGACTGACGGAATTCTTCGGCGACGGTTCTGAATTCGCGATTGATTGGACGCGGATCGGCGGGAAAGACGCATTGCCCGCGAATGGCAAGTACACGAAAAAAGACATCTTCGGCAGTTCTGGCAGCATTTCGATTGGCGTGAAGTCAACGAAGAAACTCCCGGTGAACGCGATTCGATTCGGGTATCGTTTCGGACCAGGATCGGACGGTCGCGAAAAGCTGTTTCTGAAAACGGAAGATGAAATTGAATGCGAGATTCCTGAAACTGGCATCGTCGGTTCAGGTCCGCAAAAAGTCGGCATCATCCCGATATTCGTGGCTTACGAAGTCATTTCGCTGATCTATGACGTCTACGCGTTGTTTAATCCGACAGTGGACGTGTTTCTCGGCGAGTCCGTATCCGTGAAGTCGAAACTCAGCCAGAACGTGTTGACAGTCACGATGATCGACCCAATGCCGAGACTTCGGCTGAACTGGTCATTCTTTTTCGGATTCGTGAAATACGAATATTCCAGGGACTTCACGGGGCTGATCCTATCGCCGCAGAAGGGAACAATTCAATTCCATCATTCGCATTTTTACAGAGACGTTTCGTTGCCAATCCATTAAGGGGTTAATCATGAATCGAAGATCGTTTGTCGGTTTGTTTGCATCGGCAGTTGCGTTGATTCCATTCGCAGGGTTCGCGAGCACTCCGGAGCGGATGAAGCTCACGGTAATTCACGAGCCACAAAACAAGTGGTATCGGGTCGTCGGATCGTTCGAGGCGAAGAAAAAGTTCCACTTTGCGTGGCAGACGAAGTTGTGGCCGGAATGGCAGCAGCACATTCGGCCACTGGAAGAGAGAACTGCGTTTCTGTGGGACATGATGCAAGGTCACGACGGCCTGTTCTCAACACCGAATCGACAGGTCGTCGAGGCGATCAAACACGCGATCTCAAATTGCGGTTGCGTCGTGACTGTCCTCTAAAAACCAAAAGAAAACCATTCCATGATTTCGCTTCTGATTTGGGCCATCTGTGTTTTGATCTTCATCTACATCGCGAAATCGACTTCATTATGCGAAATGTGGCGATGCCAAGCCTCAATCACGTGAACCGCAGATCAATATGTGGCTTCAGCGTCTCACCGATACCTCCGTCAGACTTCGCGACAAGTTGATTGATCTGGACAAACAATTGTCGACATCAATTTTGAACAACTGTTCGCCAGTCGATGGGGACAATATTAAAAGCATTGACGAAGAGCTTTGCGGATTCGCGACTCAGATCCGAGAGATCGAGCGAATCCTTCTGGGTGCCGAGTATGTCGCGGATTCCATCAAAAGCCGTTGCGAGATTTGATTGATGAATCTGTTCTCGATATTCAAGAGGAAACGAGAATCCTATTCAGGTGAGATTCACCACGTTTGCCATACGGAACTTCAATTCAAGCATTCGCCAGCAGTTCGGATATCCGCCCTAAAAGAGAAGTGGCGGCGAATGTCGGATAGTGAAGTCTGGAGCGAAGTCACAGCGATGTCTGAAGATTTCGCAAGAGGCGGACCGAACGGCGAAGGATACTGGTTTATGCACATCCTGAAGGAATGCAAGATCAAGATCGGACGGACAAAGGTGCTTCGCTGCTACAAATGCGACGAGGAATTGACGGTGGTTCCGTGAAAAAGCCGAAGCCATTTGAGAAAGGATGCAAATTAAGATCAGCGGAACTCGCAAGAATTCGAGCACTGTTTCCGCCGTGGCAGGGAGGTTGGATTCTCATGCGTGACGGCTTTCAATGGTTCGGTCCAGATGGTCCGAGAAATCCGTGGTATCCCGACAACTATCCCGATTCGATGAAAATGGGAATCAATCACGCATCAAATTGAAATGAACGAATGTCGGACCGAACCTATCGACCATACTGGCGGTTCGGCAAGGAAGCCTTCTGCGACAAATGCAACCGGGGATGTTTGGTGTTCAAACGAGAAAAAACGTCAAGCGGAGTGATTGTTCAGCATCGCCGGTGTAAAGGATGCGGAAAGACATGCCTGACGACTTAT